TGAAATATACGGACTTTATAGCCAAGTTCACCATACCAACTGATATCTATATCATCATGAGTTAGCGTTTCATCATTTAATATAACATATATATTTTGTATTTCATCATCAAAGTAATAAGACATACTGTATGCTTGATGTTCAAGCAAATGCAATTCATCACGATAAACGACAGTTAGCAAGTCCATTGTTACTTTGTTATCTCATGTAGCGTTCGTGCTTGCTTTAATAAATCAATAACAGTTGGGTCTTTGCTTTGAAATACTGGTCTCCATTCTTGCCACCAATTAAATAATTCAACCATTTCAAGTGTAAAATTACAATGTAATTGCTGACCACCAAAAGTATCACTGGTTGTTAACGATGCTATCCTGTATTCATTAGTTGTAGCACTTTTAATAGTCATTTCAACGCCTCTTTAATTTCTTTGTCGCTGTATCCACGTTCAACTAACATTGCTTTATATTGCTCATCAGTAATTTTATCAGCAAGAAGTTCTGCTTCATAACTTTTAATATGCGGATATAATTCTAACATCTTTTTTGCACGTTTGTTCTTGGCAGTCTTACCGCTATATGCCATCCACTCATGACGATGCTTGCCCATGTTGGGGCTTACTGTGGTCAGTAAAAGCCATTGTAGTTTAGGATGCTTGTTGATATCAAAGAAACGTTTGTTTACACGCTCGTTCATTGCTTGCAAATAATATTGCTGCAATTCTGGAATACCGTTGACTACACTGCCCCAACGCAACATAAGATATGTAGAGAACTTCTTGCGTTCTTCATCGTTAAGTTCATCGTAGAACTCACGATTACGCAAATCAAGTTGAGCCATCTCATAGCCAATGTCAAGTTTGTTCATCAAATACTTCTTTTTCTGCTTCCAATGCTATTGCAGCTATCTTTCTTATCACAATACCATTATCTTTTGCAATTAATAAATGTGTTAAATCCTTATATGAATTAATATCTTTGCTATTAATTAAAACGATATCAATTCCTTTTTGAATAATTTTTTTGTATATTTTTTCGTCGTACTCTTGTGTAATTGCCTTACCATTTGAAAATATGTTATATTCAAGATCACGTGGTTTCATATACATAAAAAGTTGATGTAATGAATGTCCATCATACACAATATACCACGTTCTGGCATTGGAATCCCATTTTGCACCTAACTTTTTTACCCTATCTTTATGTTCAAATGGCACATCAAGAATTATTTTATAGTTTTCTTTCATATAGCTATAACTTAAAGTTAATTCATGATATACACATTCAATATAAATGTCATATTTTTTAATATAAAAATCACATATAATATTTTGATTAGGATATTTTACTTCATATTCATATGGAAGACCACTTGGTAGCAAAAATTTATTAACAAAATCAGCCTCAAATTTACTGCGATATTTTTTACCGTCATTTGCATACGTAGGAATACCAAAGATAGGTTTTCTTATTTTTGTTTCAAGATTAACCAAGGATTATTCCTCTCCATTCACCTTTTTCAGTTGGCTGAAATATTGCAGAAATACTGTCATCATGCTTGAATTCTTTTATTTCTACACTTGCATAATACAGTGAGCGCAACTGATCTGCCACATCTTTCAACGTTGGATTAGTCTCGGTGGCTTTAAGAATATCCATCCACTCAATATATTCTTCTGTATAATACCGTTTTGGGGGTGGTGCGTTTCCAATGCTCATAATATTATCTTATCATACATTATTGGTTTTGTCAATAGTCACGATATCCATATTTTGTAAGGTCAATATCATATCCAAAACAATTTACAATGTCTGGTAGCCAAGTTTTTTCCAATGCTTCTTCATACAAAACAGAATTGAAATTTGGTTGTATTTTATATAATTCATCATATTTTTTGTTTATAAAAATGTCTTCATAACTTAAATTTTTAAAAACTGTAGAATAATCTTTGTTTACATCATCATAAACGTGAAAATCTAATTTTTCACAATTTTCTAAATCATAAATCAAAGATTGATAGCGATTGTAATCATTTATTTCTAAATTTTTCTCTAAACAATAAAAATCTGCATGGTATTCAATTTTAGATGATAAAAAATTATCTTTTGTTTTAGACATAAGATAACTTCCTAATTTTTTTTTGAAAAAAAGTGGTCTACTCGTATAGGCTTTTACAAATCCTTCAATGGAAGCAGTACGATAGTATTTTTTTTCTATTGATATTTTTATAATTTTGCAATTATATTTTTCTAGTAATTCTTTTTCAATTCCGTATAATCTATGACCTGGTATAATAAAAAATTCTTTTTCAAGTTTTTTTTCTACATTATATCCTTCCCAATTTTTTAAATTTATTTTATGTTTTTTAGATCTAGCATGACCACCATCTGTAATTAATTTTTTAAAATTTAAAAAATTACATAAAAAATCACCCTTGCATCCACCTCTGTAATCTAAAAGATATTTTGTCATACGATATTTTGGATATCAATGGTTTCACTTGCACGGCTAATTTCTTTAACAAAGTATGCACAGATTGGCTTTGGACCATCACTAATTGGAATACAAAGTAGCTGACCATTTTTTAGTTTAGGAAAATACCAACGCACATCTTGATATACATCTTCAATTTCTATTGGTAAAAAGTCAGCACGGAATGAACTTAGCGGATTAAATGTAAATGCTTCAAATCCACGGTCATTTAATTTTGTAAGTGGTAGTGCTTCTAAATCACCTATCTCTGCTTCACCAATAAGTATACGCCAATTATATGGCATCATTATACGATGTTGTCCTATTTTAAGAACCAATGCTGGATCATTAAAACTTTCTAAAAATACCAGTGGTAAGAAATAATAATCTGCTTCTGGTGGGTTACTGTTATCTAAAACGCAAAATCGTAAATCATCAACTTGTTCTGGTAAATTATTCATTTCAAATACGGTATTGTCAACTGTTAATATTCTCACTGTCTTTCCTTAACAAAATTATAATATAGTTCAGCAATGGCAACCTGACCATCAGGATGCGTATGATAACCAGGGTCTACCCCTGTAAGTGGATGGCTATTACAAAAAGCACCCAATGCAAATGTAGTAGGTGCAAAATACTTTTGTAAAAATGGTTGTGGGAAATCTGCCGCCCAACCTTTACCATGAATATATGTATTCCAACCATTAAACAAAAAGGGTATGTTTAAGTAATCTAATTTCCATAAACCACTATATAATACCCAATTATCTACTTGACGTTTCCAATGTGCATCATAAAGAAATGCAGCATAACCTTCCATTGCCATGCGTGTATGCTTGTCTACTTTTGTAATACGATAATTGTGGTCATAGTTTTCTATAACACTAAACATTGTTTCAGCAATCATGCGATAAGGATGTGCGTCACCATAATTAAAATTCTTTAATCCATCTTCCCAAAGATAACCATTACGATTATCATGGTGTGCACTGTGGTTTGGACTACCATCTTCTATCTTGATAAATTTCTCAACTGGAAACTCTAAACGGTCTTCTGTTGTGCTTGCGACGAATACCCAATCTGCTTTTTCTTTTATTGCTTCATCTATTTGTAATCGTATTACATTATTACCAATACCTTGTCGTGCATATGTTATTAATTCTGCACCAAGTTTGTTAGCAAGTATTTCACTCCAATGTGTTCCTTTGTATTCAGGCAAATTACTAACAGCACTGAAACTACAACCACACACTGCTATCTTCATTTGTAAACACTCTTTTCTTGAGTGAATGGATATTTTGCATCTTTATAAAATTGTTTACGTTTTGTAAGATGACGTTTTGCAAAATTACAATCTGCGGTTACATCCCAGATTTGAACAAAGTCTTTGTCTTCTGCTTTACGGATTCCACGTCCGATACTTTGGATGACACGAACAAAACTTTTACCAGGTTCAATAAGCACAAGATTGAAAATGCGAGGGATATTAATACCAACGGCTGCAACGCCGTAAGTAGCCACGATAATCTTGTCACTAACATCCGCAACTTCATCATAGTGTTCCTTTCTGTCCGTGACTTTCATATCGCCATGAACAAATACACTATTAGGTAATCGTGTTACTAATTCATCACCACATTCACGACGATCAACCAACACAAGTGTATTACCAGTTTTGATAATTTCATTTATCATACTTGCAAGATGGTCCAATCTTTCGCTATTAGTAGTAAGATATTTAAGTTCAGCTTGATAGTTTTTGAACTGTGCATGTTCAACTGTTTGCACAATATTAACATGACAAGCACTTAATACACCACGTTCTTGTAATTCAGCCGCACTTAATTGATTAAGCACTTGACCAAATGATACAAGCAGTGCAGCACGTTCAAACTGTTCTTTGGGAACTGTTCCTGTTAGACCCCAACGGATAGGAACATCAGCAAAGTGATCTGTCAATAATGCTTTAAGAACTTCTGCTTTTGCTTGATGCACTTCATCAACGATGATAGCAACAACGTTTAGCATCGCTGTCCACTCATCACCGTCTTTATTTTTCTTTAATAAATTGTTTAGGCTTTGCCATGTGCAGATAGTATGTGTGCGACCAAGTTCTTTGCGGTCACCAAAATATACACCAACATCTAATCCAAGATTTATATAATCTGCTTCTGTTTGTGTAACAAGACTTTTGTTAGGAACAATAATGATTGTGCGACCATACTTTTCAACACTATACGATAGTGCTGCGGTCATGATTGTCTTACCAGCACCAGTGGCTACTTCTTGTATGCCTTGTGGATTTTGTAAAAACTCGTTGACAATTTCAACTTGATAATCACGTAGAACTATTGGCTTACCTTCTTGTGGATGTCCTTTTGGCCAGTTCTTGTTGCTAAATGTATTTTCATTTATAGCATCAAACTCAAGTTGCTCACGTGATGCACGATGATCTTCAATTTCAAAATCCCAATTTCTATCTTGCAACCATTCTATAATTTCTGGTAGAAGATTAATATAAGTTGAACCACCAAGTTGAAAGTAAGCAACCTTTCCATCCCATCTACCAAGTTTAACGCTTGGTAAATGACGAGCATAAGGAACTTCATACTTAAACTTTGCCACAAGTCTGCGACGAGTATCAACGTCAAGACCTTCTAATTTGCAGTTGACTTCATCACGAATGATAATTTTACATAACATTAATGTTAATATAGTATATTAGAAAATATATTTCAATAAAAAAGCAGCGATAAACGCTGCTTTATTTTTTAGATTTTACTTCTACAATTTTTTGGATAGTTACTTTAGCACCACCAAATCCATATTGCAAATCGATCAGGCGTTTTGCACTCGCCTGATCGTTTGCATTTACTGTTAGTGAGAATTGCAGTGTGGGTGTTTGTGGTCTTGTGACAACACCCTTTATATCATACTGCTTCACTTACCACCACTCCTCATTACGGTAATCTCTGCAACACGCTGCCAACGAGAACCAACACTCTTACGAAGGTCTGCCAACTTGAGTGCGGTGCGTAGTGACATTTCACGGAACCGCTTGGCATTATCCTTCATAAACTGCAGGATTTCGTCCTGTTGCTCATCGGTAAAATCATAATCACGGAACAATTCACCGCTGTTTGCAATTTGCCGAATACGAAGATATTTATCGTGTTCAGTGTCAAGCGTCAAGTCAATGTAATGGCAACGTGATTGCAATGCTTCAAGATGATCTTGCAATTTTTTAGAACGGATGTTCTCAAACTTCAAGTTAGTAATGAAGATAACACCACCCTTGAAGTCAAACTTGTTTGGAATACCTTGCTTGTTCAAAAGTGAACTGTCAGCGTTCCAGTGAATTGTGCGGCGTTTACCGCTATCAAGTGCAGCCTTAAGAATGTTAAGTGCCAATTCATCCATCAACACGCTATCGCAATCGTCAAATACAAGAACACTACCACTTTCACTGAACTCATACAGTTTGGCATACAGACCAAGTGCAGTCATTGCACCCTTGACAACTTGATACTTGACACGGCCAGCAACTTCATCAAGAACACTAACTTGGTCAAGACGCTTGTGAACGCCATACGACTTGCCAACGCCAGGCGGTCCAACAACGATCATTGCACGAACGTCACCTTCCTTGACAGCAGTAGTCATGTCTTCAAGGATGCTGAAACGTTCAGCAATACGTTCAATAATCTGCTCGTCAGTTTCTTTGACTTTAGGTTGAACTGCAGTTTCTGTCATCTTTGGTGCTTCCTGATCTGTATATTCAATCATATGTTCGCCATCAAGCTGAATACGGCAACGCTTGCGGTTAAATGGAATTGAGCCATCCACTGAAATATAACCACTACGACCAACCTTGGTAAATGGGGTCAGGAGCGGAAATACGGTGTTTTCAACAGGCATACCGTTAAAAGTGCCAGACTTAACGAGGACTGAATTAGACATCTGTTTTCTCCATCAACAGGTTATATTGTGATAATATCATAAAATTAAGGGTTGTCAAGCACTTTTTTACTGTGCACCCGTCCAACGGATACGGTCAAAAGTGCCGTCAATTACGTTACCACGGGCAAAATTCTTGGCTGGTGCTCTCCAAGATGCGGCTTTAAGGATATCACCCATACGAAACTTGCCAACATTACCCTTGGCAATAAAGCAGTGGACGCTGTTACGTGATACAATCTTGATAAATTTGCTACCTTCTTCAATGCGGAAACTATCATTATATTCTTGGATCATAGCCGCTACATGCGGTAAATTGGCTTGGTGACCGCACCACGACAGATAATCAGCCTTGGCTTTTTCAATCAATTTGGTGATGCCAGTTTCAAAGTCCATTGCAGTTCTCCGTTGCAATCTCTATATTACCAATATAACACAGATTTAGAGGCTGTCAAGCATTATTTTGACAAAAAAGTGCGTCATCCATCTGCTCATAAGCCATTGAAATTTCATCATAATTTGGCTCTGGCTGTGGGTCATTTTGATGGATACGGGTCCATTCTTCCCACAAAAATTGTTGAATTTCAGTGGAATTGGTGTCAATTTCGGTGTCAAAATTTTGACATTTTTCAAAGCGAATCATAGGTAACTCCCTTGTTTACATTTTCATAATATCATACAATTTAAGTATGTCAAGATATTTTTTTATAAATATTAACGTCTGGAGAAATTCATGAAAATTATAAAAAAAAGAATTTTGGTTTTAAGTGATCCTAATACTGATATAGATGGTGATCACCCATCTATGAGATTTGATGAACAAAGATATATAGATGATGGTATAATAGAATCAATTATTGAAACCAAAAGTGATGATAATTTAACATTTACAAAAGAAATACACTTCAATAGTTTTGAAAATTTTGCAAGATATAATGCAGACAGGTTATCATCAGTTGACTATGAATTAGAATTAGCTAAAGCTAAGTATTTGGCTCAACATAATATGTCTTTAACTGAAATTTATATGATTTTAGTTGATTAATTTTCGTAATTACTTCTAGGATAACGTTCACGATAGTGACGTTCACCTGGTTGCAAACTACGAGCCAACTCTACATAATCTGGTCCCTTACTATGCAACCAAGCCTCATGGTCAAAACGCCAATGAGGATTGGTTGGGTGGCGTGTAAACTGTGTGAAGTTATGATTTAATCTATCTTCTGGATGTGCAATAGGTTCTAACTTGGCAATATAATCGCTTTTTGCCCACCAGAAATTGCCAGCAAAATGTGGCCACGGAACTGTATTATAATTTGTTCCTACTACTTCTGCACCTTCACGAAGTGCTTCAACATTATCACGCCATTTTTCAATCGTTGCCCAATTCATAAAATCACGCCAATCACCAACGTTTGGATCACCATAACGTAACAAACCTTTAAGATGAATATAACAAATGTAAAATGGTTCTGTTGCTTCACGTGCTTGTTGTAACATATACATCAGCGTTGGCCATTCATGATAAGCAGCATCTTTGTTGACACTTGCAAGTTTAAGTTTTCCTGCCGTATCATTAATATTTTTTGTTGACAGCCAATTAGTAAAGGTCCAAGGTTGACCATTCATACAAATATGGATTTCATTGGCTGCATCCCATAGTCCTGACTTTTCAATTAAGTCCCACTGTTGGTCCATTACTTGGTTCCAACCGCCTAGTTCATTTACGTGCCAGAAAATCTTGATCGGTGTCATGTTATTACCTTGTTGATGTTGGTGGAGAATATCAGAGTCGAACTGATGAATCCGCCTTGCAAAGGCGGCGGTTTTCCACTAGCCTAATTCCCCACAGGATAATAATATATATTCATATATTATACTTGTCAATAAAAAACCTCTGCGTGGCCCATGTTAGTTACACCAGAGGCAGAGGTTTTTAAAGTAGCCATCATCGGATGATGAGACCAACCCAACGAGTTGAATTGGGGGGTTAAGCTAGTTAAAAGATCAATAAAAAACGTATTCCGTTAGTTGGACACACTCTCACAGGAGTGGTTATAGAATAAATTTATAAACTGATAATATTATTTAACACTTTTTATTACGTCAATCAATAAACTTTTAAATTCTTCTTTTGCAGGTAAGAAAACCTCTTCACGAATTTGATTGCGATGTCTATAATTACTATACTTTTCTTCTTCCCACATATCATCCTGTGCATCAATCATCTTTTCCATAGCAATTAACATTTTTTCTAATAATTCGTCTGTTGTCATTTTATCCTCATAATGATAAGAAACTTTGTGAACGGTCTATCCATTCTAATACTAAATCTTTTTCGTCAAAATTATCAATACCATTTAGTTTAGCATCTAAACAATAGGGAAGTCTATTTGTTTCTTTTAATTCATATAAACTATTATACATACGTGGTTCATCATCTGTTTTATATACAGCAGCACGTAACCAACCATTTTGTTTATCCAATTGAAAATGTGCATCACGACAATCAAAACCAGCACTTGCTAATTGAACAATAAGACTGCTCATAGTGTAAACATGATACATACCGCTTGTCATATTAACATTAATTGTATTGTGTTGAATATGTTCACTTATGGAAAGTGAATATGGAATTTCAACTATTAATAATCCATCTTTTCGTAACAATTTATGCCAATGAAATAGTGTTCCAACTGGGTCCATTGCATGATGTAATACATTGTGACACCATATAAGGTCTTGTGGTGATAGTTCAACTGTTGCAAAATCTTCAAATATCCATTTCATACCTTGTACTGTTTGTAAGTTGTATGGTGGTGCTATTTCCACAGCAGTTACATTAAAATTATACTTGCGTCCTTCTGGACTTGTTAGTGATGCCCACCATACAGCATCATAACCCATACCAGCACCCATTACACAAATATTATCTAATCCCATAAGATAATCTTCTAAAATAGACAAATAATTTAATGTTACAAGACTATGGGCATGGCTTTCTTGAGGTGTCATAAGGTGTCCGTTAAATATTGCTATAGATTATATAGTAGGATATTATTCGGTTATGAAAATTTTAATCACAGGAAGCAACGGGTTTATTGGCAGTTATTTGTGCAAATATTATACCGAATATGGTCATCAAGTTATACAATTACATCGTGGTGTTTGTGATTTAGAAGATGCTGAAAGTGTTAAAAATTTCTTTACTGCAAATCCATGTAACGCAGTAATTCATACTGCATTATGGGGTCGTGAATTAGTTCGCAGTGATAATCCAGAAGTATATGAACGAAACTGGAAAATTTGGCAAAATCTATTAAGTAATCGTGATAAGTTTCAACAATTTATTAATCTTGGAACTGGCTTGGAGTATGATAGTGGACGAGACATCAAATATGCTGATGAAGATGATGCCTTATATGTGGAGCCTACTGCTCCTTATGATCGTGTTAAAAACGATATATCTCGTGCTATTCATAATCTACCATCTTTTTATACACTTCTTTTATTCGGAGTAGCACATTATACAGAAGGTAATCGTTTCTTTAATCGTTTGCTGAATGAACCAACATTTACAATCAATGAAGATCGTGAATATGATTATTTTAATTTAGAAGATTTACCAACCGTAATAGATTTAATTTTAGATAATAAAATGCAACATAAAGCAATAAACTGTGTTTATGAGCAGAAATATAAATTAAGTCAACTTGCAAAATTATTCTGTGATATTAAAATGCTTGATTATAAAAAAGTGCAAGTATTAGACACTAGTAATAAAAATTATACTGGAAGCAATGACAGATTAAAAAGTTATAATCTGCCACTACTTGGTTTAGAATTAGCCATGCTTCGGTTTTAATTTACCGTTTTCATCAAACAAGATTTCAGCAAAACGTTTCTTGCATGATTCACCATTCCATGCTTGTTGCATTTTAGCAACCTGTTCAACACCAATTTCAATTGCTTGCTTAAAACTTGTTTGTGGATATTGTGGAATATACTGTTGAATGTGACGGAAAGCATGGTCACCACTGCATAACATTGGTCTACCAACCATAAGTGCTTGGTCAGTTGCACTACTGATACCAGTTGTATTACGAGCATAGAAAAATACGTTAAGTGTATTCTGTGACAACCATTCTAATAATTCTTGATCACTAAAATAATTTTCAGTAAGTTGTATTTCAATGCCAGGTTTTGCAATAGGTAAACACTGTGTAGCAACTTCCATACGAGCATAACCGCCAACATCACCATAGTAACTACCAGGTGCATAGTTCATACGAATGATTGCACGATCAAATTCTTCATTAACTGCACGAACAAGATTACCCAGATTTCTACCGTGACCAGCTAAACCATAAGTTCCAATAACTGGTATTTCTTTTTCTACATATGGCTGAACTTTTGCTGTGCCAAGTGGACGTGGGAAAGCATAGAAACGCTTGTCATGAAAATCAGCGGTTGGGTCTACCCAAAAATAAGCATCAAAATCATCAATGTTTACACCTTCTAAACCAGCATATGGATTGTTTGGAAATCCTTCAAAATGAAAGCAGAACTTCATACCTGGCAAGTTCTTACAAATCATTTCACTACGCACACCGCTTTGGTCACGCATAGTGGAAATATGATAGTTAAAGAAATATGCATCATATGGTTCTTTCTCTTTACCACGATGAATAACTTTGCCATTATTAAGTGCGGATATATCTAAATCATTTGTTTCAAAATAATCCATAGTATAATTTGCACCGTCTTTAAGAACATTATGCAACATTCTACCAATAGTGCTCATACTACAAGCACCACGATCTTTGTTTATAAGTGCAAATTTATAGGTCATAACCCAATCCTTTTGAATATTTTAGTAAAGTCTTCATGTATCTGTTCTGGTGTAAATCTTTTGTAAACTGGTTCCCATGATTTAGTTCCGTTTGCTATAATTTGTTTCAATGATGAATTTTCAACAATAATAGTTGGTTCTAAATTCCAATAACTCTTAAACTGATGGCTTTTAGTAATTGCAATAGGGCGACGAGCAGCAATGGCATAATCAATACTACCACTCATGCCAGCACCATCAAGATAATCATAGAAGTAACAATTGACTGTATTTTGTGCAAGCCAATTTACAATACCTTGCTCATCTAACCAATCATTGCTTACTTCTACTTTAATACCAGGTTTGGTGATAATAGAATTTACTTGTGCAAGAATTTGTGGACCATATGTATTTTTTGGTTGTGTAAAGAAACCATCTGGCATGTGCAGTCGTATAATAGCTTCATCGAATTCATGTTGAACTTGTGCTGCTATTCTATGAACGCCCTTCCATGGTGCTGGAAATCCTTGCCACCCAATTACAGGAATACCTTGTTCAACATATTCTACTGTTGGTGTTTTTGCAGGTAAATGATTTACAACAAATACACCTTCATTATGTGGAACGCTTTCATCGTATGTCATCATATATTGCCATATAGGATGCGTATATGGATTCCATTGTTCAGCAAATTGTTTGGCTTGATCATAAACAATACAAATACACTTAATATCTGGATATAATCCACGTAGACTCATTTTTTCAATCCACGGATTTACACCTTTATGAAAATTAAAAATAACTAAATTTGGTTTGTAATCTAATATCTTTTTGCTACACTCATCAATACTGTCAGTATAAATTGTCTCAATTTTATAAAGTGGATGTGTATCTAAAATATTTGCTAATAGCGAACCAGTTAAACTAACACCACATCTACCACGATCATTTTCATCAGTAATTGGTGTAGTAACATATAATATCTTTGCGTTATTCATTTGCTTTTTTTACCTGTTCTGCAATCCAGTGATATGTTTTGCTTAAGCCACCGTATAAATCTTGGGTAGGAACCCAACCAAGTTTTTCACGAATTAAATCATTATTGCTATTACGACCACGAACACCCTGTGGTCCTTCAATATGTTTAATTGTTATTGTTTTATCAGCAATACCACTTACGGTTAATACAAGATCGTTGATACTAATAAGATAATCACTACCAATGTTGATTGGACCTTCAAAGTCACTATCCATTAAACGCATAATGCCTTCTACACAATCATCAATATGTAGAAAACTACGAGTTTGTTTACCATCACCCCATACTTCAATCTCGCCGCCTTCTTCTGCCTCTGCAATTTTGCGGCAAATAGCAGCTGGTGCTTTCTCTTTGCCACCTTGCCAAGTGCCGTATTCACCAAATATATTATGAAAACGTGCTATACGATTACGCATACCATGTTGACGATTGTAGGCAAGATAAAGACGTTCACTAAACAATTTTTCCCAACCATATTCGCTATCTGGATGAGCAGGATAAGCAGTATGTTCACGGCAATCTGGATTTTCTGGGTCTAATTGGTTAAATTCGTTGTAAATACAAGCACTACTACTAAAAAATACTTGTTCTACGCCATGACGATGTGCGGCTTCAACAACATTTAGATTAATTTTAGCACTGTTAGTCATAACTTCTGCATCATTAATACCAGCATTGATATAACCAGCACCACCCATGTCAGCAGCAAGCTGAAATACACGGTCAACTTTACGACCAATGATAAAATTAACGACGTTTGGATTGCGACAATCACTGATGTAGAACTCATCACATGCACTTGATGCAAATTCTGGTTGTTTTAAATCAACACCACGAACCCAATATCCATCAGTCTTTAAACGTTTGGCAACATGACTACCAATAAATCCACCTGCACCTACTACAACTGCCGTTTTCATTTTATTCCTCACCGTCAAATATAATTTCTGTTAATCTTTGGATACAACGTTCTTTGCTCCAATCTTCTTGTAATTTTCTCACATAATCAACACCATTCTCAATTGTTTCACGTAAACTCATTTCTGGATATGGTTTTTGGTATTGTAAAACATGACGGAATGTAGGGTTGTTACTTACAGCAATAGGACGACCACTTGCAATTGCTTGGTCAGGTGCAGCCGCAATGCCTAAAATATGACGTTGATAGAAGAAAGCATTTACGGTATTACGACTGCACCAATCTATAAGTTCATCGTTGCTGTAGAAATTATGTGTTATTTGTAATTCAACATTGTCACGTGCTGCGGCACGACATTGTTGAAGAACTTGATTTAATAGTGATTTGTTTTGGTCACTATATGCTGCTTGTGGAAGATTAATACGCACTATAGATTTTTCAAATTCTTCACTTGCTGCCTTGACAATAAGGTCAAATCCTTTATCTACTGTTACATAACCATAACAACCAATGACGGGAACTTCTGGGACATATTTGTAACCTGGTAGAATTTTAGGTAATACACGTGGATAATGATGAAACCGTGGATTTCCAAAATTTTTAGTTGGATCTAATACAATATAACCATTAAAACTATCTGGAACATTGTCTACAACTGGATTAGCATCATCACGTATTTCTTCAACAACCATGCAATAATGTAAACTTGGAATTTTGTAAAACTGTGTACAGTCAATACGTTCCATTTCACGCATTGTATAAGGATGGTAATTCCATATAATTATATCGTATTGTGGTGGTTGTTGACCATCAATAAGTTTGATTATTCCATTATTCAAGGCATTGCGATCAAGAAAGTTTGCTTCTACATAATCCATATGCCATTGGTCAGAGTCTTCATTGATTTCGTAAAAAGTTAAACCTTTTTCATAAATGGAACAATTTGCTTCACGTGTGTTAACGAATAAAAATCTATACATATTTTATTTTTCTATATGGTAACCGCTTGTTTGTTTATTGTTCTTGATATCATCAATTGCACGTTCAATAATACGAACAGCAGGACTTGCAAATGTTGTATTACTAAAGCGGAAATCTGCGGCAATGTCAAGACCATATGGCAACAAATCTTCTGGCTTATGACTAAAGTTTACAAATACTTTATTCTTATCAAGCAAGTTTTGTTTAGTATTGGCATAAGTGAATGGTCCACTATTCTTACCAACTATAAGATTTACTTTTGTTGAAAGAAGAGAAATATCACAAAGATCACATGAAGTTGTAAACAAATCACTTGTGAAAATGACATTTTGACATTTTGTTTCAAATCTTTCAGTAGCAACAATTGTATCATCTTTGTGATTGTCAGCAACATATTCAATAATACTTTTCATATTATCCATGCTGCTTTGCTTACTTGCTACTTCACTGTTACAGAAAAGATAAACATTTCCTACCAATTCTTTTTGCATTTGTGCAGTAGGTTCATGATAATGACTATAATTAATTTCTGGAACATAATCCCAAACATCTTCACTTAATTGCAAATCAATGCCAAAGTTTTGACGAATATTGCCATACATTTCACGGTAAATGCGATGGTGACTAATATAACTTGGGTGAGTGTTTGGCCAAAGACCCATGTAACTACCTACCCAAGTGTTGATTAGTATAGTATCATCATCATTTGCAAATCGTTTCCACTGGTCAACACTTGTTAGCACACTTTCGCAATCTTCACTATCAAGTGTTTCTACAAGATCAATAATTGCACGTGGGTTTTTGCGGTGTGCATAATGAAATGTATAATCTGGTAGTTGGCGTTTAATGTCAGCGACCACTCCTCGTGTAGAGAAGAGGTCGCCATAATGCCAGTGATTATAGAATATAATATTACCCATGTTATTATCCAATAACTTGGAATGTTGGGCAAGGAACTACTAACTTACCGCCCTTGGCGATAAAGTCCTGTTCACGCTTGACGAACTCATCAATAAAGTGCCAAGGAAGAACAAGCAAGTAATCTGGATTTGCTGCTCTCATTTCTTCTTCACTGCAAATTGGAATATTAGTTCCAACTGTTAACAAACCAAACTTATATGGACTACGTTCAGCAATAGCAGTTACAAGGTCAGGGGTGATACCAAACAATTGCAACAGTGTGTTACCCTTTGTTGATGCACCATAACCATAAACCTTCTTACCTTCTGCCTTTGCTTGATGTAAGAAATCAAGAACTTGCTTTTTAAGTGACCAGATATTTTCACCAAATTCTTTCCAAAGGTCTTCATCAGTGATATTCCACCAAGCATTTTCATATTGTATGGTAGCGGCAATACGCATTTCACAAACGTCACGAATCTGGCGTGTAGCAAATGTCTTTTCATCAGCAGTATCTTTTTGGAATGTTACACGGAATGAACCACCGTTAGCGTCATTAAGTGTGCAATCACGAAGAACGAATCCTTCACTTTCAAACAACTTCTTGATGCTGTTCAAATCGTAATAATACACGTGTTCATGGCAAATGTTATCAAATGCCAACTGCTTCAACATAAGTGGTGTATAACTCATTTGTAGAACAAATACACCATCATCTGTGAGAATATCATGTGCATCACGAATAAATGGACGTGGGTTATCAAGGTCATAGAACATTGCAATGCAAGTAATAACCTTTGCCTTTGCATCTGGTCCAAGACCAAGGCGGTTCCAAGCATCCTTTGTAAAGAAGTCTTGAATTACTTTTGCATGTTTGGTGCTTTCTGCCAAGAAACTATCATCAGCAGGATCAATACCAACCTTTGTCATGTAATCAGGAACTTGACGAAGCAATGTGCCATCATTACATGCAATATCAAGCCAGATATCACCACTTTGTGTCTTGGTGCGGCTTGTAATTTCTGCAACAACATCACCAAGAAGTTTAGTCATGGTTGCATTGGTTCCACTGCGATACCAATATTGTCCATACATCTTGTCCAATGGTGCAACACCATCAAGACGGACTGCACCAATAGTTTGGTCAAGATAAAGATCAAGCGACCAAGGTTTTGTTTCACGCATTTCTGCGCCTGGCTTCATAAAATCACTTACGTAGTGATCACCTAATTCTAAAATCTTTTTCATTTTAATCCCTCGTTGATATATGATTTTGTTTCTACAATATCGCTATTGTATAGTTTGTTGATATCTAATTTGTATTGGCAACGGTCTTTGTTACCTTGGTGGACATCAGTGACTAACTTGATAAATTCACTGTCATATGGTTTCAAATCGGAACCATATGTTCTTACAACGTCTTCATGTCGCCAAATCATATGATTTACTGCTTTAAGATTCTTGACAATATCATCAACTGGCTCACTTGGCTGTTCAAGATCATTAATAATCTTCATAAGTTCTGCCAATTCTTTGTTGACATATTCAATCTTAATGCGATTAGTTTCGTTATCTACCTTACCATATTCTTCTAACTTAATGTTAAGAATAGTAATCTTATCCCACAAATCGCCAATGCTAATTGGTGCAAATACTAACTGTCCCATGATTAACCCCTCGAAGCCAATTTGTGATCTGTTTCACACATATCGTTTACAAGGTCTTGTAGGGTAAATTCTGGTTGCCAACCAAGAACTTCACGAACCTTTGTTGCATCACCTTGGATGTTTACAACATCAACTGGACGATAGAACTCTGGGTTAACCTTAATCATAACTTGTCCAGTTGCCTTGTTACGTGCAACTTCGTCAACGCCTTCACCTTCCCATACAAGTTCAATGTTGAAATAATTTGCTGTAAGATTACAAAAATCACGGATGCTGCTTTGAATACCAGTAGCAACTACATAATCATCTGGCTTGTCGTGTTGCAACATCATCCACATACCACGAACATAATCCTTGGCATGACCCCAATCACGAAGACTGTTCATATTACCAAGTTCAAGAACCTTCTGCTTACCTAATACCATGTTAGCAAATGCTTTTGTAATCTTACGAGTTACAAAGAGTTCACCACGGCGTGGACTTTCATGGTTGAATAGAAGACCATTACAACCAAAAATCTTATAACTTTCACGATAGTTTACAGTAATCCAATAAGCATATAGTTTAGCAGCACTATATGGTGAGCCAGGATAGAATGGTGTATCTTCTTTTTGTGGATTATACTTTTGAATACCAAACATTTCACTGGTTGATGCTTGATAGAACTTAACATCATCAATCATCTTGAGACTACGGATACTATCAAGGATACGCAATGGTCCAAGAGCATTTGTATCACCAGTAAGTTCTGGCATTTCAAAACTTACCTTAACATGGCTTTGTGCCGCAAGGTTATAAATTTCTGTTGGACGAACATTGTCAATAAGGTTACGGATGCTATTTGCATCACTTAAGTCACCATTATGAAACTTGACTCGATCCTTTACATCTTGAATATTTGGGTGGTCAAAGTTTGCGCTACGGCGAATAAGACCATGGACTTCGTAGCCCTTGTCAAGTAGCAATTCTGCCAAATAGCTACCATCTTGACCTGCGATGCCCGTAATAAGTGCTCTTTTCATTGATAATTCCTTTGATATTGTATATATTGTTGATAATATACGGACATAAATTTATGCTACCGTAAAATCTTCCATTCCTGCTGTCTTAAGTCGGACCATGTGACCCAACATAAAATTCTTACTTTCCAGTGCTTTCATTACACCTAACCAACGGTTACGTAACAGTGCAACCTCGTTAATAATGGTTTCATAATCAATAACTTCTTCTTCGCCATCTACATATTTTTCAGCATCACGACTTGTTAATGCACGAGCATAATGTTCCAGATATTTTTGGAAATGCTTTCTACGAATTTTACGTAATTGGATATTAAGAAAGTTAAGCACTGCTTCTATTTCTTGTAGTTGATTAAAACGATATGCTGTTATACCAGGTAGTGCACTCATATTTTTTTCTACAATACCATTAATATTAATATCACGTTGTGCTAAATTAAATTCAGCTTCGTAATATGCAATAAAGTCTGGTATTAATCCTATGTTTTGACTTACCTTGGTATACCAATTGCTCATTCATCAAAATCTTCGTCAGATTCCTCTATTTCAATATGTTCTGAAATTGCATTTTCCATAATTCTATCAACAGAAAGTGCATTTAGATCACTATCGCTTATACCTAAATCAACCAATTCATTAATAACGTGGTCTGCTGCCATTTGGCGATCTTTTGCTGGAATATATTCCTTGATAGTTTGCCAAAATTGGACAAGTAAATCACTTGTATCACTCATCAGTAGTTTCCTCTTTATTTTTTGGAGTATGCTTACTATACTCACTCATAATTATATCAAGTTGTTCATTAGTAAAGTTCTTCCTAAACTCCTTGATAATTTCTCCTGTCACAGGACTTGTATAAGCAAGGCGATTGCCATCTTTAACTAAAATTCCTTCATCTTCAAACATTTCAATAAGACCACTATATGGACTCATACCAGTTTCGTATGGAATTTTAACCTGTACAGATTCAAATGGTTTGGCATAACGTGTTTTCATAATTTTACATGCGGCACGAATACCATTAACTTCACTTGTCTTATTGCCATCTTCATCTTCTTTTAGTTTCAATTTACGCATTGCCACAACAATAGATGATGCATAGATAAAACCTTGACCACCACTGATCTTATCATCTGGGTCAAACATATCTTGCGAAGCATATGTATGGTTAGTTGCGACCATACCAATATTATAACTACCAAACATGTTTACACAATTACGAACAAGTGCGGTCAACGCCTTTGGTTTACGACCCATATCACCCTTTAAATCACCTGCTTCAAACTGATTAATATCAGTTGGAGTAAGCAACATACCAAGTGAGTCAAGAACAAATAGAACTTTTGGACGAGATTCTTCTGGCATTGCCTTGTAATGGTCCATAAAATTTGTAATAGTTTTGGCAACATCATCAATCATTGCCATATTAAGTTTAAGAAGATGATCTTCGTCTGTCCTAACACCAAGTGCCTTGAGCCAATCCTCATCGAGTGCATTTTCTGTATCAATAAGAATTACATAAATTCCTTGATCTTGTGCATTTTTAACAACGTTTCCGCTGCAAATATAACTTTTACCTGCACCACTTTCACCAGCAAATACAGTTACTTTACCAAGTGGAATACCTTTATTAAAATCACCACTAATACGATAATTTAATGTGTAATTGCCTGTTGAAACCCAATCAGTTGGATCATTGTAACCAACACTCATGCCTGGAATTGCTTTAGTCAGGTCTTTTCTAAATTTTGAAATGTCAAATGGTTTAGCCATAATTATGCCTTTGTTGAAAAAATAATATAATATGTGGGCAGACTTGTCAATAAATCCGCCCACATTTATTGTAATTATTCTGCTGTTTTACGATTGCGAATCATGCTCAAGATTTCAGCTGCACGAGCATTGCTATCACCTTTTGGTGCAGTGCTTACAGGAGTAGATGCTACTTGAGATTCTTCATCCCAAGGTGCTGTATCTTCCTTAACACTTGCTACCTGTGGACGAGCAGTTGGTGCATTACGAGTTACTGTAGTGGAATCTTCTGCATCAGCAGCATCACCACGCAAGCCAGCAGGCTTGTAATACTGTCCCCAACGTGCTTCATCATAAGTGGCACCATCAACGCTTGCCTCAAACATTTCTTTAATAATCTTGAGTTCTGCGTCACCAGGTTTCTTTGGAAGGAAACTCTTCAAATCATAAAGACCAAATGCATCAATTGCTGCATTTTCTGCTTGAGTCAAAGCACTTTCCTTACGTGCCCACTTGCTGGTAGCATAATCTGCATACTGACCCTTGCTCGTTTTAGTGATACTGAAATCCAAACCACGTTCAAAATCTGTTGGGATTTCTTCAATATCAGGGTCTTTCAATGCAGCAATGATCAACGGATATATGCTGGGGCTAATAACGAACCGACGAATTGGATTTTCGGGTACGCTGTCTTCTGCAAGTGGATTGTCACGGACAAATCCTTGGAAGATATAAGAACGCTTCTTCCAATACTTACGACCCATTTCTTCAAGACTCTTGTCCTTGAACCAAGTACGAACTTCTGTAAGAATTGGGCATGTTTCATTATACATTTCCACACAAGGAACCTGAACAATAACTGGTTTACTGTTCATCTGACCCTTAACTCCGCTAAATGGGAGACGAATCATTGCACGTTCAACCCAGAAAAAATCATTCTTTGTGTCGCCATCAGGCAAGAACCTGACACGTGCCGTTGCATTTTCTGGAATGTCCCAATGTGGATAGATTGCGTTATCACGACCGCCGCCGCTATTACCGCTACTGCGGTTTTCTTGTTGTGCAAGTTTTGCACGGATTTCTGCCAATGAAGCCATAGTTTTTCCCTTTCTGTTTGCCTAAATTGTGCCTTATACACTTGTTACCAAGTGCATAATGTATTTATACACTGTAGCAAGAGTAATAGCAATATATTTTCGGCTCATAATAAGAAAATATATTAAATTTTATTTGGAGTCAATAAATTATTTTACAGCGGCATAAACAATTACTTGTGTGCCATTTATAATTGGACCAGTTAATGTAATTTGATAATTGCCTTCTGGCGTAGGTCCAATGTCAACAGCATGATTAGGAAAGTTTGGAATTACTTCACTTATAACTTTCCAACTCATGCTGCCGCTATCTACATATCGCTGTTGATCTGCCCAATTTTGTAACCAAGCAAGATCATACGTATCAGCCATTATGGACTGTAGCCTTTATTTTTTCTAATGTTAGTATAGCATCATAAAGATGTTCTATGATATTGCCCGCAAATCCGCCAGTGTTTACACCCTGTTGCATAAGATTTTTTGCCTCTGCACGAAGTTCACCAAGGAGATTAATCACATCATCTATGCTTGCATTACTTGTCAATCTTGTTGTTTCTTGTAATCCAGCAAGTCTTTTAATATCTTCTACACTCATTTTATAACAATTCCTGCTACTGCTTGCATCCAACGAAGATCAGCTTTTACGCTTTCTTCTGTCTTTTCTTTCTTGTCCTTTACTGCCTTCTTGAATGGTTCTTTTTTGTCACCATCTTTGTCAACATCAAGGAAATCTGGCTTTGCTTTTGCTTCGTCAACCTTTGCTTCGTCAGTATATTCAACATCATTATGCTTCATATAATCACGTGCTGTGTCAAGATAGTCAAGTGCCTTTGTAATCTTTGCTTGAACCCATTCAGGAAGATTTTCATCATCTTGTAGGATTGCTTCAAGTTCTTTTGCCGCATCTGCCGCACCAGCAAGGTCATTCTTTGCCATACGGCCTTCTTGATCATATTCTGCCTTATCATCATCACTTGGCTCACCATCTTGTGGAATGTTGTCATCTTCTTCTTGTGCGTAGATATAGTTTTCCATCAAAGGCAAACCCGCCAATTTACGCATTTCCATTACTTCTTTACTCATTTTGGTTTCCTTTGTTTCTTTCATATCACGTTCTGGATAATAATGTCCACCAGCATCATATGCACCGTGTGGATTGGTTGAACCGTCAGCATCATACCAGTCTTCTTTATCATCATAGCGTTTGTCATCGGCGTCTGAATCTTCATGTTCTGGTTTGTCTGCTGAACCACCTTCTTTTACTTGATAAGTTTTGCCATCTACTTCAAACTCTTTCTTACCAGCAGCTTTAGCAGCAGCTAATGCACCACTGAACTCATTGCCTTCATTTGGTTCTTCATTTACGTGTTCACTGCTTTCCATAGCTTTTTTAATCCAAGCACGTGCTTCATCTTCTGTTTTAGCATGAAAGACATCACGACTTGGATTACGCTTTAGAACAATTTCGTAACCACCTTTAGCATCTGGTTTAATCATATATGGAACTGGCTTTGAATCAGTCATACTTGCGGCACCAGCACCAAGACCAGCGGCAAGTGCACCAGCTGCTATTGTTTTACCAATGCCTTCATCAGTTTCTTCTTCTTTCATGTACTTGTCTTTAATCTTGCCAAGTTCTTCTTGACTTGCACCTTCACGACCTGCTTTTGCAAGCGCAGCCATACCATCTTTGCCATATTTCTTTTTACCAGTGTAATATTGAAGTCCACTTTCTTCAACTTCATCTTCTTCAATACTTTCTGGATTGTATGCTGGTCCCTTAATGTTAGGCATTAATTCTTTATCAGAACTATGTTGTGCGCCTTTGACAAAACGATCCACTTGATTTGCGATTGCATCTTTTTTATGATCTAAATCCCAGTACATTCTATATAAATTAGCCATTCGTTGAGCATCATGCGGATTCTTTTCTTTAAGCCGTGCATAAATTTGATTAGCATCAGCATCTTCTTTGCCAGTCCACCAATAATCCAAACTTCCATCTTTTTGTTGATCATATTGATAACCAAAATTTTTCTGAACTATATCTAATATTTTTTTATGTATTGCATCACGACTTGTTTGTATATTGGCAATTTTTTCACGAGCAACTTTTGCTGATTTATACAAAAGTTGTGGTGAAAGTTCATCAATTTGTTCTTCACTGACAGCATCTTCACGCATACCAAGTGTTTGCATAACTTGGTTTACCATAGCACTTACATCACTGGTGCCAATTTCTTGTGCACCAACATGATCTTGCGCTACACTATGAATAGCATCTAATACTTTATCAAGACCATGCGCACGAAGCATCTTGTTTGCGGCACCACTGCTCATAAGACGATGACTGATTGCATCAGTGATATCTTCTACACTGGCTTCTTCACCAATACTCATGATTTCTTCTGCAAATGCTTCACTTTCAGTCTTCTTACCCTTAATCTTTTCTGGCTTACGTGTTGTATCTTGACGATATTCACGTTCCAACTTTGGATTTTGCTTAATAAGATTAAGTTCTTTAAGATACTTTTGTGCAAGAAGAATAGCTAATTTCTTGTCACTTGTATATTCTTTGTCATCAGCTTTCTGTCCAAATGCTTCACCTTCACTGCTCATAAGGTCACCCATAAGTGCTGCAAAGTTTGCAACATCATCGCTATCAGGTGCTACAAGACGGTTAGCAATATCACCAAGAATAGCAACCGCCATTGCCTTGCTATCTGTATAGTTACGGCTTGTCATCAACTTGTCAAGACCAGCATCTGCTTTCAAAAGTAATTTAAATTTTGGATTAAGAATCTTGTTCTTAACACTATCACTGACTTCATCAAGTTTGTTAAGTGTATTTTCACGAAGTTTTTTATAAGCACCAGCAGCACTTGCAAGATAATTGTCAAGGTTTTCATTGTAAGTTTGTTGTGTGAACCATGCCTTTACTTCTGTAACATCATCAACTTGTTCACCCAAAAACTCTGCAAGTGATTGTAAACTCTCATCAAATCTACGGCTATTATTGCTCAAACGATTAAGATGACGCTTAAGATTTTCTTTTACAGTTTGTGCGGCACGAATAACATTGCTTGCTTCTGCTGCTTCAAATGTGCGGCTACGTGTAGCACTTGCAAAGCGTCCCAGATTACGCATTTCATTTACTGCACGACTAATAATTTGTCCATTAGAATCATAAGGATTGCCACCACGTGATACGTGATTTGCCATTGCCTTTGCACCACTTACACTTTTAAATGGAAGTAGAAATTTCTCACCACTTTCATTTACAAGGAAGATACGATCAACTTTTAACAAACGATTGTTTGGATTTTCCAACATGCGTTCATTATGAACAACATGAATACGAACATTGTTAAGGCTACCTTCACTCACCTTGCCTTTGCGTTGCCATAATACACGGCTTTCTTCTAATGATTCTTTCATTTTCTTTTTCTCTGGGTTGGTTTTAGCTAAAAATTCATAATCTCTGCGACTTAATACATCTTTGCTTATGTCACGAACGTCAAAATTTAACATATGTGACTTTGCATAACGACGAAGTTCACGTAAGAAACGATACCAATAATCTTTGTCTTCTGGTAACATACGTTCAGTGATAGCATTATCAAAGAACACTTTCATGCTGTTACCATCAATAAGACTGCATGTAACTTCACCATAATCACGTTCGCTTTGCTTATCAACATAACGGAAATTAAAAAAGCGTGAGGCTTCTGGATCAATGGTTGTTACACCATTTTCATCACCAAGTCTGATTTTTGGGAATCTATTTCTTAATTTAAAAAATAGATCGTTACTTGCATTACTTAAATCGGCCATGTAATTATTTATCGCACTATAACATAATAAAAGGCATTGGTGGAATGATATCTGCTGAATCCATGCTCAATCCATCACTGATTCTGGCATCATACATACGTAGATGTAATATCATTCTAACCGCTAATAATGTAGCCATAACAAGGTCATCTGTTTCACCAATCTTTGCTTGATAGCTTACACCATGCGCAACGAATGTTTTTAATTCACTGACCAAAATCTTACTACAAATTTTAATTTTATTTGTTTCTACCCACAACTTAAACTTACTACATGCGGCAATTTTGCTCTTTGGTGTAGTATTAAATCCTTTACGGTATCTACGTCCACCGCCACCAGCAGGTTCACTTAAGAAACTACCTGGTATATTTTCTTCACCAAAGTCAGCAACTGCATTAAGTGCAGCTTCGCCAATAGTATTATTTTCTATACTATAATAGATGTTGCCAGGATCATTTGTAATTTCTTTAATATATTTGCAGATTTCTGCCATAATAGCAACTTGCTTTTGTATAATAGTTAAGTTATGTTGCCATTCAGCTACTTGACGCATGCTTGTTGCATCAAAAACTTGAATAGCGGCAGGATCACCACCTGTACCAAGACTTGGATCAAGTGCTATAATATAAACATGGTCACGTTGTGGCTTTTCATACCAACGAACTTGACCTTGTTTTTCTATCGGTTCTACACCTTTTAAATCTGTCAAAATACTAGGAGCAATAAGAGTTTCGTCATAAATGACAAATTCGCAATTATGTTCACGGCGGAAGCGATCTACACCAACACTTGCCATTTCACGTTCTGCCCAATCTTTACCACGTTCTGGATGACGATCCCAAGTAGCAAGATATGGACTAAATCCGTTACGACCAATAGGTGTTTCATTGCCAAAGCTATCAAATTTCTTATTTGCTTCTTTCCAAATATCAGCAAATTGATCTTCATCACTGTTCGGTGTTGATGTAATAATTGCTTTACCACCAGTTGATAGGGTAGGACTAATAGATGTCCAAAATTCATGAGCAATAGTAGGACGAACGAACGCCAACTCGTCACAGTATAGAAGTGAGATAGACATACCACGACCAGTAGTTTCTGTGGTGGTAGCACTTACAATGCGGCTACCATTGTCAAATCCAAGACTACCTTTGTTATAATCAATAACGCCAGCACGTATATGGTCTGGGCAGTTTTCATAAGCATAACGAATACGCTGCATAATTTCTTGTGCGCCAACATATTTGTTACTTGCAACCAGAATCGTGCTATCTGGAATAAACATTGCATACCAAAGTAAATAACCTGCCGCAATGGTAGTTTTACCCATCTGGCGACCTAACATATTGATACTAAAGCGATTTTCGTGATAGTTTTTAAGTAATTCTTCCTGATAATCAAAAGGAACAAACTTTAATCTACCATGTGTAGGATGCTGAATGTAAAAGAAATTCTTAATAAAATATTCAGGTCCAGTTACGGGATCTGCACACAAACTAAACTCTATAAGTTCTTTCTGTGTTAGTTGCATACGTATATGCGGTTTACGTATAAGGTTATTTTCTGGTTGTTTTGCCATGACAAATATTTATTGACTGATAATCAATGTATGATAATATGCAATTGTCATATTTTACGGGTTAAATAAGTTATATGGATACTCTAATATTAAATGCAAATTATCAACCACTATCTTGGCTTCCGTTAAGTGTAATTCCATGGCAACAAAGTGTGAAATTACACTTTATGGAAAGAATTAAGATTTTGGAATATTATGATGACTGGGAAGTTCATAGTCCAAGTGTGACTATGAAGGTACCTGCTTTGGCTATTACAAAAGATTATCATAGTTTTAACAAAGGTATCCGTTTTAGCCGTCAAAATCTTTATATTCGTGATCTATTCCAATGTCAATATTGTGCTGAAACATTTGATTATCATGAATTAAACATTGACCATGTAGTTCCATTAAGCAAAGGTGGTAAAACTAATTGGGAAAACTGTGTGACGAGTTGTATTCCATGCAATAGTCGGAAGGCTAATCGTATGCGTAAACCAATTCGTGAACCATTTAAACCTGATTATTGGACGTTGAGTGCTAGACGTAAACAATACACGTATGATTTAAAACACCCAAGTTGGCGTGATTATATTAATTAAGCAAAAGCAGTTTTTAATTTTTGTAAGAAACTTTGCTTTCTTGGTTGTGTAACTTGCTTTGGTTCTGGTTTAGGTTCAGGTGTTGGTTCTTGTTTTACAACATCAGGTTTTCCAAGTCCTGCACCTGCTGCCCAAAATGCTTTTGCATCTTTGCTTTGTGCTGGACTTGGTGCTACATCATTACCTAATTCACGAACAAAATTATACATAGCACTGGCAATACCCCGTCTTTGGTGACTAGTTCTTACATTTACAAATGAAACTTCTAAATTTTCACCTTTTGGAATAAATCTTCCAAAACCTACAGCATCTATACTATTTGCTAATTCAGGATCGTCTTTATCAGTAACATATACTATAATACCAGGAGACTTGGCATCATCTTTTGTTTGTGCAAATAAAAAATATTTTCCACCCATAATTGGTTTATGCCATTTTTTATTTGGTTCTAAACTATTAGGGTTTAACTTTTCTGGTAAAAATTCACTTGCTCGCATTTTTTCTTTTACCACTATTTGCGTTTACAGGACTTTTTTGATTTACATCTGGATGTTCATGTGTATTGTCATATCTGTGTGATTTTACTGCAGCATGACCAGTTGCTTTACTTGCACCTTGCATTGCTAACATATCACCATCACTATAAGGTGCAATAATTAATTTATCACCAAGTGCAGTTTGGTCATCATAAGCATCTGGTTGTGGTTCGGGACTACGAGCCATAAGAATACCATAACGATACATTCTGTAAAAATTTTGGCTGGCATCTGGAATTATGAAAGCACCAGGAACTTCACGTGCTTCATAATCTTTGTGGTCAGCTGCAAAGTCTTTTTCATAATCTTCTTGTTCAGTTATAAATTCTTTTGCTCTCATTATATCTATTTACCAAAAGTTCAGTGCATTGTTGTTTAACAAAATCGTCAAAAGGAAAATTCATAAGGTGGTTGAAATTATGTTCTACTATTGGTTTTACTTTTTCTAAAACAAATTCTTGTGGTAAATTTAATAACTGTTCTACGCATTTCCATGCTTTTTCATATCTTTGTTCATTATTCTCAATTAAATCATATGATTCATCTATAATGTCGCAAAATGTTTTAAATCCTACCTCTTGTAATGAACGTAAAAAGTATTGCCCACTGAATATAATAAAAAGTCGCTTTCCCAAAATTGGTTTAGCAGTTTTCTCTGTTGGAAAACTTACACCATTTTTGTAACCAGTTTCTGTTACTATTGTATAAGCAGATTTATTGTATACTCCAAAAGGAATTACATGAGCAATCCATACAGGTTTATCATAATAAGTTATAGGATTACTACTCATTAGCTTTGAATAACTATTTTTATTTTCAATATACTGACTATAATCTACGTCATCATCTCTATACCAGGATTCACTTGTAATATCGTTTAGGTAGCTTGTTATAATTCTATCTTGTAAATTATTCTCGGTAATTTTTTTATAAACAAAATCTCTATGAAATCGCTGTGATCCTAGCAGTGCATCAAATGTAAAAGGTTTAGGGGATAATGGATTTAGTTCATCTAACTTAAATTTTAAATCTTTATAGATTCTAACACATTGTTCTAACCAACTTAAATTAGTAAAAGACTTAAGTTTAAATACTTCATGATTTATTATTCCACCCGTTACAGCAAATATTTTTGGATTTCTTAAAACTTCGGAATATATATTTTTATCACCACAAGTATTAAAATTGTAATCGTGTAATTCTTCATTCCAAATCAGTAATAAATCACAATTATTTGACAAATCAGTGTATTCAATGATTCTTTCTTTTATATTACGATCTATATTACTATAAAAAATACTTTCACGTTTTATTAGTATTCTAAATGATTTTGAATTTACAAATCTATCCCAATCATAACATTGTTCATAATCAAAGGTAAAAATTTTTTGAAAAAAATCTAAACCATAAACAATAACATCCAAAGTCATTTTTTCTTTGGGGGTTTTTCATGAGTTAAAAATGGTCTTGCAAACCATAATTTAAACCAATCTTCTGTACCTGGTTTTATTTTTTCACGTTTTTCACGATTATGCAAGTGAGTTCCATGCTTACTTGTAGCATATCCAAGACTTTTATCATCACCAAATTCTTGATATCTCATTTTCTTTTAGATTTGCCACTATTAAAAGGCACTGGACTTGTTTTATTAATTTGAGGCATTTCGCTGCTATCTTTTGTCGTGAGTTCTTTACTTGTATATCCCATATTTTTACCAGCCTTAATAGCAATCTCTTCATCTGCTGGTGTATAACTTATTGTAACCATATTTGGTCCTGTTGGACCATCTTTAGGCATATCATTATCGGGACAACCTGCCATTGCTACTAACATTCTATACATATCGTATGGATTACCGTTACTTAATTGAGGCCAAACACGTGCACCTGGTATACCAAATATTGCATTTTTAGGTAATTTACTATGACCAAGAGATTCTATTATTTCTTTAAATCTCATTTCTTTCTCCTTGCTCCACTATTATGTGGAACAGGACTTACTTTATTATTAGAGTCAGGTTCACGACCTTTTTCTTTTGTAATCCACTTTGATTTATGTCCAAGACCTTTTATAGCATTATTAAGCATATCCATTTCTTCTGGACAATAAGCAGCAGCAAGTGGCTGATCACGGAAATGTTCATGCTCGTGTGGTGCTTTGTGATGTGGATGTGCGGCAACTACTGTCATAAAACGATAATAATCATAACCTGAATCCATATCAGGATATACTAAACTTGGTGGCATTGTGCTTATATGCTCACCATTGGTTTTTGATTTTGCTTCTATAACAAATTCTGCGGCTCTCATAAAGATATTTATGAGAAAATTACTTCTTTACAGGAAGTATCCAATATTTTGCAGTTTCGCTATCTCTGCTGCAATCTACACCTTCAAGAAACAATTTGCTACGCTTTGAATCTGTTCTCTTAAATGAGCATTCAAATGTTACACGTGCTTCTGTTGCACTTGGATTAATTGCAGTAACTGTAACTTCACTTTCTGGAAGTTGGTCTGTTTCTACAAGACTTGCAACTGCATGACGTAGTTTGTAACCTTGTTCAACCATTGTTTCATTAATTTTATTTGCTTTAGCAATATTACGAACAAAATCTTGTGTAATACCAGCAGCTTCCATTGGTGGTTGATGTAGGAATGATTTTTGAACTTTCTCTCCATCACGTTCAAATGTAAGAACAAACTCTGCCATTTGTTGTGAAACACCTTCACTTAACAAATGATTACGGTCAAGCATGTTCCATGCTGCATTATCAAGGTATAATTTAATACTATTATCAGTATGTTCAACAACACTTGCTTGGACACTACGTAAACTATCAATTTCAATGTTTACAATATCACCAGTTACTGGTGCATTATTTGCTCTTTCTACTGATTTTAAGTAATCACGAAAATTCATAATAATTCCTTAATCAAAATCTACTGCAACGTGTGTTGGATTATCACCACCTGCAACCTTTGGATAAGTTCCTTTAGGTCTTGCTAAATCTGTTCCACTTGGAACTGCTGCACGTGTTGGCTTTACAATTTCATGTGGACTATTTGTATAAGGACGATTTGTAGAATCATCCATAGTAATACTTGTTTCATCACCCATTGGTGGTTCAGCACTAACTGTTGCAACGGGAGCGGCAATAGGTGCGGCAATTGTAGCTATTGCTGGTGTATTATCAGCAACCATAGACATGCTTGTTTCTGCATTAATCATACCAGCAAGTTTAAGAATTTGACCAAGAACAGCATCTTCGCCACTTAAGTCAATCTTAACAGCTTCGGAAACTGGAATACCGTTTAGCTTTGAAACACTACTTATAGCACGACTTACTTCTTCTGGACTACGATTACTGATTTCACCCAACTTTGCTAAAACATCAAACATTTGTGCGCTATTTGCTGCACGTGATGCGGCAAGACCTTCTCTTACTGCACCAGTGTGTGGTGTTAGTTTATTTGCATTATCAATAGCACGACCAATATCTTCGGGGCTACGGTGTGAGATTTGTTCAAGTCTCTTTAATACGTCAATCATTTCCATAATTATGCTCTCCCCGTTCTTGGGCGTTCTGGTAATTTATTTTTTGTTGTTCCAACTGGACTCTTGTCACCCATTGGAAGGTCATTTGTTGTTTTGCCTACTTCTGGCTTTACTGCGAACTGATGTTCAATAGTCTTAACTTTTAGTGCATTTGCAAGGTCAGCAAGCAATTGTGGTGCTTTTTGTGTAGGAAGTGGTGTATCAAGAATTGCACGACCTTCTGCTTCTGGAGCAATAGGTGCGGCAAGAACTTCTTGATTTGGTGTTACAACCATAATACGGCTTAATGAAATACCAGTTGCCTCATGAATTGCTGCTTGCATTTCTAATGGACTTATTGGATAATTTACAACCATATCAATGATATAAAGATCGGTTGCCTTTAAGTGACTAAATCCTGTGTGATCTTCACTAACTGGTAAACGCTTTGGTTCACTGATTGCTTCAAGATTCCAACGAGCGAGAACCTTTTGAAGTTTGTCTAATTCTTCTTTTGTAGGTTCTTGCGCTATTTTAGCACGGAAACCATATTTCTTTTCATGGTCTAACAAATACTGAATATAGGGTTTCATTTCCTAATACCTTTTAGATATTTATTGTTTTCAGATAGTTTTTATTATTAGTTTTTTCTAAATGTACGAAGCAACTCATTTCTGTCAAAAACTTGTGCTTCTATTGTTTCTGGTTCATCACCAGTATTTTTACCCATATCAAACTTTAGCTTCTGTGCTTTAAGAGCAAGTTCAGTTTGTTTTAACTTCTTTTGGACTTTACCAAGTTTAGCAGTCACTGCAGTTGCTAACATTTTAGCACTTGCTTCAAATATGGGTGCACTGAATCGTGCTTCTACATTCATACCAAGACTTTGTAAATTTTCAAAACTTTCAACTGCTTTATCTACCAATTCATCCAATTCTTTATCCATAGCATCTTCTGGTTGCTCTGGAATAGCACTTTCAAGTTGATGCGCATTTTCAATTGCTTCTGCAACTTCTTTACTTGGTGCTGGCGGTAAATCAAATAATTCTTCAAGTTTTTGAGTCATATACTAATTTATCTCTTTTTCTTTTTAGTATTTGAGAACATATCATGTTCAGTTATGACTCTAAAACTTATACCATTACGTTTACAAAATTCTCTAGCTGCTTCCCACTTGGCTTGATTTACTGCGGCTTGAATTTGATTTTTAGTAGAGCGACCAGCGGCTTCTAATGTAGTTTCTTTGTGTGGTTTAATTTCTACCAATTCACCTTTGCGATTACCATTAGCATCTTCATAAATTATAAAAAAATCTGGAACATAACTCTTAACTTTTTTGGCTACTGGATTTTCATATTTTATACTGATACTTTCACTTGCCCATTGTTTTACACTTGGATGAGTATCTAAAAAATTCATAAATCGTAGTTCCCAACTACTGCGATATTTTATACTACCACGACCAATATATTTTTCTGGATTTGTTGGATTAAAAAGACCTTGACTAAACTTCATGGTATAATATTTCTTGCTACGCTTGGTGCTATTGTTGTATTTTTATTAAAACCAAGTTTACTTGTTGCGCCTTTTGCATTGTTAAAAAAGCTAATTAGTAGATTTTTAGTATTATTACTCGTAGGATTTGTTTGAAATTGTTTAATAATATCAAGTGGTTCTAACTTATTATTATAACTTAGTGTAATAACGCTTTGCGCCAGTGAACTTGCGGCATCAACACTTTGGGTTAATTCATAAAAATATCCGAATACTTGACACCATAGTGCTTCACTTATTTGAATAGGTTGGCTAAAATAGCCATTAAAAAATATTTGGGTATCAGTTTGCTGATTATTAGGTATATTTGCCATAAAATTATTTATTGGTTTGAACTTGAAGTTATTTTGTTATTTTGAATATAGTTTTTTGCAAGTGGAACTAAATTAAATCCAGGTGGCACATTTAATTTATTAATATGACTGCTTGCTAAAGTAATATCACTGTCAGTATAACCTTGATTTTTTAATGTTTGAATCCAGTCGTCACTATTATACACAGCGTTTGGTGGACTTGTAGGGTCTGCAAAACTAATACTGCTTTGAACATAATTAGGCTGACCATAATCTACAGCACCAATACTTGCAACGCTATTTGGATCATCAATATATTGTTGTGCTATTACTGCTTTTGCAGTTTCTGTGTTGCTAAAACCACCATAGCTTGCCAATGTTGCCGTAGGAACAGTCGCAATAAAATTAGATGCATCATTTACTTGTTGAGCACTATAACCTTGGTTCCATAAAGTAGTTTGCCAACTATCCGTTTGAAATGGATTTGTTGGAACAAAACTACGTGATGTATCTATACTTTGTGTATTTGTATCTAAATCACTTGGTCTAGGTGGTGGCAATGGTACTGCTGACGCAATAGGTCGTATATTTGTATCTGCTAGTGGAAATTCTGTACTGGCATTAGTTTGATTTAAATCATTATTTTGAATAATAGCATTAATTTCTTCTGGACTGAAACCTTGATTTGCAGTCGGATTGTAATATGCACCTTGGTCAACAAAACCGAAAGAACCTTGTTCTTGTTGATAATACTGTCCACGATTTACAAACTGGCTACCTTGTTGGTTAAGTTGTCCAGTAACTGGATTAATAAAATTATTTCTACCTAAAGCGCCACTTAACGGACTTAATCTATCATCATAATAAGCAGTCTCATTAAATCCTGGCATATCTTTAACATAACCACCTTCATAAGTCACACCATTGTAACGAACTTGCATGGTTGCTTCCATGAGATTAGTGCTATCAGAATAATCATGTGTATCATGTTGGAAACTTGTAATAACAGGACTCATAAGAGTTATCTTATTTGCCTGACCACTTTGCATACTATATATTTCAATTGCACTAAAAAATGGTGTCAAACTACCATTATCTAAACCCCAAGCACTGTGAAGTCGTTGTTGATAACGATCATCATAATTATAATCATTCAGACTATAAAGTCCATCAGCATAATAATAATTGTAATAATCTTGCCATAATTCACGTAAACCATTTTGATTATCATCATGAAATTTTATAGTTACTGGTTCGTATTTTATACGATCTTGAATATAGGTATGTTTATTATATTGGTTTAAGTCCTTAACATCCATAGTAAATTTTGGTAAGTCAATGCTTTTTACAAGATAACCAATTTCACGTGTTGAAACATAACGTGGTACGCCTTGACCTAAAATAAAATTTACATAAAAAAGAAATTTATATTTTGGACTACGACTAAAATTACTAGTTCTAAAAATTTGAGCGGCGTGTGCATAATCATGAACATCACCGCCGCCCAATAAACTATTCAAAAAACCCCATAAACTAGCCATTGGCTAAATCCTTAGCCAGAAATACTGGCCCCACTGGTTCTTGTTACTGGTTTACCAACTCCATTACTTGTTGGAATTTGTAATGCATTATCATAACGAATGGTCAATGTAATAGTTGCTGGATCATTGCTATTATAATCAAAGTTGTTGTAATTTACTTCTGCCAAGAAGCAACCATACAATTGCCAAGTTTCAAGTGTAGTTGGACCGTTTTGACCATTGCCACCATCAAGTGCTTCAAATTGTGTAGTAAACTTATAATCAATACCACTAACTGCACTTGCTTGTTCAGCAAAGTCAAATTGCTTTTGGATTTGCTCACCAACAAGAACACGCACGCTGCCATTGGCATCATCACGAAGGTTAACAGTAACCTGTTGCCACTCTGGACGACCCTGTAGGTACATTCTGCTGTTATAGACTGGAATTTCAATTTGGTTAAAGTTTACGTTTGGACGTGTAAAATCCATAACCTGTTTTGTAAGTTCTGTAGTTGGGTTTGTGACGCCAAAATTCAAGAATGTAACTCTAAAGCGGTATTTTAGCAAAGGCATTAATAAGCCTTGATTGCCCGCACTCTGGTCACTATTACTAGCAACAGGAACCGTCATGTTGAGTAATGATGCAACTGCCATCTGTATCTCCTATTAAAAGTATTTATAACAATTAGAATACTTTTTAAGGGGGGTATAAAACAAAAAAGCCGCCTATAAAGGCGGCTTCTTCTATTTTTTATTTTAGTGTATAATATTATACACCCAAAGTTAAACTTGGAGTAATATTACTTAATCCACCTTGGTTTGCATTTGTGCCAGCAATTGCACCAGTGTTCAAGATACGAACAGGGATATAAATGAACTCTACAGCCTTTGTTGGTTCAATTGCGATATCAATATGCAATTCATTTTGATCAATAGTAGATGGTGTATTGTTTGTAGTATCACAAACTACAAGATAATCATACACACCACGTTGAGTTTTAACATCGTTTAGCAATGCTGATACAGCGTTTGTAGCAGTATTACGTGTTACAGTGTCGTTTGGCTCAAATACCAATGGTTTAGCAATACGTTCAAGGTTGTAACGTAGATAGTTGATTAGACGTGCAACGTTGATACGGTCAAGAGCAGTAGCAGTTGCCTGACGAGTATGGTTACCATAGTTAAGAATACCTTCTGTTGGGAACACTGCAACTGGATTTACGTTATTGCTATATAGTAAATCACGTAGACCTTGGTTAGTTCCAATACTATAGAACTTACCAGTTACACGGTCAACATAACCAATCTTGATTACATTGTCAATTTTACCACGCAATGAACCTGCTGGTGCAAACCATGGAGCACTTGCTTGATCGCTCTTAATAATCATACGTAGGATTGCATGTGTAATAGGAACAACAATCTGACCATTGCCATCAAGTGCATTTGTATAACCTGCACCTGGATAGAACACAGCAGTATAACTATCACTCGTAGCAAGACCATCTTCACCAGTGCTTGCAACACCACTTGTGTTAGTAACATAGTTGCTTACACTTGTAGTATCAGCAGTAAGACCCATTGGTGTGTCAGCAATGATAAATCCAGTGTTACGACGATCATTATTAAGTGAAATTAGATTTGTCGTCAATTCTGGATATCCTGGACATACAAGAAGATTAAAGTTAGTTTGATCTTCACGTATTGTTGTATTATTATCAACTGCTGTCTTAAGTGCATTTACAACAACATTGCGAACTGCCTTACGACCCATGTAAGGAACACCAGCAGTATTGCTACCACTTACACTTTGCCAAGTAGCAGCAACAGCAGGAATAGTTCCTAATGGATAGTTTGCACTTGTAAACTTGTTAGCCTTGTATTGTTTTACATTATAAGTGCTACGACGAGTATTGAATAGCAACATACCACGTGGATATAGTTGTGGATTTGGTGCATCTAAATCAAGATAATTGCTTGTCAATAGACTTACAATTGTTGGCTTTGCATCAAGAGCAGGATCTACTGTGCCGGAAGTATCCCAACGTGCATCAGCAAACAAGATACCATTTTCAGTTGTATTATCAGTGTTATCAATTTGAACCCACTGTGCGGTGCCGCTTACACTCTGCCAACGATAAATCTTTGGATAGTTTTCAAGATCACTTGTATCTACCCATAGGTCACCATAAACAAGACTTGAATTGTCAGTTTGTTTTGTAGGTTGACTTGCACTAATAATTGGACCAAGTGGATCTGTATTTGCAAGATTATATCCACGTGCATCACTACTTACGTTTTGATAACCTCTCCAATCAGTGCCATTACTAATCATAATGTCAACTTCAAGTGGAGTTGAAGCATACCAATAAGTGCCGTCATCAGGTGCTACAACTGGTTGTGTAGCTTGTTGGTAAAGATTACTTGCAGGATACCAATTACTACCAATAAGATAACCATCACTTTCATCATCAAATACGTTATCAAGACTTGTTGTAATACCAGCAGCAGTAATTGGAGTTCCACTTACGTTGTGAAATTCAATATCACCACCATTTGTATGACTAATTGAAATGTAATTAGTTGCACTTAATGATGCAGTAAGATATGGAACATTAGCCGCAAGCACATCACTTACAAAACTTGCCGCACTTGTGCTACTCAATGTAATTGTATATGCGCTACTCCAGCTGCTACTACCAGGACTTGTTGTTCTTATAGTAAAGCTATTACCAGCACTAAATGTTGGATTTGCAACACTACCAGTAACAACAGTAGCAGTTCCACCACCATTCCATTGTAATAGTTTATATGTGCCTGTGTTTGTACCAAGAACATCATATTCAACAAATAGCGTATCTGCTGCAATACCTAAACCACCAAGTGTTGGATCAAGATTATAAAGTGCAGTTTTACGATCTGCATAAACTGGTGCAGGTATAGTGTCAAACGCCATAGTAGCACTGTTATAACGATAAATCTTAAAGTTTGCACCACCGTTTACAGCGGTAGTTTTCATCCAAATACTACCTGTTGGATGTGGTTGCGCATCAGTTGATTTCCATGCAGGAACACTGTAGTGTGCACCATAACTAAGTGCAGGACTCCAGTATGTACCTGGTGTTAAGCCAAGAGCATTAAGTGGGTTACCACTGCTATTACTAATAGTAATTTTACCGTCAGCTGCAGCATTAGCACCACCACTCTTTGCACTTGCGTTTGCAAACAAATTAAAGTAACCATTAACAACTTGTGCATTAATACCAGACAAACCAGCACTATTAATAGTTGCGGCAAGATTTGACGCACTTGTGTTTGCTATTGTAAATGTATTACCATTTATTACAAGTGCTGTTGCAAGAGTTAACGCACTTGCCTGTGCATTACCAATAAGTGTTGGTGTCTTGATTGCCCATGCATTACTACCAATTAGGTTCCAAGAATTATCATAAGCCTTGCGATATATTGGATTCTTAACATCAGTTGCATTGATTGCATAACTTCCAACTGTGCCAATATTACTATAAGGAACACCACCAGTTAACTGTGTTGAATCTGTAATTACAGTTGGGCTTGTTTGTGTGAATGTTTCACTTGTATAATCCCATTCAAATACGCCATAACTTGTAGTTGCGGTATCCATCCATTGTGTTCCACCATCTGGATTTGCATATGGACGTGAACTACTGCCAGTTAACTGTGCAAGGTCAACATTTGCACGAAGAACATAAACTTGATTAGTAACACCAAGTGTGCTGTGTGCAGCCATAAGACCGTATTCTGCGGTCTCGCTACCAAATAAACGATTTCCACTTGCATCTGTTGGGAAAATCGGTAGTCCGTAGTTTGTAAGAAGGTCTTTTTGACTTGTAAGAAGTTGTAATGTATTAACTGTTGATTCAGTTGTATAACTTGCAATACCGCCAGCAGTGCTTGTTTTGTCTGTAGCAGTAGCAAGAAGAACGAAAGGTACTGTGCCAGGACCAGTAGGAGCGTAATTGCTTTGATCAATTACTGTTACTGATACGCCAGGAGATGTTAAAGTTGCCATTTGGTCTATCCTTATAGGTGTTGTTAATATTTAGCGGATAGACCTAAAAGAACCTCCATTTCAGGAGTTATATACGGACATTATAGCAAACTCTTGACTTTTTCTTCCAATTCAGCAATTGTGCCGTCATTATTAATAAGTTGGTCAAGATTTTCTTTGACCCATGACCATTCACTTGGATGAATATCATTTGGTTGTTCGCCATATTGTACAAGTTTAATCATCCAATCAGGGTCTTCACCACGACGAACACCCCATACTTCACCGCCAAGTTTGCGGATCATATTTATTTCATTTGGGAAACGAGTATCTGGAATAACAACATTATTATATTGTGCATTACTATTTTTAGCACCTGAAAGTTTTTTTTCAAGACTTGCAATCCAAATGTCTGTATGAAAACCTTGGCGGCAAACTTCTGTTCCCCAATATTGTAATGCCCAACGTGGTGTAATATTTTCTATACCAAGTCGTGCTGACCACCATTCATCTACGGTTTCACGCCAATCACGGCTTTCTTTTGTGTCACCTTCAAGTAAATGCCGAGGCCATCCAAATACAGTTGCTACAACGTCTTTAAGACTGTCAGCAAAACTTACTTTTTCAAAATTGTGATTGCCTACAAGAATATCCGCAACGGTTCCTTTGCCACCACCGATAAGACCGCATACCCCAATTATCTTCATGTTAATAATTTAACAAAAAATAATATTATTGTCAAATATTATCCGATAACAAACCACATTGGTGTTTCACCAGTCATACTATTGGTGATTTCAAGTTCAAGTGCATCTAATTTGGTTTGACCACGTGTGAGAAGGTCGGTTCCATTTAAACTACTGCCACCCTGTGGACCAGGCAGTGTGCTAAACTTACTACGTGCTTCACCCAAAATCATCATACATTTTGCTAAAGTATATTCACGAAGCCATGGTTTGCTATAGATATCAGTTAATAATGTAATATCTGGTTTATAATTTTCTGTCCAAAGCAAAATGGTTTCTTTGTCACTACGTGGACGGCGCATGATTGTAAGTTCTTTTGTAACCGTATTAAACTTATAATTTAAAAAACCACCAAACATCTTTGCTGCTTCTTTTAAGAAAGCACTATAAAGATAGTATGTTGCCAAACCACCAACACGACCACTTTGTATCATATAAAAGTTTACGAAACCTGCTTCAAATGGTTCATATTGGCTACTTGTGCCACTGTTTGCACCAATATTACGCTTAAAACAATTACGAACACTTATAACTTCATTTGGTAATGTATAAGTGTTTGTATCTTGTATGAGTTCTAAAAATGAATAACTTTCTTCAACACTGTTAGCACTGCGTTGGCGATAGCGAATAATAGCCTGAGTTAACGCAGTTTCATAATGAATTGGATCAAGTTCAATGTCAATGATACCATCACCAAGGGTATAACGGACATAATCAAATACTTCTGTTTTTAATTCTTGCAGTGTTGCCATGCAAATATTTAGCGTGTTTCTATTTCATCACCCCAACGCAACAAAAAATAAACCTGATCTTCTGGTTCTAAATCAGCATGAACTTCTACTGCTGTTCCCCACTGATATAAAGTGTCATAGGTAGTTCGCCATTCTGGTATTCTTATAGCATGTTCCATTACCCAACGACCACTTTCACTGCGTTGCCAATCCATAAGTGGACCAGCGGCATATATTTGGGCATCTTCTACATCACCCATACTAAAACGATGAACAAGCATCAGGTATTTAAGATTTGTTCATCCTGAAATACACGTAAACATTTTTCTAAAGTAAAACGTTTTACAAAATGATTATTTGCATCATATTCTACAAGTTGTGTAGCAATTTTATTGGCTAACCAATTAAAATGATGAACTGGACCATTATCTAAACGATAACGCCAATCTACCTCACCAAATGCTCCAAGAATATAAGCATGCCTAAATTCATTAAAAGCGGCTGTCATAGTGCTATTGTTTATGAAAGCCAGTTCTTTGTAATTGGCAATAAACATCATGGCTTGTGCTTGTGTCATACCTAAACCCATCCAAAAACAAATATGTGTCTTGCTTGGGACATGATAAAAAGGTTGTGGAACATCACTTAAAACAGAAAATGCAGCTTCATTACGCATAATCGTCCTGTCCCACTGCACGAACCCAACTTACATTATCTGCCGCAAACAATTGATCATATGCCTCATCAACAGCACGGAAACCATAAGCATGATATTTTATGAACCGTCTTGCACTACTAACACCAATATTCTTGGTAAATCTAAACTGACGCCGTTCAATATCTTCTAAAGTGTGTTCACCTACCCAAATCTTGTCACCATCAGTTGCAATTTGGCAAATGCTGATATCAAAGTCCTCAATACATTCCTGTGGATTATCATAAAAATTACGACGAATAAGTTGAAGTTTACCAAGATGATTCATGGTAATACCATCATTTATATCATAAGATATGGCATTATTTGTTTCATGTATTGTATGTGGATAATCGTGTGGTGGTATAAGATAATCATTAATTTCACTTATTGTTTTATCTGCACCACGCAATTTTGCTTCTAATGTTTTTTTAAAAATATTAAATCTGATTTCACTTTTGAAATAAAGGTCAATGTCACTGTTTGTTGGACGACCAAGAAACCATGACAATGCGGCACCACCAGCTACCCAATAATTAGTTTTGGATAACGTGATACCAAGTTTGTTTTGTATCCATAGGTCATCACGATGAATAATATGCATTCTAAACTCCAAATCTCATAAGATAGTAAGTTAAATCTTCTGGTTCAAATTGGGCGGTTACAAGTACACGATAATCATCTGTCACAATATCGTATTGGGTATAGAAAGTTACGCTATCTTTAATAGCATTTTCCCACACCCATTGATAATTTTCACACTTACTCCAGTGCACATTTGCTTCACCTTTGGCATCATGCTCAACTACTTTTGGTGATTTACCAACGTGACCAGAATAAACATTAGTGCGAAACACTGTAACAGGTTTAGAAGGGGATATCTTCATCTTCCTTACCTTCATGCCAATCTGGACCTGGATCTTTGCCATCAACAATTGCTTTTGTCATACGATCCATTTTACGCTTGGTTGTGAACTTTTCTTCACGGTCAGCAATAGTTTTGTCCTTAAAGCCAAGCATATTCAAATACTTACGACATTCGTTCCAACCGTGCATAAAGTGAATGCAATCTTCTGCACTGCCACTAAAGATAGTAACACCACGTGTGTAAATTGGTAGAGTATCACCATCATCTTTAGGAATTATAAGTGCAAACTCTGTGCCATTATTAGTTTCATAAGCATATGAATTAAATGCACCACGACTTGGACCGATTTCAAATCCAATCTTGTTGGCAAGACCTGTCATATCGTTGATAGTGCGGTAATGATTATAATTTGTCATGTTTCAAATCCTATTACAAATTGAACTAAATCTTCTTCTTGCAAATAAACATGGTAGCGTGTGTAAGTTTCACGCATTTTATATACTTGCGGTTTAGGTCTTTCATAGTTTTCACGATAAACACTTGCATAATGTGGTGACCATAGATAAATGTCACGCAACTCGCAAATGTTTTGTTTAAACCAATTTTCAACATTAATGCAATTTTGTCTGTCACGCACAATAATACGATGGCTGTAATGTTCAACCATTTTATTACGACCATCTAATTTTGCCCAACTGATACGTGGGTTAATATATCCGCCATCATATCTCATCACGATTTACCTATGTTTCAACCGTTTTCCAACCTTTTAATTCAGGATACAGATAATTTTCCAATACTACGACAGCATCACTCATTGCAATAAGTGCTGCATTTTTATCCGCATCTGCTTCATCATCCATAAGCACATCAATTTCTATTGCTAATAATTGGACAATGCCTTCAAGTCGCTCACGCAACTGCGGATCAAGATTTGTGATGTTGCCAGTGCTTGTCTGTTCCACCTAAATGTCCCCAATCACTGTCAACTGTCATTTTACTTGTAATACCACCACGTGGACGGAACTCAATCTCAAGGCGAATACGTTCAGGATCATATACTACCATAAGATGCTTGAACATAACATCAATGCAACGCTCATAACTGATAATTGTATCACGATACTGATAAAAGTATTCTTTTAGGCTTTTAAGTTCAATGGTTTTATCTTTGCCATAAAACCAAATTACAATATGTCCAAAATCAGGTTGATCGTGAACACCAAGAAATGTAAACTCTGGCACAGTGATACGTTGTTCATATCCACGTGCCGCATTAGGCAGTGCTTTCAGCACTGTAAAATCAATAGTATCCCAAAGTTTTTTCATATCACTTTACCGCTTTTAAGAGGATAGTATCACCGTTCAAGCGTCCTGTCAAGCCAATTTCGACAGCACGTATATTATCAAGGAACTTACGAAGTGCAACCTTGCCACTGTTCTGGAACTCCTTGATTTGTTCCTTTGGCTTGCGAAGTGTCTTTGCTACACTTTGCTTGGCATCATATCCAAGAATAGTGCTACCCTTGATACCCAATACACCACTACTTGCATCAGCAACATATTTGCCAATCTTACGTGTCTTGATATTGTAAACCCATAATTCAGTTGCATTCAACACATCAACAGGGCTGATGCTAACAAGGTTCAATTCATCAAACTTTTGCAAGAACTTAACGTTTTTTACAAGTTTTTCCTTGCTTACAGGACGTGGCTTACGAACCTTGCGAACAGCACTCTTAACATTGCCATAAGTTGTAAGTGCATCAAATAGGGATTTATACCACGTATCATAACGCTTGAAATCTGTCTTTGTCATCCAAGCATAGGCTTCACGTAAATCTGCGTCACCTTTCTTGTTTTGGCTTTCAAGTAATTCACCATACTGTGCCGCATACTTTTCACGTATACGGCTACAGAAAGCCTGTGGCATATTCTTCTCACGGAAGTAAGCCATAAAATCAGGCAATTCAATACTACCTTCAATCATTTCATCATACTTGGCTTCAAGTTCACCAATAGTATCATCTAACTTTTCTGCCATAATTTCGGCAACATTGCGTTTTGGTACATCCTTAACTACCTTTTTAGTAGCCAGTTTTTCACGACCATATGCAAGCAATTCTTCTAATTTGTTTACAATATATTCAGCATCATGTGCCAATGGTGCGCCATTAAGAATCATCTTGCTGGCGCTACCAATTGTAATACCGACCCGATTATCATCGCATTCAGCAAAAGCACTAATTTCTGCCTTGCCCCACTTGTAATATGTCTGCCCAAATTCTACAACATATTTCCGCATATCACCAGCGGTCATATAATAATTGTAAAAATAAAAGGCATGAGTAATTTCCTGACGCTTCTTCTCGTCAGTCCATTTACTGGCACCATCCCACTTTGGTTCTGGACCAGTAAACTTCTCGTCCATAAACTTGGGGGTTGAAACCTTACGTTGTGGTTTTTTAGCGATCATCAATCGGTTTACCATATATACTTCCTTTCGCTTGACCAGAAACTATTACCGTTCCAGTCTTGTTGATCCTGATAATCCCAAAATTCATTAGAGTAACCAGTCTTATCACCGATCAGTGCATTTGTCAACTGTTCTTTTGAGATACCATGTTGGGTATAACCTTCCATGCACATATTATAATAATGTGTGGATGGATTGCTTACATAATCTTGGTCATTCATCATATAAACCCAAGCAACACCATATCCATTACCAGTTTCTACCCATGCACGTTGACGTAGGTAATAACTTGGAAAACTTTCAAGACGATCAAGTGCTTGTAGGCATTTATCGGTTATATCCCACAAAACACCTTCTACTTGACTTTCCCAATCTAATTCAACATCCGCATGACCACGAAATACAAACTTGTAACCTGGCAAAATAGCCGCACCAATAACTTTGCTATCAGGGCAACGACTTGCCATTTGTTGTTTGTTTGTATTCATTCCGTAACCGAAATAAAGATGTCTATTCTGCAATTCGTAATCTACCGTATTCACTATACTAATTTACACCTCACTATGTTGGGCATAATTGCCCGTAGGTTTAAATTACCATATTTTAGACCGTTGTCAAGAGAAAAATTGACTTGGCTAAAATATAGTTATATATTAAAGAATGAAAAAGCATGAAAATGGTTGAAAAATTCCAATTATCTCTTATTTTACAAGGATTTGAGTGTAATGGTTATCCAAAATGTAGGATAACTTTCAATGATCAAATTTTGTATGATAGTCAAATTATTGACACATGCAGTGTTAACTGCGACATTACATTAGAAAAAACAAATATAATAAAAATTGAACAATATGACAAAAAATTTGGTGAAAATGGTATTTGGGATACTAAATTAGAAAATGGAAAAATTGTTCAAGACAAGTATATTATTATAAGAAAAATTTGTATAGATAACATTAATTTACAACCATGGTGGCATTTTGGTTTGTTAGATAATGAAATAATTTTTGAACATCAAAATGAAATTGGATTATACAAAAATTCTACTTTCAATTTAAAATTTGATAGTCCACTATATGATTGGTTAATTTGTAAAAAAAGTGAGGGATTTAAAGAAATTGGACCAGCTTGGAAAAAATCAAGTTTAAATAGTTTTGCTGATGGTTATAGTATAACCATAGAAAGATTTGAAGAACTTATTGCAGAGGCTAAACAGTTATTAAAAAAATTATGATAAAAACACTTGTTATAACAGTTCCTTTTTTAGAATCATTCAGACCTCCAATAAGTGGTGCCACTATATGTTCAATTGCAGAAAGTTGTGGTCATAAAGTAAAAGCATGGGATGCAAATATTAAACTTTATAATTCTATTGGTAATACAAAATTTTATGATTTACAAAACCAATTTACTAACTTGAAAGTATTAGAACAAAATAGTATTTCTTTAGTAGAAAATTTTGTAGCAAGTTATGATTTTTCAAATTTTGATTATATTTTAATAAGTTTATTTTCTTCTTGGTCACATAATTTTAATACTATTTTATTAAAACATTTAAAAAAGGTTAATAATAAAGCAATTATTGTTATTGGTGGACCTGGTGTCAGCAACACATTTGAAAATAATAGTTCATATGGCATGACAATGTTACAAAATAATTTATGTGATTATTATGTTGATGGTGAAGGTGAAAAGACTTTATTAGAAATATTTAAAAATAACAAAAATTATCCTGGTATAAACGGAATACCTCCACAACAAATTATGGATTTAGATTCTTTACCTATACCAAACTACGATTATTATAATTTAGAAGATTATGATTATTTGTTAGAAAATGAAAAGGATTTATTTGTTTATGGTAGTAGAGGTTGTGTAAGAAATTGTAGTTTTTGTGATGTTCCCACTTATTGGCCAACATTTCGTTGGAGAAGTGGTGACAATATTGCAGAAGAATTAATTAAAAATTGGGAAAAATATGGTATCAGGCATTTCTTTTTTACAGATAGTTTATTAAATGGAAACTTGAAAGCATTTCGTTTACTTCATGAAACACTGGCTAAAAATAATTTGCCAAAATTTCATATTGCAGGTTATGCAATTATTCGTCCTAAAAACCAACATCCTAAAGAGTTGTTTGACATGCTACAAAATACAGGCACACATTTTTGGAGTGTAGGAGTTGAACATGGAAGTGATTCTGTGAGAAACAACATGAGAAAAAAATTTTCTAATGAAGATATTGATTGGCATTTAGAACAATCTTATAGAATTGGTTTACAAAATAATTTTTTAATGATGCCTACATGGGTAACAGAAACGTTGGATGATCACAAAGAATACCTACAAATATTTCCACGTTGGCAAAAATATGTTGCAACAGGGACTATTTCATCTATGGTTCTTTCTCCACTTCTTTATGCTTATAGAAATACTCCATTAACAAGCCATGAATACAACATTGATTTTATTCCAAATGAACTTGAGGCATTAAGAGAAATTTTATGGATTAACCGTGATAATCCTGAATTAAATTTAGTAGAAAGATTTCGTAGAACATTAGCAATTTGGGAACAAGCTGTAGTTTACAAGTATCCTTTGTTAATGGCTGAAAATAAAATTATGCGGTTAAATGCAACTATTAAAAAAGTCTTAGAAATATTATAAATTTTTTATGTGGTTTTTGATTATATTTTTACTGATTGTTGGCGGTCTTATAGTCCTTTATGTGGTAGAGGCTTGGCTTGACCTTGACCGTTGGATTGCGGATGCCCCAAAACGTGAGGCAGAAGGGTATCGTGAACCTGTCAATATTATGACACCACCGCCCCAACCCAAGCCAGAACCTGTCAAAATACTGACACCAAGCCTTGAAAATTTCCCTAAAAGTAGTGAAGATGCAAAGGCAAAAATAGATAGATTGTTGAAAAAAAGTGCTTGACAGTCCTGAAATATATGGTATTGTAAGAATATAAGGTGAATTGATGGAGAAAACAATGGTTTTTACAGGAAAACCCGCATACACCACCAAGAAATTGCGTGATTTGCATGGTCGTGGTTGGGCTATTGTTCGTAGCCACAAGCATCCTGATGGCACGACCACCTACGTTATGACTTATGTAGGTAAAAAATAACCCTTGACAGCCCCAAAATCTGTGTTATATTACATTATAGTCAACTGATGGAGAACGGTAATGGCTTACATGTCACAGGAAAAGAAGTCCAAGATTGCCCCTACGGTCAAGAAAATCCTTGCCAAGTATGGTGTTAAGGGTTCACTTTCGGTTTCCAATCATATGACCCTTGTGCTGAATATCAAGAGCGGTGGCATTGATTTTATCCAGAATTATAAAGATACTGTTGATGAACGCACTTACCATCACAGCAAGCAATATTGGCACGATGGTCGTGTAGTAGACAGTTTGAATGTTAATCCTTATTGGTATCACGAACATTTTACAGGTAATGCCAAGGATTTCTTGACAGAAATCTTTACCGCCATGAACGATGGCAATCACGATAACAGCGATATCCAGACTGACTACTTTGATTTTGGTTGGTATGTAGACGTAAATATCGGTAAGTGGAACAAGCCTTATATTCTCTCCAAGTGAGGAGTTTATTATGTCACAGGTTAAAACCAGAGGCGTGAAACTTAAAACAATAATGTATTCACGTGCATTTATGCTTGGTTACAAAGAAGTGGTAAATGGTTTGCCTTTCAATCCTGATTATGATAAGTGGAAAAGTGCTGACCAATGGAGTTATGAACGTGGTCGCCATTTTGCTATTTTAAGTGGCGGCAAACAACCACCAAAAATCGGCAAACAAGTAAACTATCAAGCATTGTTAAACTATGCTGAATTAAATTATAGCGGTGAAATTATATAATAAAAAAGGCGGGAAAAATCCCGCCTTTAATTTTTTTTGATGTTCTAACTATTAGAACTTAACTGTGAAAGCACCTGTTACAGCGTCACCAGTTGCATTCCATGTGCTATCATAGCTACGTGTAACGCTTAAACCAACTGAATAGTTTGATGTGATGTCATATGTTACGCCTGTACCAAGACGATGGCTTTCGTAAGCATTTGTAGTATCAAAAGCATTACGATAACGATAGTTGATAGCATTTAGAGTCAAGCCATCAACCAACTTGTAATCAGCTGCGCCATAAAGTGCATAGTATGGGAAGTTAGTTGTAGCAAAACGCTCACCAACACCAACCTTACCGCTGACAGTTACGCCAGAAAATGCAGGAAGTGCATAACCAGCTTGAACTTCAAGATTTTGCTTAAGAAGCGCACCTGAAACTTGAGTTGTGCTTGCAACGCCACTGACGCTGAAACCACCACCAAGATTATGCTTATAAGTTACACCATAAGCATCATCAACCTTTGCACCAAAATTGTTGCCAAGGTCTTGACCATAGCTAACTGACAAGCTATCATTGCTTGCAGCTGGCTTTGCAGCTTCTGCAGCAACTGGCTTTGCCGCTTCTGGAGCCTTCTTCTTGTTTGGAAGGTCAGTTGCATTTGCAGTTGCAGTAAGAGCCAAAACAGCCAAAGTTGAAATAATAAGTTTCTTCATTTTAAATTTTCCTTTCAGATTGTGGTTATATCATAGACAACGAAGTTTGTCTAATTTTTTTATCAACCAATTTTATTATTAGTTGAAGGCAACGTATGATTTTACTCCCACGGTGTTAAAAATTCGATTTGCATCGCTGCCATGCCCCCCACAATGTTGGGAAGCATAGATATTTATCCCAATGCAATGCAACATAAAATAAAATGACCAAATAATCAATAAATATTTTAATGCTATTGAGTGAATTATACGACGATCAGCTTAATGAGGGACCATGGACAGATGCCCTAAAACGTCTGGCAATGGCTGGAACCGTAGCAACTGGAATAGGAACTGCTGGAATTAGTGCATATAATGCACAAAAATCACCAGAACCAGTAACTGCTGTGGCCCAAATACCACAAACACAACAAACTGACATCAAAGCAGAACCAGCGATACAAAAAGCACAAAAAAGTATTAATCCAAACTTTCCAAAATCACTTGCCGATGTTGACAAATTACAACCAGGTGCACGTGTAGAAACATTTATTAAGACACTACTACCAATGGTTCAAGCAGAAAATAATAAAATTTTACAAGATCGTCGCAGACTTATACAAGATATTAAAATTTTAAAAAGTGGTAAAAAATTATCCAATGAAGAAACTACTTGGGTTCGTAGTTTAGTTGAAAAATATGGTGAAGATAACCTATATGAATTAGCTAAAAAAGTTGATATCATTCCACCAAGTATTGCATTAGCACAGGCTGGCATTGAAAGTAGTTGGGGAACTGATCCTAAAACTGTAAGCAGTAATGCATTTTATGGACAAAAATCATGGGCTAAAAGCGGCGGTGTTGAAGGTCCATATGGTGAACGTTATCGTGCTTTTGAAACACCAAGTCATAGTATTGCGGCATATATGACCAATCTTAATACACATAATGCTTATGATGAGTTTCGTGACGCACGTGCAGAATTACGTAAAACTGGCAAACCAGTTGTAGGGTTAGAATTAGTGCCAAAATTGGTGGCTTATACCGATACGGGTAGCCAATATCCCAAAAAACTTAAAAGTATCATACAAGGGCGCAATTTAGGTCAGTATGACTTACCTAAAAAATAATGCTTGACAACCTATAAATCCGTGTTATATTGGGTTGTAAGTTGAAAAACAGGAGATTTTTATGCCTAATTGGTGCTATAACCGTGCGACTTTTACGCACGATGACCCCGAACAGATTACCCGTCTTGTCAATGCTGCCAAAGCTGGCAAGCTGTTTAATGAATTTTATCCTATGCCACCTGAATTACTTGAGGAAGCACCCGTAGGTGATGATTATCAAGAACGTAGTGCCGCTATTGCAAAACGCAATGAAGAAGAATTTGGGTATGTAAGTTGGTATGATTGGAGTATTGCACATTGGGGAACTAAATGGGATATCTCCGAAATGGATGATGACGACAATTTTAACATCACAAATGATGGCAAAACTGTATCGTTTAGTTTTGATACAGCTTGGGCACCGCCTACTGAATGGTATGATAACATTGATGGTTTCCACATTGAAGCATATTATCATGAACCTGGTGTTGGTTTCTGTGGTAAATGGACCAGTGAAGATGGCGATGACCAATATGAAATTGACATGATGGAAGATATTGAGAGCGTTAAAGAACGTATTCCAAGTGACATTCTTGATGAGTTTGGTATTCTTGATGACATGGAAATGTATCAAGAAGAAAATCAAGAAGAACTTGAAGAAGACGATGGTGAAGAATGGTGGAGTGCAGACGAAGCACTTGAGGGCATTGATGTTGGTGAAGTAACTATTGAAATTAAACCAAGTGAAGATGATGAAGAAGGAGAAGACAAGTGAAGCAGTTTACCTTTAAGATGGATGATGGCGGTATTTTTCTTTGCATCGCACGTGATTTTCGTAGTGCATGTTTGCTTTTTGATCAAAACCAAATGGGTTTCAAGGCACAAGATATTCTTGAAATCGTAGAACGTGCCTAAAATCTACGCACTACCAAGTAAAATATTAGTTGCAGAAACGCTGGTCAAGTGGGAAGTGCTTGACTGGCTTTCTCGCAATATAGGCATTGTTCATAGAAGTGAAGACCCACAAAAACCTATTCATAGCGGTGAGGGTTGGAGATTTATTTTTACATACAGATTTGCTTCTATTAATACACGTAGAACTACTGTAAAAATTGAATTTGATGATAGCGTTCCAGATGATATAATACTTTATTTTTTATTGCGATTTGGTGATAGCATATGAGTAATACACCAGTAGGACAAATATGGTTTGACACTGCAACGAGTGAACTTAAGATGTATGATGGTATGGGTTGGATAACTATTAGGAAAATGCCATACACCCAAGACCCATTCAACACTGGTGCAAAGTTTGTTAAAAGATTTGCATTTTTACCACACAAATGTCATCTAACTGGTCGTAAAATATGGTTAGAATGGGCAATTCGTGGCGAACTAAATGATTTGATTGCCAGATATAAAGAATTTCGTTGGTATGATAAGTTTGAATATCTAAATTGGACAATTGCAAATGCTTGATTTAGACTTTGAAAATGGTTTTTGGATTTCAACTGATTGGACAGATGCAACCGATACCATGTGGAAAAACTTTAAAACTTACTGCAAGAGCAAAGGTAACAATAATGAAGTTATTTTACTGACGGAGTTTAATGCCAAAGCACAAAGATATGTTGGTGATGATGATGAAGATGACCAATGGTTTATACGATTTAATACACCAGAAGATTATACTTTTTTTGTAATGAGATTTGGATAATGACAAAAATAAGGGTCCATGATTTAGGACCGCAACGGTGGCATATGACTATCAGGTTTACTGATAATGGCACTATAAACTTTGAGTTTAAGAAATGGATGAACGACAATTATCCAGATTGCCTTTGCATACACAGATTTAATAACGGTGAACCATTTTGGGAAGTTCGTGGCGGTGATCCAAGTGACCAAGCATTTATAGCAATGCGTTGGGGTGGAGAAAATAATTGACATCATATAAAATTGTGTTATTATAATAATAAACACAGGACTTACTATGGTTAGAAAAAGCAGCGAAATTATTGAAGATTTTATTAAGTCACTAGAAACTCTTGTTGATGCACTTGATGATGAATGGCATCACAATGATGAAGGTGAATGGCGCATGGCAGATAATATTCGTAAAAATGTGCTACCAATTGCTAAACAGCGATTTAAAGAACATCTTGATGAATATATTGACCGCAGAATTGAAACTTATTTGGAGAAAAACAAATGACAGATGAAACCGAAAAAATGATTAAATGGAAAGTTTCACCACGTTATAAGAAAAGTGTAATTGATATTGAAACTTTTCGCAATGGTGAAAATGAAATTACTTTGGAAACTGGCTGGCGTTGGGGTCATGTCGTTCTTCTTGTTCCAGAAGGCATTGACTTGGTAACACAACTTAATCCAGAAGAAAATACACGTATCCAAATTGATGGTTTAGAATATGATATCTATGATCGTGAAATGGATGATGGTTGTTGGGAAGAATGGGATTTAGATGCACTTGATGATGAAGAAGAATTTATTGAAGCATGGGATGAAGATTCACACGATGGCATAGCAAATCTTGGTTGGGAAGCGTGGGACAGTGAATTGTTCTTTGATGGTCCACTTGATATAGAAAATCTTGGCGAACATGTGCCGCCAGTGTGGGATGAAGAAGAAGATGATGAGGATCAAGAACAATGACATATAAAATCTCTATAAGCGATGAAACAGCAGAAAGCATGTTCCGTGATATGCTTATTGAAGATTATCGTCGTGTTCGCAATGACATCTATAACATGACCAACAAGGCTGCAGAGTTTGGTAAACTTGAAAAGTATGAAAGTGAAGATTTAGAAGATTGGAAACGTTGGTTTGGTGCAATGAAAATCCTTATGGAATATTATTTGCCACAAAATCAGTATAATGAAGTTGTAGGCGAATGAAAATAGTAGGTAAACTACGTGATATAGCAGAAGAATGTGAACGTGGTGAACGTTCACCTATTAGCGGTATTTCCACTTGGCCAAAGGAAACTACGGTTGAGTGGAAAGCTGCACATGTTATTGAACAATCTATGGCGGCATTACTAACTATTATTGAAACTGATGAAGCTGTGCCAAGTGAAGCATTACGTTTTATGGCGCAACGTAATTTTGAAATATTAACTGGAATGTGCAATGACCCAGAACTGGACAGTTAAACTTATAGAAGAAGATGGTGAATTATTTTTGCCATTTCCAGAAGATGTAATTAAAGTTCTTGATTGGGAAGAAGGCACTGTTGTATGTTGGGAAATCACTACCAATGGTTTAAGTCTTAAAAAGATGGAAAAAAAGGATGATGGTGAATGAAATATGTGTCAGTGATCGCATTAGGCATTGTGCTGTGTGCTTGCAGTAAAACACTAGATTATGCACTACCACAAAATCCTACTGGTATTGAACGTAAATTACTTACGGTTCCGCATCGTGACTGGATTGAAAGTGGTTGTTATCCAAAGTTAGTAGATGGTCAAGATGTGAAAGTATGTAATGCGAATACAAATAGTAAGTGATTTACATTTAGAGTTTGCTGAAATACCAACAATTAAAAATGTGGGTGCAGAAGTGCTTGTGCTTGGCGGCGACATTTGTGTTGCCCAACATCTATATCGTCATCCACGCAATAATCTTCGTAATAATGATGGACATGCTGTTGATGCCGCAAAATATCGTGATTTCTTCCAATATTGCAGTGATAATTGGGAAAGTGTAATTTACCTTGCGGGTAACCACGAACATTATAGTGGTCGTTGGGATAGAACTGCACAAGTCTTACGTGAAGAAACAGAAAATTATCATAATATATTATTTTGTGACCAAGATCGTGTAGATTTTGGTGATGTAGTATTTTTAGCAACTTCACTGTGGACTGATTTTAATAATCATGATCCACTTACAATTATGTCAGCAAGTGATATGATGAATGATTATCGTGCTATTACTGAAAGTCCAAAGGATTTTGTATATCATAAACTACGTCCAACTACTGCACTTGCTAAACATGTTGCTGATTTAGAATGGTTGCGTGTTCAGTTGGCATTGTTGCGAGACCGTAAGGTTGTTGTATGCACACATCACGCACCAAGTCACAGTAGTATTCATCACACTTATGCGCATCAGCATGTTATGAATGGTTGTTTTGTAAGTAATCTTGATGGGTTTATTATGGATCATCCACAAATTAAACTTTTTACTCACGGACACGTTCATAACGTCTTTGACTATTATATTGGCGAGACACGTGTAGTCTGTAATCCCAGAGGGTATCCAGGTGAACACAGTGGTTGGAACCCACAATTCACCGTTGAGGTTTAAGCCCAAGTTCCTACGCTTGTATTACCAGTAATACTACCAACTGGCCAAATCTGCATAAATGCACCAGATTGTAATATTGAACTGCTACCAGGTGTGTTAGTAAATCCGATAAGTGGATTGATATAACCACCTGTTGTAACATCTATGTCACCATCTATAATCAAGTTATAATATTGTGATGATAATCCACTTGTTGGTGTAATAGTTACAGGATTTGTAAAGTTAGCAGTCAAGTAATTGCTCATCTGGTAAGCTGCGTTTAGTGCTTGTTGGCTTGAACCGCAAGCAGGATTTACAACATATGTATGATGTTGTAGAACAGCATTGCTTTGACCGTTGAAACTACCACCCATAGCATAAGTTACTGCTGCACTTGATGCACTGCTACTCTTGTAAACAACAGCCATAATGCGGTAGATATAACGAGTGCTACTACTTACTACAACACCATTACCTAAACCAAACATAGGTTGTAAACTTGTACGATTTGTAATACTAACGTTAGCATTTGGAATAAATGTTTGAGTTGCTGGTAATAGACCACGTTGACTATCTTGTGGTGTAAAGTAAAGAACTTGTCCATCGTATTCTGTATCACCATTAGTAATGTTGCTATTTGATTGTAGAACACCAGTTTGGAATGTAAGTGGTGCAGTGCTTGTAGTGCCTGCACTTAACGTTACACGACTATTTGCAACAATAGCAATATTACCAGCACTTATATTACCACCATAAACTGGCATATAAGCGGCAACATTGGCATTACTATAAACAGATTTTGAAGATATTGCACTGTTCATAGCAATTAGATTTGCATTTATGCTACTGATTTCACCTTCTTGGTAAGATGCATTAGCGTTCCATGCAGTGATAACATTGTTGATCTGTATGCCAAGACTGCTGTTAGCAGCATTGATGTTAGCACGAAGACCACTGATTTCATTTTCTTGGTAAGCGGCATTTGCCAACCAATTAGTTGCGGCATAAGAATTAGCAGAAGTAATAGCACTATTTGCCGCCGCAATGTTTGCTTGTAGCGCACTGATTAGATTTGCTTGTGTAGCGGCATTAGATACCCAACCAGTAGAATTATAACTGTTTGCGGCAACGATAGCGGCATTTGCAGCCTCAACATTTGCACGTAGTGCTGTAATTTCATCTTCTTGATAAGCCGCATTAGCATTCCAAGTAGTGATGATTGTAGTAGTATTTGCTTGCCATGCACTTGTAACCGCACTGTTGGCAGTCACGATAGCACTATTTGCCGCTGTGATATTAGCACGTAGACCACTTATATCATTGGCTTGTGATGCGGCGTTTGCGTTCCAATTTACAATAATATTATTAAGTGATGTGGCAGTTGCGGCATTAGCGGCAGTCAAGCCAGCCTGAACAGCAACAATTTGACTATCTTGGTAAGCGGCATTAGCAGTCCAAGCCGCAGTTACCGCAATATTTGCATTAATAATAGCGGCATTTGCACCACTAATATTATTATTTGCGGCATTTATATTAGCACGTAAACCACTGATTTCAGTTTCTTGGAAAGCGGCATTTGCTTGCCATGCACTGGTTACAGCATTATTAGCATTTATAATAGCACTATTAGCCGCAGTAACATTTGCATTTGTGCTTGCGATAGCACTATTAGCGGCATTGATATTAGCAGTAAGTGCAGTAATTAAATCTGCTTGTGTAGCGGCATTACTGACCCAACCACTGCTATTATAACTATTAGCGGCAATAATTGCGGCATTTGCTGCGGCAACATTTGCATTAAGTAGTGCAATTTCATTTTCTTGATAAGCGGCATTAGCATACCAAGATGTTGAAGCATAACTGTTAGCGGCACTAATAGCACTATTAGCGGCATTTACATTTGCTTGCAGTTGTGTGACTGTTGCATAATTGCTGTCGTTTGTAAATGTAGAAATAAGTGTAGGTTGGTTATACCATACTGCACCGTTAGAACTGTTATAATTTATACTGCCAGCCGCACTTATAGAACTGCGAGCACGTGCTGTTGTAAAGAATTGGTTTGTATCTTCTGTAAGATTCTTGGTGTTAGCATAAAGTCCAGTTGCAACTACATTGCTCATATACCAAGCAACATTAGTAACATAACCAACTCTTGCGCCAATTGTAGTATTACCAACGTGGAATACCAATGCTGTGTTAGCAGTTTGTGTTCCAAGTGATAGATTACCACCATTTACGTATAGGTAACCATCATTAGCACCACCAATGTTATAATTTGGATCATTATAAACACTGCTGTTTATACCCATATCGATATAGTTTGCACCATCAGTGCCAATATCATTTTCTGCAACAAAGTCAGTAGATGCACTGCCACCTTTATAATGGTTTGTATGAACAACTTGACTATAAGCATTGATATTACTGTCTATTTGTAAATCAGCATTAGGATAATCATAACCAATATATGCGGCACCAAAGTGACCAGCGTCAGTGAAATAACCAAATGTTGCACTTACATTACTTGCATTTAAATTACCAGTAGTAATACCAGTTGTGCCACCATCTACAAGCCAACTATCACTTGCTTGGTCATACTTAATATATTTGCTTATACCACTTGCAACATTACCTAAAACAATACCACCACCACTTATTGCTGATAGTGTATTAGCAGTATTACCAAGATAAAGCACTGTGCCTACTGTTACAGCAGGTTGAATACTATATGTATTGCCAAGAACAGTAAGATTGCTTACAGTTAGGTTAGCAAATGTTACGTTACTATTTGTGCCAATGTTTTGTGGTAAACTTAATGTAACAACATTACCAACATTAGTAACATTGATTTGGTTTGCTGTGCCATTAACGCCAAGAATACCAGTGCTATCAACAGTGACTGCACCAGTAGAACCAGTAACATAGATACCAGCACCAGCAGTTAAACTTGTAACAGCACTGGTTGAATTAAATGCAGTGGTTTGGCGAGTATTATCAGCAAATGTAACGCCAGTGTTAGTTCCAAGAACCAGACCATTGCTGTAAAAACTTGCAGTGGTGCCAATAGTGCTGCTACCAGTTGGCGTAGTTTGGAATGTAATGCGTGTGCCAACAGATGAATTACTTGTAAATGTTTCTGCGGCTTCTAAATTGACACGAACAATACTACCAGCAAATGCACCACCGCCTGTCCAACCTTGACCAGTTAAACGTAGTATAGTATCGCCAGCCTGTGTAGTAGATGGTGAATCAACTGAACCACGGGCAGCACGAGCAGCAAGTGCAGTATAAGAGTTTTGCCCACTTGCATAACCAAACGCATCAAAACTAATACGATTTACGGCATTATCTTGACCAGTAACCTGAACCATAGTGTTACTAAAATTACGTGGTTGAGCATAACCTGATTCAGAACCATTGATATTAAACACTGCTTGTGTATTTGTAAGACTAATAGGTGCTAAAATAGTTGTTAAACCATTTCTATCAACTCTAAATGCTGGTTTTGCTTGTGAGTTTAGCACCTGCACTGGGCGGTTTAAGTTTAGATTACCAGTGGCAAATTGTGTGCCAATATTAAAATCTTCTGTTGGACTTGCAAGAGCAATTGTATTGCCATATAGTGTAAATTTACCAACTGTTAAACCAGTGCCGCCACCAATATAAAGATTGCCATCCTTTGCGCCAATAGTTTGGTCAGTTCCAAGTGTTTCATCCAACACATAAATTGTACCAGCACCTACCCATACGTGACGCCAACGCTTTACAGGACTACCAAGATCATAAACATCATCTGTAAATGGTAATATACTGCTACTTGTAACCGTGCTACCACCAGTGCCAGGAACAAAAGATACGTCAGTATTTGCTGCTGTGGTAATATTAAAGCCAGCATTTACAACATCACGTGTTGTGAATATTGTTGTGCCGTTTGTTGGAATTGATAGGTTGTTTAGAGTTTGGTTTGTAATAACAACATTGGCATTAGCACCAGTTCCAATAGCCAAAACATTACTTAAATATGGAACACCAGTTCCAGTAATATGGTCACCAACTTGTAATGCTGGTGCTGGATTTGTAGTCATTTGATAAACTGACCAACCAGTGCCAGCACCACTTATACCATTAGTAATACCATAATCACCAATATTCAAGTTATCACTGCTGCTTGTGCTATAATCTAATACTTGGTTAAGTGTGAGATTTGCAATTGTAACTGTGATAGGTGCACTTCCTTGCACGATACTACCAACAGGGATTTTAATACCAGGAACACTTACTAAACCAGTGCCAAGTGGTAATAGCGTAATATCACGATTGCTGACTAAACCGCCAATAGTTTCATCACTAATATAAAGATTACCAAGATTAGCAACATTACCAACAGTTAGATTACTGAATACTACACTGCTATTAGTATAAAGGTTTTGGTTACTTAACTGTGCATTGGCATAAAGAAATCCAACATCATTGTTATAACCACTTAAATTACGTGGTAGTGTGCCAGCAGTAAGATATCCACTATCATTTACAAAATAACTTACATTTACAGGTATGCTTGCCGCAGTAATATAATTGGTATCATTAGTATAATAACTTAAATTATGCGGTAATGTGCTTGTAGTAAGATAAGCGGCATCATTATAAAATGCGCTAACATTATGCGGAATACTTGCTGCTGTAATATATGCCGAATCATTGTTAAAGAAACTAATGTTTTGTGGCATAGTAGTTTGTGTAATATAACCAACATCATTAGTATATGCACTTAAAACTGTTGGATATGTAAAAGAACTGCCATTACCACTGATGATAACACCACCAGGTGTATGACCATCGCCAACACGCAGTGTATTTGTAATTGGATCATACCAAATACGCCCAAGTTCACCAAGTCTGGTCATACCATTGCTGTTGTTATTTCTACTGGTGAATAGTTCCTGAACGTGATTTATAGTCACCGCCTAACTCCTTTTTATTCTAGGTCAGTGTCTTCACTTGCAACTTGCACTGCGATAGGATGAATTCCTGCATTACGCTTGATAATTGATAACTCGTCTTCAACATCCTCGTCACCAGGTTGATTAAAAATGCTTTCTTCGCCAGCAACTTTCTTTAAAAGTTCTAATTTTTGCTGCAATGGTGGCACCATTACACCGCCAGTTTCACTATTTGTATGTGTATCTTCTGGAAATGGGTCTTGTGGTGCTACTACTGGTGTAAGTTCTGCGTGTGGTTGTTGCGCTGTTGGTTGGTTTATCTGTGATAAAACGTCTATCAACTTGCGAATTAGTTCTGCGGCTTCCATTATAATTCCTTACGTACTTTGTACTTGTGGGATTGCACTACTTGCTACATAACCTACTGTTACAACGGTTACTTCTGCGGTGCCAGTTGCAGTAATGAACGCAAGTTTATTATTAAGACCTTCCATATTAATAAATCTTGTAGTTCCAGCAGGAATTACATCGCAGTTACCAGCATATGCTACTGGATTTGCACCTACTTGATAGTGAACGTGGGCATTTGCAGTAACTTTTGCTCTTGTGCTTGATATAGCAGGTGTTTGACCACTTGTGCTATTATTTGCTGTAATAATGGTTGCTGATGGCATCTTCTAAATCCTCTGCAGTTATTTATATGAAAGTTCTTGACTTTATTGGATTAAAAGTATAAAGTAAATTATGGCTGATGTAAAGATACTGCACGGTGACTGCCGTGAACAACTCAAAACTCTACCCGACAATAGCATTGATAGCATTGTGACTGATCCACCTTATGGTTTAAGTGTTGAACCAGATATGACAGAAGTTCTTCGTCACTGGTTAAATGGTGATGACTATGAACATACTGGCAAGGGTTTTATGGGTAAAAGTTGGGACAGTTTTGTTCCAGGACCAAGTGTATGGCGTGAATGTTTGCGTGTTCTTAAACCAGGCGGTCATATGTTATCATTCTTTGGTTCAAGAACTTATGATTTAGGTGTCACAGCAATTAGATTGGCTGGTTTTGAAATACGTGACCAGATTATGTGGGTTTATGGAACAGGATTTCCAAAGAATCATGATATAAGCAAGGCAATTGACAATGCTGCTGGTGCTGAAAGAACTGTTGGTGGTAGAGTATGGAGCGGCGGCGCACGTAGTGGTGGTATTATTAAAGATGATGCCAGTGAAACTACCTCAGAACGAATCATTTATGATGAACCAGCAACCCCAGAAGCAAAAAAGTGGCAAGGTTGGGGGACAGCACTTAAACCATCACATGAACCAATTTGTGTTGCACGTAAGCCAATAAGTGAAAAAACTATTGCAGATAATGTATTGCAATGGGGTGTCGGTGCATTGAATATTGATGCATCACGAGTTGGAGAAGGTGCAAAAAAGTGGGTTACACCACGAGGTGGTATTTGGACAACAGATAGTGAAGCAAAAGCGGAACTTGTTGATAATCCATTAGGTCGTTGGCCAGCAAACTTTATCCATGATGGTAGCATAGAAACAGAATGGGAAAAGTTTTTTTATTGTGCGAAGGCAAATAATACAGACCGCAATGATGGTTTAGATGATTTTGAAGGTGGCAAGACCAATGATGGTCGTAAAAAGGATGCGGATAATGCATATCAACGTGGTGCATCAATACGTAAAAACACACATCCTACTGTAAAACCTACTGATTTAATGCGTTATTTGTGCAAAATGATCACTCCAACTGGTGGAACAGTCCTAGACCCATTTACTGGCAGTGGTTCTACTGGTCGTGGTGCTGTGTTAGAAGGTTTTAATTTTATTGGTATTGAAATGAGTGAAGAATATGTTGAAATTGCTAAAGCACGAATTGCTGTGGTAGAAAAAAAGGTAGCACAAGTTGAAGATAAAATTACTACATACAATAATCTATTTGAGGAAGAATAATGGGCGTCCAAATATTACAAGGTGATTGCCGTGATGTTTTGAAAACATTGGCAGATGAAAGTGTAAACATGTGTGTAACATCACCACCTTATTATGGATTGCGTGATTACAAAACTGCTACATGGAGTGGTGGTGATTCTAATTGTGATCATGTTGAAAAGATTGCCGCACATGGCGGTGAACGTGCTGACCGTGACCAAGGTGGTAATGTATTCAAGTTTCGTGGAACTTGTGAAAAGTGTGGCGCAACCTCAAGTGATAACCAGATTGGTCTTGAACAAACACCAGAAGAATATATTCAACAATTAGTAGAAGTATTCCGTGAAGTTCGTCGTGTTCTTAAAGATGATGGCACACTTTGGGTAAACATTGGTGATAGTTATTACAATTATCGCAGTGGAACTGCATTTGTTAAGCAAAGTGTAGCAAAAACTGACCAAGATTTGCCAAGTTTCAGCCCAAGTCGTAATAATAAATTAGATGGTCTTAAAAGCAAAGACCTTATTGGTATTCCATGGATGTTAGCATTTGCTCTACGTGCCGATGGTTGGTATTTGCGTCAAGACATTATTTGGCACAAACCAAACCCAATGCCAGAAAGTGTGAAAGACCGTTGCACAAAGGCACATGAATATATCTTTTTGTTAAGCAAAAGCAAGAATTATTACTTTGACCATGAAGCAATTAAAGAAGAAGGTGTAATACCTGCTGGTACAAAAGCGGCAAAAGGCAGTGCGGAACGTCAAGCAGAGTTTGGTGTAAATGGTCGTCCACCAGAATATAAAATCTATGATGGTATGCGACAAAAGCGTAGTGTTTGGACTGTCACAACAAAACCTTATAAAGGTGCACATTTTGCCACATTTCCAACAGATTTGATTGAACCTTGTATTTTAGCAGGTTGCCCAAAAGATGGTATGGTATTAGACCCATTTGGCGGCAGTGGCACAACTGGATTGGTAAGCAATCGTCTTGGACGTAATGCTACTTTAATTGAACTTAATCCAGAATATATTGATTTGGCAGAAGATCGCATTGATCCACCTGAACAACGTTTAGACAGTAATCTGTTTACATTTGAATGACACTTTCACATACCATTCCCATTATTGTTACAAAGCAACAAGTATTAGATTTTGCTAATTTAACTGGCGATGACAGCGCAATTCATGTTGAAGGTGGTATTGTGCAAGGTGGATTGATTTTAAGCATGTTACCACAATGGTCTAAAATAGCGATAGAATTAGGTAACTTTTCACTAATATTTAACGATAGCATGACTGTTAAAATGGATTGCAAATTTAGTAATCCACTTATTGCAGATACACCAGTAAACATAACGTTTAACTATACACCATTAAAATTTCGTATTTCTAAAATAAGTTGGGAAATAAGTGGTGATATGGAATATTGCAGTGGTGATTGGATTATTTGTAGTTTGTCATAATACTGTCATATTAGTGTGATAAATTAGGTCAGCATACTAAAAGGAGAGAAATATGCTTACTAGGTTTATTGCTGTTGCAGCCGCAACACTTATTAGTACTGCTGCTTTTGCAGTAGAAGTTACAGGTGCAGGTGCTACTTTCCCACAACCAATTTATATGAAGTGGGCAGAAGGTTATAAGAAGGCCACTGGTAATGTCATTAATTATCAAGGTATTGGTAGTGGTGCAGGTATCAAGCAAATTGAAGCAAAGACAGTAAATTTTGGTGCTACAGATATTCCAGTAAAGCCAGAAGACCTTGAAAAGAAAGGTCAAGTTCAATTCCCAATGATCGTTGGTGGTATTGTTCCAATTATTAATCTTAAGGATGTTGACCATCTAACATTAACAACAGACATTCTTGCAAAAATTTATAGTGAAAAGATTCGTCGTTGGAATGACAAGGAAATTGCAGACCTTAATTCAGGTGTAAAACTTCCAGACCTTCCAATTATCAAGATTCGTCGTGCTGATGGTAGTGGCACAACTTGGAATTTTACAAAGTTTCTTACAGAAGCCAATGAAGATTGGAAGAAGAAGTATGGAACTGGTCAAACTGTTGAATGGGTTGGCGGTGCAATCGGAGCAAAGGGTAATGACGGTGTTGCAAACAACGTTTACCAGACAAATGGTTCCATTGGTTATGTAGAATATGCTTTTGCCAAGCAAAATGATCTTACTGTTGCTGATATGATTGGCAAGGATGGTAAGAAGGTTTCACCTGGTCTTAAGGCTTTCCAAACAACTTGGCCAATGGTTGCTACAAGTTACATTGTTCTAAACAAAGAAAATGATAACAAAGAAGCAGTTCAAGCGGCAATTAAGTTCTTTGAATATGGTTATGCAAATGACAAGGACGCAGAAGCACTTGACTATATTCCATTGACTGCAGCACAAAAGGCAGAAAGCAAAAAGGCTTGGTCAGTAGTCAAGTAATTTACATAAAATTACTGTAAAATATGCCCTACAGAATTATTTTTTGTAGGGCATTATTTTTTTCTTGACATTATATAATTATCGTGTATAAATAGACCTACAACAGAGAGTGATTATGACTAACACGCCTAAACATAACGATTATATCATTTGCCGCATGCCAGAAGGTTTCTGGATTACGGGGGCGTGTGCCTAATGTGAACGCACATTAGTGTATGCACTTAGCCCCCGAAGCGAAAGTTTCGGGGGTTTTTTTATTTTCAGGACGGTATCCCCTTTGCATAAGGATACCCACCGACCAGTACTTGGGCCAAATGGCTGAATAGGTGGTTTCGGCGGTGAAAAATGGGGTGGGAGTGTCAATATTTTGACATTTTTACCAAAAAATTGCCTAAAATTTGTGCAAACTTTTTTTGATTTTCGTGCATTTTTTTCTTGACTTATTATACGGTTGTGCTATTATGCATATGTTGATGACGACATGGTGTCGTCCTTTTTATGGAGAAAGTAACTATGACTATCGTATCAAATACAGACCGTGTTCTTGAAGCCCTTAAGTCTGGTGAGTTGCTCACCGCAAAGCAGATTTCTGCCCGTTTTGGCGTTGCCAATCCACATGCAGCTATTTCTGCAATCCGTCTCAAGGGTTATGCAGTTTATCTCAATGAGTATAAGACTGCAAAGGGTGAAGTAACCAAGAAGTATCGTCTTGGCACTCCTTCACGTGAGATCGTCGCAGCTGGTATGCGGGCTCTCATGGATGCAGGCGTTCGCATCTAATTATATTATTATATAATTTCAAGATTAAAGAGGGGCGGCTTCCGCCCCTTTTTCTGTTTTTCTATCAGTGTGGTGTAATGGTAACACAGCGGTCTCCAAAACCGTTATTCAGGGTTCGAGTCCTTGCACTGATGCCAAAAATAACATTATTATGACATTGACACGCAATTTAAAAGGATATATAGTTATAGGATGGCATCAAGCAAACCGCCCATCATTCCAGATAATACTTGCCCATATATTGATATGGCACAAGACCTTATTAGCCAAATGTCTGCCCAAGAAGATGCAGAGTGGCGTAAAAAACAAGCAGATTTAGCAGAAAGTTTATTGGAATATATTCGTGCAGCAAATTTAGAGTTGCGTGAAGGCGGAAAGTATTGGTATAATCGTGCAAAGAAGGTAGGAAAGGGAACTGTATGAAAGGCAAGATAGCGATTTTTGTTGATCACCCAAGAGTTAGCATACATGGTGCTAATGGGTTAATGAACGCACTTGCTCAAGATTATCAGTTTAAGATTTTTACAAGACATGATCTTCCATATGATGATTGGTGGGATGATGTTGATATCTGTGCCGTGCCAGGTGGTATTGGTGATTATATGACATTTAATCGTGTTATGAAACATCATATTCCTAAAATTAAAACATTTCTTGACCGTGGTGGTCGTTATCTTGGTATTTGTATGGGTGCATATTGGGCTGGCAGTATGTTTCTTGATATACTCAAAGGACGTGATTGTGTTCAATATCTTAGACGCCCTAAAACTGATACACGCCGACCACATGCAAAAGATTTAGAAGTTACTTGGTTAGGTAATAAAGAAAAGATATTTTGGTATGATGGATGTAGCATTATTGGAAAAGGTAAGTTTGATGTTGTTGCCACTTACCCCAATGGTGATGCTATGGCAGGTTACCAAGATCGTATTGGTCTTATCGGCAGTCATCCAGAAGCAGAAAAATTCTGGTATGACGAATATACTTGGTTGAAGCCAAAGTATGTTGGAAAAGAACACAATCATGAACTATTACATGATTTTGTTGATGAACTTATGAAACGCTAATGATAGAATATATTATTGTATTTTTATCGATGTTTGTCGTGGATGTATTCTATGCAATATATCTAAAAAGCATTGAAAATAACAAACCTATATTTGCCTCTTTTATGGCTACCATTGTGTTTTTTGTTGCAAGTATCGCAACAATAGGTTATATTGATAATCACTGGTTACTTGTTCCAGCTTGTTTAGGTGCATTTGCTGGCACATGGGTTGGTGTTATGTATAATATTAAAAAGAAGAAAAACTAATTGGGGAAGTGAGTGCGGAATGGTTACGCCAAGGTCTGCAAAACCTGTTCATGTGGGTTCGAGTCCCATCTTCCCCTCCATTACTGGAGATAAAGAGATAGATTTGTTAATACACAAAACTCGTATGTGCTTGTGTAACAAATACTACAATCAAGTTTATAAGTACATTTCTATCTTAGAAACTAAAAATGTTTTCTTTAATGTAGAAAATAATAAAGAATACCAAGAATGGTTACATAATACGGCTCCATCTTATAATGGTTATTATCCTTGACTGTCTATCAGGGGATAGGGGTTCGATTCTCCTTGGAGTCGCCATAAATAACTATATGGCACTAGATCCTAAATCCGCACAGAAACTTGGTGAAGCATATGGCAAAGGCGTCACCGACGCCGTATTTGGTATTGTTGATGATGTTCGCAATGCGAAAAATATCAAAGCATCAAATAATGCAAAGATTGCCGCAAAAAATAAAATTACAGAAATCAACAATCAAATAATTCGCAATAATAACGCACTGCGTGAACAAGCAATGCGTGAAATTGCGGCAGAAGCAGAAGCAAGTGCATTAGCAAAAATGACACCTGCACAACGTCAAGCATATAAAGCAACAAAAGAAGCTAATGCCGCAGCAGCACAACGTGCAGCTAAAGAAGCTAAAAGAAAAAGTGAAGAGTTTTGGCAGTATTTTTGGGCAATTGTGATTGTTCTAGTCTGCATACCAATTTTAGGTGGTGCTGGCTATCTACTACTTAAATTAGCACACTGATTTCAATTATATCAGTATCTCAATTACATCTATAATTTTCCATGTTTGGAGATACTGTTGGATATTCTACCACAAACCTACGATATGGCGTGGGGTCCGTGCTATTGGCGGATGCATTATTTTTATCATAATGTAAAAGAATACCATTGGACACAATGGGATGCCAGTGCTGATTATAGCAAACAAAGCATTATGAATGCATGGGTTGAAGCAAAAAACAAAGCTGATCCAACAATACGAATACGTATAACGTGTCAAAATAACAAATATATTATTTTAGATACACGTCCTTAATTTAACCGCCCATAGATAACGCTGGCTATATCACTGCCCTTTCAAGGCAGAGTAACGAGTTCGACACTCGTTGGGCGGACCAATTAATTTGCATATTCTAATAATTTTTGTTATACTTTCATTATAAGGTGTAACATGAATACAGAAGAATATGCAGCATTTGAAAAAAGTGCAAGACCAATACTAGAAAGCTATCGTGGTAATATTGATTATTATGTTGGCACAATGTATGAAGGTTTTTTAAGTCATCCAAATACAGTTCGTGGTAGTATTGGTGAAGCAATTGTTAGTGCAGATATGTCAAGCCGTGGACATGTTGTAGAAGATCGTATTAATGCTGGTCATGACAGAATTATTGATGGTATTAAAACAGAAATAAAACACGCAATTCAAGGCAAATTTGGTCCAGATAGTCATATTATAAATCATATTAGTGCTGATAAAGATTGGGATAGATTAATATTTTATGGTGTAAACCGTCCATTGGAAGATACACGAAGAGTATGGTTTACAAAAGAAGATTTTATTGCAAATATTAACAGTGGTATTTTTCGTCGTCAACAAGGTGGACAAGATGGTGGAAATGATGATTATATGGTTAGCAACACAAGTAAATTATTGTGTCAACCATGGGTTCATGATATTCAAACTTTTTAATGGCGTGTAGCTCAGTGGTAGTAGCACAGTCCTGATAAGACTGGGGTCATTGGTTCAAATCCAATCATGCCAACCAAATAAAAAATGAGAGGAAATTGCTTTCCTCTCATTTATTGTAGAATAAACTTTTGGGAAAATTACTTCTTCTGCCAAATGTTATAGAGAACCCAAATTGCAATCAAGCCTACAAGACCTTCTGATCCAAGACCTTTTACAATTGATGTAACGTTAGCAATAACGTCTACATTTGGAAGGAATGGGATTGCTACACCCTTGAAAATTACACTAGTAACAATCATAAGTGCTAGTACACTTAATAGAGTGTCAGCAAGTGCTGAAACCCATGATTTAACTGTCTTTAAAATATCCATTTTATACTTCTCCTAATACCTTTTGTCATAAAAAGGTAATAATATTTATTCGCTGTTGGGGCGGTTGTGGAAATCGCACCACTCTCATAAGGTGGGAAAAGCTGCTTCGAGTGCAGCCAACAGCACCATAAGCACAAAGCACCAATTAAATATATTATGAAAAGAATTATTCTAATTTGTTTGTTATTGTCAGGATGCAACACATTACAAAAAACTAGTGTAGATGTTGTTGGAACTGGTTTATCACATCATTTAATTGAACGGACTAATCCTCCTTATAATGAAACCAATAGTGGTGTTGGATTAAGACTTAATTTTAATAATGATACTGCAATACAAAGTGGATTTTACAATAACAGCTATAACAACCAAAGCAATTATGCAATATTAGATTATTCACCATACAAATTATTAAGACAAAATGATTGTGGAAAAATAGATGTAGGTGGTTTTATAGGAGCAGCAACTGGTTATAAAACATATCCAGTTCCAGTTGGTGGTATACAAGGTGCAATTCATTGTGGTGATTTTTATGTGCGTTCAAGGGTAACACCAGCACCAATTGCTGGTGCAGTTTTATCCGTTGAATTTGGCTATACAATTTTTAAATTTTAGGGACGACCTTGACCACGATAGGTTTTAGTATTGCGACGAACATGTTTATTTTTAGGACGACTTGCCTTGGCATGACCTATACTGGTACGTTTTTTAACACTTGCTTTTTTAAATGTAACTTTTTGTGCAGCATTACTTCCACCTTTTGCTTTAGCCATGGTTGATCTCCTATTAAAATATTTACATTAAAATTACAAAATGATACATACAAATATTGCGGCTATGATGTAGAGGTAACCTGTCTCGTTGCCAACGAGAATTCACCAGTTCGATTCTGGTTAGCCGCTCCAATTAAATACCTACATGGAAGATATAGAAGCAATTTCTTGGAAAAATACTCACAAAGAAGATTTATGGGTATTTGATAAACTAATTATTGCCAAGAAAATGGGTTATACATGTGGTCCTGTAGGAGTTGATGTGCCTAAACCTGGTTTTTACATTGTGCGCCCGTGTGTCAATATACCAGGCATGGGACGTGGTGCTAAATTGAGACACCTTATTAAACGAACAAAACACTTACCTACTGGACATTTCTGGTGTGAATCATTCAGTGGTAGACATATAAGCGTTGATTATAAAAATGGTGAACAAGTGTTAGCAGTAGAAGGATTTCGTAGAGACGGTCATCTTTGGCAGTTTTGCAAATGGGAACGTGTAAATGATGATTTGCCATTACCAGAAATATTTCACGACGTAATAAATCGTTATGAATATATCAATGTTGAATATATTGGCGGAAAAGTTATAGAAATTCATTTTCGTCATAATCCTGATTTTGTATGGGGCAATAGTGTAGCATATCCAGTTTGGGAAAAAATAGATGTGCGACAATTATATCCAGAAGTTGACTTTGATAGTTTAACTTTTGTATCATCTCCAGATTATAAACGTTTAGGATTTTATATAGATTAAAATATGCTGGTATGGTGTAATAGTTTGCACATAAGGTTGTGGCACTGGTAGAGTTAGTTCGAATCTAACAGACGGTGCCATTAAAATTTGACTATTGTCAAATATATGATATATTTAAAATATTGCGGGGTAGTGGAAAAGTGCCACGGTTGGCTCATAACCAACAAAACTGGAGCGTTACCAGCGACCGCAACCAATTTATCTCTGTGGAGTTAGGGTAAGATTAATGCGGCACTTGGACTGCCGAGAACCTGGGGCAGCGCCAGGCACGGAGACCATCTAGAAGGCAAGATACACGTATTACTAAGTGGGTGTATCACATCGTGGGCGTGTTGGAGTGGGGCTGCACGATGATTAGCTGATTTTGGATCGGTTACCGTAGTGGCGAACGGCCTAGGCTTTTAACCTAGTATACAAACATCATGGGTTCGAGTCCCATCCGATCCTCCAAAAATATGGGTAGAGCATAAATATAATAAAAGGATGCTCTACCTATGCCAAGTAAAATAAAAAGTTTTTGTAAAAATTGTGGTGTCAGTTTTATACACGGAAAAAGTTCATATGGAATATATTGTAGTAATAGGTGTCAGGGGGAACTAAAATCTAAAACAATTATAGAAAATTGGTTTAATGGAACAGATAAAGGATATAAAGTAGGATTTAGAATTAAACCTGCTATAAGAAATTATCTGTTAGAAAAAACTAATTATAGTTGCTCCGAATGTGGGTGGAATAAAATAAACCCAAAAACTGGAAAATCTCCATTAGAAATTGATCACATTGACGGAGATTGTTCAAATAATAAAGAAGAAAATTTAAGAGTTCTTTGTCCTAATTGCCATTCTTTAACGCCAACATGGAAAGCATTAAACAAAGGAAATGGAAATAAAGAAAGTCATAGATATTCTGGTCTTATAAAATAAGCCTACGTAGTTCAATGGATTAGAATGACGGTCTTCGAAACCGTGGGTTACAGGTTCAAGTCCTGTTGGGTCTACCAATTATTAATATCTTCTTCTATTTCATTAAATCCAACTTGATTTGATTTGGCACCCATTTTATGGTTTGCCTTCCACCAATTTTTCCAAACATTATAAATTCTATCTTTATTAAGTGGATTTAAGTTAAAAAATTCAAGAGATTTGTTAATTTCAATTGTAAATTTATTTCCATTTAAAAACGCAGAGTGTGGAAATTTAAAATAATTTTTATTTTTTTCATCTAAAAATCTGATTAATTCTTTTTCATACTTAATTTGTGCATCAACCATGTTATCATCTGAACCACTACTTTCTACAAAGTTTCTTCTGAATAAAAGCCATTTAGTTTCTTTTTCATTAGATAAATCCCAATCAATGTAAATTAATTTTTCAAAATTTAACCATTCATTAAATGAAAAAAATCTTGGATGAGCTGCTGTTATGTTTTTATGAAATTTACCTTCATATGCTTTTCTCCATGCAAATTTTGGAATATTAGGTGCTTCTGCTGAATATATTTCATCTAATTTATTAAAAAAATCTGGTCCAAAATACTTCTCACTACAACTTAGAATATTAGCAAGTAAATGTCCACCAGTCATAGGAAAATAAGCAATTAATAAACTATCTTTGTGTGGTATTCTTTGAACAGAAAGTAAATTTTCAATAGGAGTAAATGGCCATGTGTTTATCATGCAATATTTAATTTAAATATTTTATCTAATAAAAAAATAATTGCCTACGTAGTTCAATGGATAAGAATGACGGTCTTCGAAACCGTGGGTTGGGGGTTCGAATCCCTCCGTAGGCTCCAAAAAATAATGCTTGACATAATTGTAAAGTTGATATATATTATGAATATAATAGTTATTCCCGAATAGCTCAACTGGCAGAGCACAGTGCTGTTAACACTGGGGTTACTTGTTCGAATCAAGTTTCGGGAGCCACTTTTTTAAAACGCTAATGGATAAAAATACCAAATACCATCAGCAAGTAGGGCAAGTCCAACTAAACCTACAGCAATACTACCGCCCCATAACAGTATGTTAGCACCAAGTATAGCAGTAGTGCTTAATACAATTGCAATTTGAAATGCCGTACTTGCCAATCCAAATAGTGGATTACGTTGTTTAGCAGCATCACGTTCTGCTTCAAGTTCTCGTGCTTCTGCCATAATTTCTTTTTTTCCATGACCTTTTGGATCACTTTCAAGTTTATCAATAACGGCTTGATAACGTGATGCACGTTCTGCTAATATCTTTTTAACATTTGCTGGTGTAGATGGGTCTTCTAGTTGTGCTTTAGTATCTTCTAAATCTACATAATATAAGTTTTGTTTAATGCTTTTTGCTTGATAAAAAGCCCATGCATTTGTTACTTCTATATTTGTTTCCATAATTCTTGTAGCATTTTTACCACCAAAAAGTGTGCATACCGATAATATCATTGCAAATACGGTAATGGTAATTGTAGAAAGTTTTCTTATCTTTGCTTCTTTATCAGCAAGTTTATCTATATCACCTTCTTTACGAGTTTTAAGATATGTGTTTACAGTGTTTTGAAATTGTTTGATGTCCATGGTATTTTTCTCTTGACTATATGTGATATTTAGGATATATATAATACATGCCCTACTAGCCCAACTGGTTAGAGGTGCTTGCCTTAGAAGCAAGAGGTTCTCCGTTCGAATCGGAGGTGGGGCACCAATGCCGCCATAGTATAATGGTATTACAGTGGATTAGTAACCCTCTGACGGAAGTTCGATTCTTTCTGGCGGCACCATATAGGAAGATAGCGAGCAAGGTGCTCAAACCGTCTTGAAAACGGTGCCACCGAAAGGTTGATGGTTCGATTCCTTTATCTTCCGCCATAATGCGGAGTTGGCATATTGGTTGTGCTCCAGCCTTCCAAGCTGGCTAAACGAGTTCGATTCTCGTACTCCGCTCCAATTTTTCTCCAAGTCATAAAATCGTAATAAATATTGTATGGGATATTCAATTGCAAAGATGATCGAGTTTGCGTTATCTTATTTGCTTTCTAATGAATTGCTCGTGGGTAAAACTAATTTACCTGATTCAACCAAAGAAATTATAATCAATTACTTTAATGAACGTATTGCACAAATACGTTCCGAATACAAATGAAACAACCAACAATAGATAATATAATAATAGACCAAACAATAAGTTTGGCACCAAATAAAATACTAATAAAAATATTTCCTAATTTAATTGGAACAGTATTTTTTCCACCACTATCCACAGATTTTCTAAAAGAAACTATACAAGAACCGCTAAAAAAATGGTGTAATGAACATTTAAGTCCTAGTTACAATATTGTTTATAGATATAATGATGGTGATCCGTATTGGTCACTTTTTTTAGACGATACAAGTGATGTGAATATTTTTATGCTACGTTTTGGTAAAAATTAAAGTCCCATTTCTTTGCGAATCTTTGTCGCACTTATAGCATGTATTTCTTCATCAAATACTTCTTGTTCAATTTTATAACCAACATCACGACCATATGTTATGTTTACGATGTTAGGAACAAGTTCTACCACAAAATCTGTGTGGTGTACATAACCTTTTTCATGTAAACTTTGTATAATACGATTTTTTACATCAACAAAGTTAAATGGATTATTGTCTGTTCCACCAACATCACGTATCATAATACATACTTGACCTGTTTTAGAATGTGCCCTTTTAAATAAAGCAAAGTGCCCATCATGCCATGGTTGCCAACGTCCTAACATTTGCACAGTTGGTGCTTGATTATTCCAAGTCATGATGATTTTAATCCTTTTAACATTGCTTTGATCCAAGTTGGATGTGTATCAAAATCAAGTTCTTCCGTGATATATTTTGACCAAAAATCTGCATCTTGTGTATCTACACGGAAATAATAACTGCCTGGTTCTGGTGGAACAAACATCTTATTTGTATCCTCAAACCTACCTTCTTTAATTGTATCAACCCAAATAACAGTAGCAGGCCCAAAGGCCGCACGAGTGGCAGCTGTGGGACATACAAAATCTGCAATTGCCCATGAACCTGCTTCTGTAACTTGATCACATAGCCAACCCATTCTACGGGCTTGCTCTATGCGATCACTTTCACTAAAACCAAGATGGCTATTAATATTTGCACGAACAGCATCTGCGTTCCAATGAACTGCTTTAAGTTTAGGAGCCAAGGCTTTTGCCAGAGTGGTTTTACCCGACCCTGGCAAGCCCATTATTAATATTTTCTTGTTCATGCAGATGTTGTTACAAGTTTTTTACGAGTTACATTACTAACAACATAGCAAAGTGCACCACTACCGAATACTTCAATTAATACAGCAAGTGCCATTATGCTTGGACCACCGCCGAAAAACTGACCATAGATGTAAAGTGGAATACCAATGAATACTCCTACTGCACTACCAGCAAGGAATCCTTGACGAGTAAGGAAGTCGCCAGCCATAAGTGCAAGAATAATTGGAATAGCAAAAGTAAGCATTAATGCCTTGCCCCACATAAACAATACGTTAAGATCAAGACCTGGCATATTAGCTAAACCAACACCAATAGCAGCTACTACAACCATTGCAATGCGTCCCCAATAAATTGGATCTTTTCCGTTGAATCCATCGTGAACATCATTACCAATAAGGTTTGCAGCACTTACCATTTGTGTATCAATAATGCTTACAAGACCAGCAAATACAACGGCAAGATAAAGAAGTGGCAACCAAGTGCCAACTACATTTGCCATAACCATAAGGTTAATAAACTGTGTTTGTGGACCACTTACATCATAGTGCAAACCTGCACCAAGCATACCTAACATACCACCAACAACTGGTAGAATCGTCCAATAAAATGGTGCCATAATAAATGCCTTACGAACATCTTTTTGTTCAATGCTAAAAGCATTTTGATAAGCTGCATTATCAGTCCATGGTGTTGCAAGATGACCCAAAACTGTAGGTAAACCAAAACCAAGGAAAAGTCCAGTAGTAAATGCATCACCCCAAAGTGCGATACCATTACCTGTCTTACCACCAATACCTGCGGCTACTGGTTCAAATCCAGTTGTACCAAATACAGCGATAGCAACAGTTAATAATACTGCCCAAATTACACCAATTTTAACGATATCAGTTGCAACAGTAGCCTTTTGTCCACCACGCAAACTGTAGACAAGCGCAATTACAACAAGCAGAATGCTCACTGTAAAAGCATTAAGACCTGTTAACAATTCAACGCTTCTGCTACCAGCAAAAAGATTGATTGTCATACCTTGCAACATGTATAGAGTTGCAGCCGCAAATACACAATATTGAACAGCACGACCGTATTTGCTTCGGAACCATTGGCTTAATGTAAAACCATTAGGATTATCTTGTCTAATTTTATTAGCACCGTAACTAAAAAGTATAAGTGCAAAAAAATTACCAAGACTAAACCAAAATACGCCAGCAATACCGTTGTTAAAGCCTTGCTGTGCGGCAACAAACAAACCTGGTGCCCAAATCCACGCAGCACCACTACTCAAACTTCCTTGCCAAAAACCTAACTTACGATTAGCAACAAGAAAAGATTCTTTGGTCTTATTGAAGCCTTTGGCAAACCAACTTGTAAGCCAAAAAACAAACAATGCATATAGACCAATTACCAATAGTCCAGTTTCTTGACTGAAAATTGGAAAAATTTTAGTTACATCCATTTTATTTTCCTTTTAATTGAAATAATCTATTAATTCGCCATCTCTGTTAAGGTCACATGTTATACAATGTATACCTCCACTCCAGAAATAACGATTTCTGTAATGAGAGACGTGAACATTTATACCATGTTTTTCTAACTCATCACAAATTCTTTTATTGTAATTGAATACAATTACATTATTCTCATCAATGCTTAACATATTACAGTCAAATACGTTATCCATCATGTATTTCTGCCAACCATTATCTAACCATTCATTAGCAAGAGCAGCACGAGCAGCATCTCCTTCTTCACCATAGTTCCATAGGTTATGATTATGTTTTTGTTTGAATCCTAAGAACTTATACATGCTTACCAAACTGTCACTGCCATCTGTAGTAATAACCTTCCAGTTTGGAAAATCTTTTGCATATTTTTCACTTCCCATAACACTAACGATAAGACCTGGTTTAAGTGGACGATACCAACTGTCACGCCAACCTATTTCATCGTATATAATATTCTCATAACCTTCACCAAATTCAGAAACAAATTGTTGAAATTCATTATGTGATCCATATCTTTGAAATGGTCCACCATTTCCATATGTCATACGTTTGCCAATTTTGGTCATCCAACCTTCACTGTTTATTTGTGTTTTAGTATGATAAACAGAATTTCCTTGCGCTTTAACATATTCAACAATATTTTGATATTGAGCATATTGTTCTGGTTCAATAAACCAGTGGATGAATTTATCACCCATCATCATGATCCAGTCACGAGGCTGCAGTGGGGGTGGCACTATACACTCGGCTGTGGGATATTCTGTGTATTGTAATGGTAATACAAATTGATCATACCATACTCGTGACTGGATTCTCTTTTTGAAATCTGCGTTAGTATCAACCGTGGGACGTATGGTTTTTACACCAAATGATTGTAGCAGTCTTTCTAAATTTTGATAGTCTTCTTCTGTTTCATATGCTATTTGTTCATAACGACGGCGGACATCAATATCTTTTATAAAACTATAAAATTCTGGTGCATAGGTGCGACCAATTACACAATTTTTTAATGGTTGAAATAAGCAATGCTTTTCGAACACCTTTTATATCCTTAAAATATTTCTTTTTTTTGAACTGCTACTGTATACCCAGACCTACGTATAATATCATCTACTTGTGGATTTTCAGCAGATTTTATATATTTTTCATTTGAATCTTCGGCTAAAATTTCTTCTAATCTAGAGTCTTGATATGCTATGGGAAACTGCAACCATTTTCCAATATCTCGTAGATATATTTTTTTATAAAGATACACAAGTTCAGTGCTTACATAAAAAGGAGTAACATCTAGCCATCTAATATACTGTGTCATGCATCCCCATGTTGGTCCACCACGAATTCTACTTTGTTGCTTTGTTAATATTGTTTTATCACGTCCTATAATAACAGGTTGAACTTCAATATCTAAACTTTGTAATTTTGTAATAAATTTAGTAAATGGAGGTATTTGTAATTCATCTTTATTCCAAAATGGAACACTAGCACTTATCACAGCGTAATTCTTACCACCCATGATATCTAATGTTATGCTATCAATATCATTCCAATATTTGTTGTTAGGTTCTTTATAATGGGGAACAAAATAATTATCAGGATCACTTGTATCTAATAATTCTTCCCATCCATGAACATCTGGGTGTAGTGCAAAGATTTTACTAAACAGATGATTTCCACTGCCCTGTGGACCAAAAAGTAAAATAATTTTATTTTTTTCTTTATTTTTAAAAAAATCCATACATATTTCCTAAATCATAAATATTTAGTAAAAAAAAATCTAGTATCTTAAAAATATTTATTAAAATTAGGAAAAAAATAAATGAACAAGAAAATTTATGAGTTTTTATTAAAAAATTTAAATGAAGCATTTAAATTAGAAAGATACACAGAAATTCGCAATAGTATTGATGAAAATACTATTATAACCGATCTTCCTTGGACATTAAAACGTTGGGAAAAATTTAAAAAAGATATCAATGATACTTTTCAAGACGTTGATATAGAATTTAAAGGGACACTAAAAGAATTTACTGAACACGTTGATTACAAATACCAGTGCCGTGTATGGGGTGGTGAAATGTGGAAACCTCGCACTGAGATTTATCGTTTTACTGGTTGGAATATCGTCAAGGATGTAAACGATCTTAAACCAAATGCAGTATTAGATGTTGGGTGTGGGTTTAATCAATTTAAAGCACATATACCTGGCTTGATTGGTATTGACCGTTACAATCCAAATGCCGATTATATGGTTGAAATTATGGATTTTAAATGGAAGCCAGAAAGTTTTGATGCAATTATTGTTTTTGGAAGTATAAATTTTTACAGCTATGATTGGGTTGCGGAAAGATTCTCTAGAGTATTTGAATTACTTGCACCTGGTGGAACAGTATTTTGTCGTGCAAATCCATGGAATACAGAACCAGAAAATAAATGGATTGATCCGTATTACTGGGATTTTGACACCGCCGTTCGTATTGCAGAAGCAAATAATGTTAAATTAGAAACATGGAAACAAGATAACGGTGACCGTTTCTATTTTGTTTATAAAAAGCATTAAGGTATAGGCTGATCTTACCATAAATATCTTGTAGGATCAGCAATGCCACGTTTAAGTCTTTACCGTGAAACACATACAAACGATTACAAATGGCAAGATAATCGTGTTCGTGAATTATACACAATAAGTGGTGTAGGTATAAATGTGCACAAATACCTTGGAACAAAAGATCAAGGTGAAACAACCGATTTAACACAACCACAATACAGCACACAAAGTGAAAAGAATATCCAAGATTTACTATTCTTGGAAAACCGTGACCGTGCATATGATAAAGATGTTTATAATTTACGTGGTCATTATACCATTCAAGACAACGATTTTAACCTAAGTCAATTTGGTCTTATGGTAACTAATGATACACTTTATATTACATTCCATATCAATGATATGAGTGAACGTCTTGGTCGTAAAATTATGCCAGGCGATGTATTTGAATTACCACACTTGCGTGATTACAGTCCGCTTGATGAAAGTATACCTGTTCCACTTAAAAAGTTTTATGTTGTTCAAGAAGCAGTACGTGGTAGTGAAGGTTATGCTCAAACTTGGTGGCCGCATATTTGGCGTTGTAAAGTTACACCTATGGTTGATAGTCAAGAATTTAAAGATATTCTTGACCAAGAAGCAATTAAAGGTGATGGAACACCAACTGGTAGCACACTTGGTGATCTACTCAGCAGTTACAATCTCAACGTGCAAATTAATAATGCTGTTATTGCTCAAGCACAAACAGATGTACCAGCAAGTGGTTATAATGTAAACAAACTTTACATATTACCAACACAAGATGGCATTAGTCCAGTTAAAGTAATTAATGGTTATCTTACTGGTGATGGAACTGCACCAAATGGATTACCAGTTACGGTTGATGTTGCGTTTCCATTAAATGCAACAGTAGGTGAATATGTATTACGAACAGATTATGTCCCATCACGACTATTCCGTTATGATGGCACAGCTTGGCGTGCAATACAAGATGTTCAGCGTGCTAATATTACTGGTGCAAATACAAATACACAACTTGGAACATTTATTAATAACAATGCAACTGTAACATTGGCGAATGGTTATACTATACCAAGTCGTGAGACACTAAGTAATCTATTCAAGTTACAACCAGATATCATAGGATAACAGCGTGGGTCAATATTTCTACGACAAACAGATACGCAGATTTATGGGTCAATTCATTCGCATCTTTGATGAGATGTATGTTGAATTTGGCAAAGATAATAATGGAAATAGTATATTAAAACGTGTTCCTGTTCGTTATGCCGATACAAACCGTCAGGTCAGTGCTATATTAAAAAATAATAGTGACAATAGCGTGCTCAATGTTCCAATGATGGTTTGTTACATTAAAGAAGTAAACTATGACCGAACTCGCATACAAGAACCAAAATATGTTGATAATAAAAGTTTAAGAACACGTGCGAACGATCCACTTACAGGAAATACTAACACACAACAAGGACAAAATTATACGTTAAAACGTTTAATGCCAGCACCATATCGGCTGACGGTCGTAGTCGAATTATGGACGAGTAATTTTGATCAAAAAGCACAACTGTGGGAACAGATTACCACAATGTTTAACCCAGATATGGAAATTCAAGGTAATCAAAATTACTTTGATTGGACAAGTTTAAGTTATGTATTACTAACATCAACAAGTTGGACTACACGTGATATTCCTGTTGGCGCAGATGATCCAATAGATGTTGCTACGCTAACATTTGAAATGCCAATTTGGTTTAGCACACCTGCAAAGATTCAAAAACTTGGTATTGTTCAAAGTGTAGTGAGCAACATTTATGATGCTAATGGTAATCCAAGTAATGCACTTATAGAAGCAACAAACCAATTAGGTAACCGTCAGTATTTTACTCCAACTGGTTATCAAGTATTAGTAAATCAAGGTAATTTAAAATTATTACCACGTGGTGGTCCTGAAATTTACGCAAACAGTTACAGTATGCCAACAACAACTGCAAATGCTATTGCTTGGGCACCAGTTATAAATTTATTTGGTAATATTGCAAACAACTACAGTATGATGTATCTTACTGATAACAGAACAGATAGGTTGGTTACTGGCACAGTTGCATATGATCCAAACAATCAAAATAATTTGTTTTTTAATGTAGATAGTGCTACTATACCAACTAATATATTACCAAGTGTAAATGCTATTGTTGATCCACGTGTTTATGGTCCTGGTATAGGATTACCAGCAGCATCAACTGGTCAACGTTACTTGATAGTAAATCCACTTGGTAATGCATCAACTGGTAATGGTTCAGCGGCTTGGCAAAATGCAAACACGAGTATTACACATGCACTACCAAATGATATTATTCAATATAACGGTAGTGCTTGGGCTGTTTCATATCGACCAAATAGTATCAGCAATGCAAGTTATGTTACAAACACATACACAAATATTCAATATGCATGGGATGGAAATCAATGGGTAAAAAGTTGGGAAGGAATTTACCCAGAAGGTCTTTGGTCAATCGTGATCTAACTGCCGTTGGTGCGCTATTCATAAGTGAAAAAACTGGTCGTGGTTTATTTCTGCTACGAGATCAAGACACATATAGCAATACATGGGGTTTAGTTGGTGGGCAATTAGAACCAAATGAAACATTATATGGTGGATTAGTTCGTGAAGTTATAGAAGAAATTGGATTTGAACCACCAATTAAAAAAGTATTACCACTTGAATATTTTAACAGCCCTGATGGACATTTTAGTTACCACACATTTGTTGTGATTGTACCACAAGAGTTTATACCAACGTTAAGCAATGAGCATAAAGGTTACAGTTGGTGCAGTTTGGATGCAACTCCTAAACCATTACATCCTGGTTTATATAATAGTTTGAATAATAAAATTATAAAAGAAAAATTAAAAACGATGCAGCAAATATTAAAAATCACCAGCTAAGACTGCTTCACGAACACTTACCTCGTGATAATTAGGTAGTTGATTTAAACGATTGCTATAATTGTGGCTAATATGTGTTCTTACACGATAAAAATCAACATCAGTATAAACACTGCAAACATCATATAAATGACCATGATGTTTTTCATGTGTAAAATCATTTCTATCATAACCTAGTGTGTCAGCATAAACATTTTCATTAGTAATATGATCACTGCCATCAAAACCAAATAAGAAAATTTTCTTTGCGCCATCAAATGCGGCAAGATATGCTGCAGTAGCACCACTATCCAAATAATAAACATATGGAATAAGATTAGTATCACGATATGTAACCCACATATCATTTGTGACAAACATTTGATTGTGTTTGTCAGTTGGTATTTCCGCAAATAGTAATCTATTTTTTATTACATAATAATCTGCTTTTACATCACGATAAGCGGCATTACAAGCATAGGTTGTTTTGTATCCTTCTGCAACACGACGATTATTTTGATTTAAAATAAGTTGAATATCTTGACTGTTACGACTAATACCATTACCAATAACTATAGCAGTAGTAACCGCACGATCATATGGAAAACTACGTGGATTTACAAACAACGATTTCATTTTATCGTTATCGGTAAATGTTAATGGTTCACCTTTGTAATCTCTGCGATAATAAGGAAAGTTTAATTCTGGCATAGCAATATTTATGGTATCACAACTTCACTTGGAAAGTGTTCAAGACTATATTTCATTTGACTAAACTGTGTAGCAACATATCGTGAACCTTGTTCGTCAAGTGCATAGGCATCTAATTCAAAATCTGGCCAGTTGCCTTGTGCTTTCCATGCTACATATTCTTGAAAATGACGGTTTTCTGGATCAGGTGTAATATGCCATCCGTCTTCATTGTCAACAATTGTTCCGTGCCAACATAATGTATATTTTGTCATAGTTTACATATCCGCATCTGCATAAAGTGTAACTGTTTGGTTGCTTCCCCATACTAAATTTGTGCCATAACTTGCAATACTTGCTGTAGTTAAACTCCATCCGTCCACTGTTATAGATGTCGCTGTTATACTTGTCATGCTTACATTAACAGGAGCATAAGGAGTGGTAGTAGTAGTTCCTACACCAACCATATTCCAACTTGTGGAACTAAAAGATATAGCAGGTGCTACACGCATTTGTTGAGGATGGTTAACACGACCACGTGTATCGCCATTAGATGTATAAGTTACCCATGGACCCCATTCTTTGCCACCACTTGTAAGAGTATAATAGTATCGTTGACATATTGCAAGTTCCGTTGGATAGTGTCTATTTTCATAAGGTGTTGCGATACTACCTGGCTCAAATTGAACACCAGTCCATTGCATAGTGCTACCAACTGCAGTTAAAACGTTACCACTTAATGCACGACTATTGGCACCAGTATAGTTACCACTTGTCCAAGTATTTGCGCTCGCTGGTGCGTAAACAGAACCATTCCATACTGCAAATCCTAACTCTATACCACAACCGCTACCACCGCCCCAAGTTCCAGTAGTTGAACCTTGCACGGGAATGCTAACATAAGTCCATGTATTTGCACTTGGAATATTATATGTAAAAGTTAAACTTTGGTCAAAGGTTGGATTGTTTCTTATAAATCCACTATAAACACCAGCATTACTACTACGTGTCCAAAAACTTAAAGTAGCATTTCTTGCCCAAGTTTGTCCCCAACCTAAATCACGAGCAATGTAACCTTCAATTTTTTGTGATAAGAAAATGTAATCACTAGTATTTAATGTTGAAGGAACACTTGTAGTTGTCCAACCATAATAGCTAAAATGTCCTGTTGGACTTGTAATACTGCCTTGATTTTGTCCAGTATAACCTTTACTTACGGTATTTGTGGTTGTATTCCAAACCCAACGGTCAATATAATACGCAGCAAAAGAAGAAACAGCAACATTGGCTGCACCATTGCGTTGGTCAATTTTGAAATCACCATTTATGATACGATTTCTTGCGCCAAATGATTGAACCGTGCCAAACACAGTTCCATCACTAAAACCAACGTTGGAAGCATACACATTGCCTTGAACACCAATTCCACCCACGACTTGTAGAGCACCAGTTGTTCTACTTGTTGCAGCAGTATTAGCTGCAATAACAATAGGTGTAGAAACACCAGCCTGTGTTGCAGTCCAAGTTCCTTGTGCACTATTATAGGTGTAACTTGTATTGTTTAATACATATGTTTGACCGTCTGTTGGACTATTAGGAAATGGCATTAATATCTACCTACCGCTATTTCTATTTTTCTTATAGAAGCATCTGTAATTATTTCCATGCTTTTACCAATTATACATCCAACTTCATATTTTGTTTTATCCAATGCACAAGCAACACCTTTAATGTCACTACTGACAAGTAATGTTCCTTTTGCAACTGGTCCACGCACCATACATGGAACACGACCAGTAAGTGCTACTGGAACCCAATTATCTTGTTCAAAATTATCATTCATAAGGTATGCAGGATTTGTTGAAACTACACCAGCAATAGCAGTATCGTGACTTTGTTTTGATACAGTCACATCAAGATCGCCACCAAATACCATAACAGTGCCAGGCGTATAATAATCATCAGCATGATACATTTCTGCCAAATCAGCATATTTTGCTGTAGTTGATGTACCAACAAATGTTACACCATAAATTGTGCTCCAATAAGAAGTAGAAGAACCAAGATTTGCCGAATTATTAGCACTTGGGTAAAAACTACCAGCAACTGCTACTTGATTACGTGATGGATCATATGACAGATATGATGGAGATAACGTTATCGACATCGCAACTCCTTATGCTTGCGCTTCTGTCCAACTCAAACGTGCCTGAATAGTTCCAGTTGAAGCACCAATATTTGTTGCAACAATTGTAACAACATCTGGTCCATCAGGATAAACTTGAATAGCACCAGTTGATACTCCACCACTTAATATACTTGTTCCCATATCACGGACCAAGTTAAGGTCTTGTTGAGTAGCCGCTGCCGCACTTGTAGCAAAGTTTGTATAGAAACCAAAGATAGGCTCACCACCGCTAATTGTTGTGCCACCAAAGTGAATGATGTATTGTGCAAAACTACTACCACCAACAGATGTCCAACTATCACTTGTATATGCAGTGGTGCCGTTAAGGAATAACTGAATCAAGAATGAACCGTTACTAAACAAGTCCATTTGACGCAGAACCATCTGCATACGATTTACAATTTCACGCTGACCAAGTTGGTTACCAGTAATACCGTTACTGACACTTGGTGAAAGTCGGAAACTCATAATGGCATTACGTGCGCCTGAATTAACACTGATGTTTGTATTCATGCCCTGAATAAACACGAATGATTTATCGTCATCAAAGCGACCGTCCATAATAACACTAGTTCCCCAGTGACTGATAGTTGGTGCAAATGCAGGACTATGACTTTCAACTGCAATAGGTGCAGTTGCACTATAAGTCCAAGTTTGTCCACTGCTCATACCCATTGGGCTAAATGTAACAGTTTGGCTACCACTTGAAACTGGATATTGACTTAATGTAACGCTTGTATTAGCAACAAAACTTACAACATAAGTGCCTTGTGGAATACCAACACCTGTTACATATTGTCCAATTTGAACACCACTTGTGCTTGCACCTGTAATAACATTACTTGTTGTTGATAGCGTAAATGTTAATGCACCACCTGCCTGTGCACGAGTTACACCAGTTAATGATGGTCCAAAATAAAGTGTTTGTGAACCAGTTGCTGTTACAGCAACACTTAAGACAACGCTTGAATTTGTAGCTATGCTTATAACATATGCACCGCTTGGAATACCTGTTCCAATTACATATTGTCCAGTAGAAACACCACTTGTGCTTGTCATACCAATAGTACTACTGCCATAAGTTAATGTGCCAGTCAGTGTAGCTGCTTGAGAAACACCAGTATAATTGATGTATTCCTGTTGAGTTGCATTTCTAATTACTGCAGTTCCACTTGTTGGCCAACCACTCCAATCACTTATATAAATTACGTTATCACCACCAGCTGCACTTTGTGTCAAAATGCCATATTTTGAAAATGTATTTGTTTCATAACGGCCTGGTAAGTTACCACTGCGCATATATGCTTCATTATTATAATTGTTGTTTGCAAGTTTATGACAATAAATTACGTTGCCATCTGCTCCACGGAAGCCCCAACGAATGAAACCTGCACCATACCAACTATAATCCATATAGAACATTTGCATCTTGGCAAGGTTCATGTTAAATCCGCTTGGTCCTGTTCCATCACACTTATCAATATTCCAAAGATTTTGTGGAATACGTAGGTCAACAGTTTTGCTTACAATAGCATTTGTTAAGTTTGCAACACCACGATAAGCAGGTGAGATAGTCATACTTGTATCACTAGCAATATTGACAATACGATAACTCATGCCCTTAATAACAATAAAATCATTTGGTTGTAGTTGCTTACTAAAGATAGTGCTTACACCGTTTACTGTTTGACCAGTTACAGTGCTACTACCAGCATTGACGCTGACAAATCCACTTATTTGTTGTGTGCTACTACGACGAACTGCATATAATGTTTGACCATCAAACTCAAAGAAAATACCATTTTGACTATCAAACATACCTGTACGTACAGCAGCATTATACCACCCAACAACACTTACAACAACAGGACCACTTGCTGTTGTAGCAGTTACAGCGGCTGACAATGTATATGTGAATGTATAGGCATCTTTAACTGCAGCAACCGTAAATGTGCCATTATAACCAGTTTCATTTGCACCCGAAATAGTGATTGAAACACCAGGATTAACATTATGAGCTTGTTTGGTAACAACAGTTGCTGTGCTACCTGCTGTTAAAGCATTGGCAGTTAATGAATCAACGTTAAAGTTTGGCTTCATAATTGTGCCAGTGCTCATTTGAATACCCTTACCACTTTGGTAACGGAAGTAACGACGAGTTTGACGAACATATTGTTGGTTATGGCTTTGAGCATTTGTGCTGAACTGAACACCGCCATCAAATGCACGGTGAACTGTTAAACCTGGTGGACGAACAAACATATTTGCAGTCGCAGTGACAACAGTATTACTTGCACTGGCATTAGCAGGATTACTTAATGTAATACTTGTATTTGTTACGTTACCTGTAATGTATGTTCCAAAAGGAATACCAGTTGTTGGCTGAATATATTGTCCAGTAAATGCGTTAGCAGTTGCACTACAAGTAGCCGTTACACTATTTGCGGTTGTTGTGATGGTCAATAAATTGCTTGTTTTAACATAACTTGCTGGTGCACTAGCTACATAAGTTGTAAATGCAGTTGCATTTGGAACAGTTGTTACAGTCCAACTACCATTTGGTGGAGTCGTAGCGTTAGCACCTGTAATTGCTATTTCATTGCCTAAACTTAAACCATGAGGAACACTTGTGGTAACTACCAACAAATTACTGCTTACTAAATCAATATTTGCAATACCTATTTGTGCATTTGCAAATTGTTTACCAGTATAAATTGCAGTTACGCCTGCATTGTTAATACTACCAGTAGTTCCTGTATATGTATATTTTGCAGTATAACTAAAACTTGTGCTTGCTACTACAGCATCAACAACATAAAGTCCGTCCGCACCTGCCCAAATTGTATCTTGTATATACACAACACTACCTAATGTTGGAGGTGTAGATGTAGAAACTAAAACAGTTCTACTACCATTTGTAGCCGTAATATCAGTATATGTCTGTGTTGTGTTAGTATAATATGCAAATGGACGATTATTAATAAGAGCAAGTGATTCCCACTTGGTTGACTGTGAACCATATTCAAAGTCAGTATCAATCAACGCTTGTGGTTGTGATATTCTAAACTTATTAACAGGGTCAGTTAGTGTTTCACTCGGAGTAAATGATTGGTCAAATGTATCGGTAATAATCTGCAATTTATCAGATGAACTCATGGCAACTGTGTTGTAGTTAAGAACAATAGTTGTATAGTTATTTTGACCTGTGCTGTCAGAAGTAATTGTATAACTTGTAGCTGTAAGACTATTATCGCTAAAATTGTAAATTACAGTGTTTGTTGTGACGTTTGTAATCAATATCATACGTTCACGTGGAATAACTTTGTTAATCACAATTGTGCGTGTAGTTGGATTAAATGTATAATATTGGTCTAAAATAACGTTTCTTGACATAAGAAGTCCCTGTTGTTACGATTACAGATATTTATGTTAATCTGCGCCTAGCAATATATCAACTGGTTTAAATGGATATATTTTTGGAGGTTGGCTGTAACTTCCAGTAACTGTTCTAACCAAAACTTGGCTGGCTATTGGTAATGAATCTGCAAACTTAATAAGTGGACCAGATAACACTGTTCCATTTGGATAATAATAATTTATAACCGTATATCCTTTATTACCAGTAAGGACAAAACTTTGCCATAAACTTTCAATATTGTAAGCCCATGCAGGTTGTAATTGTCCATTAACTGTTACTGTTAATTGCCATGGACTTAATATAGTAACATTGGCTTTATTATAAGTTAATGAAAAAGTATTAGTTCTACCATCAACATAATTACTTAAATCATCTAAATCATATATAGAACTTATAATTGGTGTTCCATTTGAATAATAATGACTATTACTGTAAAGTGCATTTGCAGTTACATTACCATTTACATTTAAATTACCACCAACTCCTACACCACCACTTACTACCAATGCACCAGTTGTTGAAGAAGTAGATGTTGTTGCACTATTAGATACAAGATTGCCACTTGTTTTATTATATTGTAGATAAGTTGCACCACCAAAGTTTGTTCCATCATTAAATTGAACAAATGTGTTGCTACCACCAGCAGGCGTAGTTATAGTGCTACCATTACTATAAAGATAGTAATTACTGTAAAATGCATTAGCATTTACTGTATTAGCAGATAAAGTCCCTTGGGTAATTGTAGTAGTGCTTGGTGTTATGATATTACCATTTTCATATATGCGCATGGCTTCAACAAGTGAAGAACCATTATAAGTGCTAAACACCATTTGACCAACGTTGGTTGCTGTTGCACTATTTGTTACACTTATACGTGCACTATTGACAAGTGTATTTCCACCAGGCACTTTGTCAACAAAGTCAATCTTACTTTGGATACCACTGCCGCTACCGCTGCTTCCTTGAATTTCAAGAGCACCAACACCAGTAACTTGGCTACCAGTATCACCAAGACGTGCGCCCATAATAGTTAGATAAGCACTACTACCAGCAATTAAACCGATGTTTTGGACACCAGTTAGTGTAGTAGTTGAACCAATTAATATATTAGCAGCATAAATGTTACCACCAACACCCAAGCCACCAGCAAGAACTAGCGCACCTGTGCTAGTTGAAGTGCTTTGTGTTGTGCTGTTAGATACAAGATTACCACTTGTTTTATTATACTGAATATATGTTGCACCACCTAATGAACCAGCATCACTAAATTGAACCATGGTATTACTACCACCAGCAGATGCAGTAACAGCAACCCAACTTAGATTGCCGTTGCCATCTGTGCGTAAAAAATAACCAGCGGTTCCGCCAGTAACATTTAAACTGTTAACATCTATGTTTAAATTACCAGTTACTGTAAGCGTATTAGCTACAGTTAAATTACCATAACTACTTGGATTGCTACTTAAATCTAACCAATATTTGTTATTGTAAGCATCTTGAATATATTCATAAAGAATATCGGTATTACCCTGATACCAAGTATCACCCAAATTAGGAGCAGTTGGTGCGACATTCCCAGTTCTAAAACGAGGAACCGCAGTAGAACCAAGATAAATGTTTCCACCAGCAGCAACGTTTATATTACCATTATTTGTTACATTAATATTACCAGCAACATTTTGAACATTTGCATATTCAGTAAGTGTAACTGTTTCATATGATTGTGTAACAATATTACCAATAACATTTAAAGTTCCCGCAATATTAACATTGCCAGGAAATGATGTAACATTAGAATTAACGCTATAAAGGTTTGTAAAATTAATTGATGTAGTATTAATTGTAACGTTAGAACCGCCACCATTAATAAAATAAAATGCATTACCGTTTATTGTTCCTGCTTCTACAAACACCATTGCGCCAGGACTAATTTCACGCCAATCATTAAAATCACTACTACGTGTCCAACTACCATTAGAACCTGTTCCTAAAGTAGTTACACGATAGATACCATTAAGTGAAGTAGGTGTTTGGTCTTTAACAAGAACACGATCATTTGCTGACAAACTTACGCCGTCAAGTGTGTTTGGTGCAGCGCCAAGATTTATGTTAGCACCAGTTGATGATGCTTTTACGCTATCTTTGTAATCGTTAACGAGACGAGTTAATGCCATTTAAGTTCTCTAATATAGTATTTACCCTATTAGAGACGACCAACCACCACCTCTATTACACCTACGCCATCACCCATACTTTGAAGTGCTTTACCAATAACACTACCAATTTTTGGATTGCGTTCCATACGAGCAGTTCCATCACCGTTACTGACCATCATAGCACCTTTTTCAATTGGTCCTGTGACTTTACATGGAACACGACCTTGTAGTGCAACAGCAACAAAGTTCTCTTCTAAACCACCATTCATGAGATAAGCAGGATTAGTTGATACTACACCAGCAACATATTGACTAGCATTGATATTGCTTAATGTAACTTCAGCAGTTCCACCAAAATCAACTACTGTACCTGGTTCATAATCTACATCACTTGTATAACGTTCGGCCAAGTCAGCGTATTTTGCTGTGGTTGAGGTTCCAAGGAAGTTTACTGCATATACGTTATTCCAATATAAACTAGTTGTGCCAAGATTTACAGATGCGTTAGCACTTGGTGATACAGCACCACTAAATGTTCCAGTAGTTGCTGTAACAGGACCACTACTATAAACATTACCAACAAATATTGTGTTAAAGTAATTGCTTGGACCACCAAGGTTTAGTGTATTGTTTGTTGTTGGAAGTATATTTTGATTACTACGCCAAGCACTAGCAGCATTGTTATAAGTCCAAGTTACAACACTATTATTTCCAAGTAGGATACCAGCACCATCAACACCACTTGTTGTATTTTGGTTGTTTGCTAATACAAGATTTTTATTATCTGTAACAATGTTACTTGAACCACTTGTTGTAATAGCTCCAGTAACTTGTAAGTTACCACTAACAATAAGACTGTTTACAATGTTAACGTTACCAGTTGTATCAATATAAGCACGAGTAGTATCATTCTGTTTTAAGTTAAACTGACTGTTTGTTACAGAACCAACGTGGAAACTTGTTGCATCAGTAATTGCCATACCAACGGCACTACCAGTATTGTTACGAACAAAAAGATTTCCTGCGCCGCCAGCTTGTAGTGAAGTATTACCAGTAATAATAACACTACCATTCGCAGCAATAAATGCAGGTGTTTGACTTGCCATTTTAAAATTAAGTTGTGTTGCACTTGCACTACCAAAGTGGGTATAGCTGTTATCTGCAACTATATACGCACTAACACTGCCACTATAATTGTTAGCATAAATTGTTCCATAACCATTGCTACCCGCAGGTGCAGTAACTGAAAATCCAGATGATCCAGTTGTTATAAGCGAGCCACCAATTGTAAGGTTACCACTTACAGCATCAATGCTTGTTGGTCCTACTGTAAGACCATTGTGTACTATAAAATTACTATTAGCCATAGTTCCATATCTCCCTGTTGGCTATTATAAAGGCATGTAAATTTGTTGGACTTTAGCATAACTTGACACGCCTGCGTTTGCATAAAGTCTTGCGGTTGTTCCACTTACGTTAGCGTAGAAGTTACCAATACTAGTTCCATTTGCGCTTACTACACCATAGGTTTGAACACTTGCGTTGCTACTGCCACACACAAGAACTACTTCAGCAAGTGTAAAGTTATTGTTTGTATAATCACTCAATGTAACAACATATTTTGCACCACGATACGTGCTTGTTGAAAAACTATCAATTATGGTTGGAACACCCGCACTTAAACTTGTATTTGCGCTTAATGTGCTGATACCACCACCAAAGAAATTACCACTACTATTTGCAAGATGTGCAACACTGTTAACTGCTGTTGTATATACACCACCAGTGTTTGCAACAACTGTATTACCGCCAGTAGCATCAGTTATGCTTGTAACAGTTCCTGTTGTAGTAAGAGCACGTGCGTCAATTATATCAGTGCTTAATGGTGCTTCTGTAAATGTAAGAGTCGTGCCACTTACACTATAGGCAGTAGTTGGAAGCTGTATAACACCATTAATTGAAACCAAAGTGCCTGCGGTAGTAGTGCTTTGACTTAATGTAAAGTTAGTTTGACTGCCATCACCAACAAACTGATCTGCTGTAATAATAGTAAACGCAGTCCCAGTTCCACTCCAAGTTGTTCCAGTATAAAATTCCAATTGACTGCTGTTGGTATTAAAACGTATCATACCTTGTTGTGCATTACTTGGACGATTTGCCTGTGCACCAGTTGGAATAATCATAGAATCTGTGCCATTAATTTGCAGAGATGTGTTACCAACTATTTGGCTTGGTGCTACTTTAATTCCAACTTGTCCAGTTGCACCATTAGTTGTAAGTAGATTTTGATAACCAGCTGCACTATTACCGTGAACAACAAGGTTTGCAACAATTTGATTTGCATTAACTGTAACATTTGTGTTTAATTGTGGGTATAGATTAATATTGCCAGCATTTGCGTATGGGTAAATGTTGCTTGTATAAATTGTTGGAACATTCTTTGATGTAGTTCCATTTATATTACCACCAACATTTAGATCACCAGAAATACCAGCGCCGCCACGAACTTGCAGTGCACCTGTGTTAGTAGTTGTACTTGCAGTTGTGCTACTAATAACAAAACTATTTGTATTTGCTCTCATACGAGCAAACTCATTTGCATTAGCCACACCACCAAGTGAGTAAATGATATCGTTAGCAGTAGTTGTAGAAATTACAAGGTTACCACCACCAGTTGTTGTATTACCAGCAACATATAGATAACCGTCATTTGCTTTTGTTAAACTAAAAGCAGCTTGACTATAACCGCTGCCGTTGATACCCATATCAATAAAAGTGTCAACATCTGTTCCATTATCAGCAGTAACAACAATATCACCACTTGCTTGTGCGCCAGTATTGCTATTTTCTAGGTTTATTTGTGTATAGTTATTAGTATTACCGCTAAATTGAGCCACTACGTTAGCAAGTGGAGTATAACCAGTTTGACCAGCATAAAGTGCATTCATACCAGTTACTGGTAAACCGTAGAAAATACCACCTTGTGTATAAACATTTGCGGTTATAGCATTGATATTACCAGTAACAATTAAGTTACCAGCAATATATGCATTACCATTACCACCACTTGTTGTTGTTAAAAGACTAGTAAATACAGCACTATTTGGAACGTTAGCACCTATTGCACCATTTAAGTAACCAATAACTTGGCCCGCACTGTTTAAGTTTCCAACAGAAGCATTGCCTGTTACTGTTAAACTATTCAATGTGCCAATTGAAGTAATGTTTGGTTGACTAGAACTAACACTAGCGATAGTTCCTTCAAGAATTGTATTTGTATTACCAATCTGTCCAGCACTTACTGCATTTACACTTATGTTACCAGTGAGAGTCATACTTGCACCACTAATCGTAGCGCCAGCATTACCAATAGTTCCTGCATTTAAAGTAGGAGCAGCAACAGTTCCCTGTGATGTAATAGTGCTACTTGTTGTAAGAGTAGTAAATGCACCAGTAGATGCAGTTCCATTACCAATTGGAGTATTTTGGATTGCAGCAGCATAGATGTTACCACCAACACCCATACCACCATAAATTACAGCAGCACCAGTTGTTGTTGATGTTGATGTGTTGCCACTATAAGCAATGATATTACCAAGTTTTACAGTATCATATATTAGATACGCATTTGCAAGATCAACAGTTGTGCTTGGTTCTGATCGAAGATTACTGAATACATACCATGCATTGTCTATGTGATTTCTTACAATACCAGTATGGTTATACCCAACAGCAGCATCGTATTTGTGGCTGTAGAAACCTATTTCATAGTTATAATTGGTAAAACCCGATACCGCAAGGTATAATAGCGGAGCATTGGCAACAAGCGAAGTACTTCCAAGACTTGTAAGATTAGCAACAGTTAAGTTACCCGCAATATAAGAGTCACCGCCAGCGTAGAAACCGCCAGTTATTTGTAATGCACCTTGACCACTGCCATAGCTGTTTGCTGTTCCTGTTAGTGTTGCAGTCGAGGCAGTAATTGCCGCACCAGTATTACCAATAGTGCCAGCATAAACTGCTACACCATTAAATGTGTTAGCATTTACGGCACCGCTGACAGTTAGAGATGATAAAGTACCAAGACTTGTAATATTCGGTTGACTTGGTGTAGCACTACCAATAGTGCCTTCAAGTATAGTAGTTGTGTTACCGATTTGACCAGCACTAACAGCGTTTACACTTACGTTACCAGTAAGAGTCATACTAGCACCGCCGAATGTAGCACCACTATTACCGATTGAACCAGCATTTAATGTTGCAGCGTTAAGTGTACCATTAACGGTTGCAGTTGTGAATACACCAGTATTAGGTGTGTTGGCACCAATTGCACCAGTTATATAACCAATGTGTTGACCGCCACCAGTAGAAGTAAAATTATCTGCTTTTAAATCATTATTAACGGTAGTTGTACCAGTATCAGCACCAATGCTAACTGTTGTTGCTGCTCCACCAATGTTTACAGTTGTAGTGTTTGCATTAAAGACAGATGCAGTGCCAGTAGAACTTGTATCAATTGTTGGATTTGCGCCATTCATCAATACTTGTGTAGTATTTGGTAAGTTTAAGGTTGCATTTTTAATAGTTACTAGACCAGATGTGGCACCAATATTAATATTAGTAGCAGCACCAGCAAAATTCATTGTTGTTGCAACATTATCATATAAACTTTGTGTAGTTTGACTACCAATAAGGAAAGGATTAGCAATATTTGCTGTTCCACTTGTAGCACCCATTTTAAGTGCAGTAGCAGCACCAGCAAAATTCATTGTTGTTGCAACAGTGTTAAACAAAGTAACAGCAGTTGAAGAACTAACGATAGTTGGATTTCTTAATGTCAACGAGCCAGATGTTGCACCCATTGATAGTGCAGTTGCAGCTTGGAAAGCGTTCACTGTGGTAGAAACAGTATTGAATACGGTTGCAGTCGTTTGATCAGTTACGATAGTTCCATTGCCTTGCATAGAAATGCCAGTTCCAACTACCAATGCACCACTAACACCAGCACCACCAGTCACAACCAACGCACCAGTTGTTGTATTTGTAGATGCAGTTCCACTTGCAGCCCAAATATTTCCACTTGATGTTATTGTGCTGCTTGTATTAAGAGTAGTTAAACTTGCACTACCAATTGTAGCATTACTTGCAGCTAATCCATAAACTTGTAAATTTGCAAAACCACTATTGTTTATTATTCCAAATGTAGTACTTGCAGTACTTTGTGTCGTATATTGTAATTGAAACTGTTGAGCATTTTCTTCCCAAATAAATGCTACGTTAGTTGAACTACCACGACCCATAATCATACCAAGATCATATGCAGGCACACCAGTAGCATTTCGATTAATGCTAAACATTGGATCAGCAATTACAAGATTTGTGGTATCAATTGTAGTAGTATTACCACTGATTGTGAGATTTCCAATGGTCATATTACCTGTATAGGTAAAATTATCGCTTAAAAGACCACCACTAATAGACTTTGTAACAACCTTTGCATCAGCATAGATATCACTATTATAAACTTGGTTATTACGTATACGTGTAAGGGATGGTGGTAAGGCCATTTAGAAAACTCCGCAAGTATATTTATAGGAGATTTTGTATTTTAAACGTCAGTATTTGCCAATAACTAAAGAGGAGTTAATTCCACCAAATGCAAAGTTACTTGTCAGTGCATAATCTATGTTCATGTTGCGACCAGTGTTAGGAATTACATCCATATCACACTCTGGGTCTGCTGTTGTAAAGTTTATAGTAGGCGGTGCAAAACTGTTTTGAATAGATTTAATTGTAATGATTGCTTCAATCGCACCAGTTGCCACTAACATATGCCCATGTATTGGTTTTGTAGAAGATATTGGTAGTGAATCTGCATATTTTCCAAATATTTGTCTTATACCAGCAACTTCATTTTTATCATTTAATTTTGTTCCAGTTCCATGAGCATTTATGTAATTAATATCACCTAAAGCTAAATTAGAATCTTCTAATGCACTTTGCATTGATTTAATAAGACCTAAATTATCTGGCTGAACTAAATGAAATGCATCATTTGATGTACCGTAACCTAAAATATATGCTTGTGGTTTTACCCCTCTTGCTAAAACATCACTTTCACGTTCTAAAATAAGCATACCACTGCCTTCACCCAATACAATACCATCTCTATCAATACTGAATGGTTTAATTGTAGTTGTGCTTAATGCGTTCATATATTCCCACGCACGCATTACCCAAGGTTGAAGACTTGCTTCAGTTGCACCAACAATAGCACGATCAATTATTCCTGCTCTTATAAGTTGAAAAGCTAATCCTATTGCTTGATTACCAGCAGAACAACCAGAACCTATTGGATAACTTGGTCCATAAATTTTATTTTCTATACAAATATAACTTATTGCGGCATTAGTCATAGCACGAGGTATAGTGAATACATCATTAGAGTGTGATTCAGCATTTAATTTTGTAATAAAATTATAAATTGATTCTGCGGCAGGAAATCCATTACCTAATATTATACCTGTTCTACTATCACTTAATTCTTCTTGTGAAATTTTACTATCTGCAATTGCTTCACGTGTTGCGATAGCAGCGTATGCAGAAAACAAATCTATACGAGTCTGTCTTGTAAAATAATCAGTATGAACAAAATTTTCGATTTTGGCTGCAATTTTAATTTTGTTTTTTAGATTATATTGATGTCCAATGGGTTTAATACTGCTTTGGTTATTAACAACAGCTTGCCATAATGGGTCAACACCTACACCACATGCAGTAATAGCACCCATACCACTAATAACGATATTTGATTTCATAAAAATATTTAAGAGTTATTAAGAGAAATATAAACTTTTTCAACCCAAAATTCTGCAATAGCTGCATCTACCGCAGGCATTACATCTGCTTCTCTATATACACAAGCAATAGGTTCAAGAGCTTTATGTATTTGACCATTTATTTCTAGATCAACATTAGAAAAATAGTATCTACCTGTTTTTAAACGAAATGGTTGTCCACTTGGTATACGCCAAACTTTATCCTTTACAATTTCATTTTCAGTATTATTAATAAGTTCACGTTGTGTAGCAGGATATATGCAAAAAATACTTGAATTATCTTCAGTAGCAGTTGATACAACACGATCAACATCATAATCACCATTTGGACTTATTATAATTCCATGACGTAATCTTGAAATATAAGGTGATTCAGTATATTCAGTAGCTACCTTTTCTCCGTTTAGATAACCATCAACATTAACCCAACCATTTATAAGAATATGTCGAGAGATAGTAATGTCTTTACCTATACCACGATATGAAAATGATTGATCAATTACATCACCAGCATTTTCAAATGTAACCTTTGCTAATTGCATAGGAAAATTACTAATATGAATTGTATTACCTGTAATAATACTCATAGAATTGTGATGCCTGTCATGTTTCCAGTATCGCCATCAGGAGATGTATAAGTTGTTACATTTATCAAATCAGCAATTGGAAAATTATAAACCTTACCAATTTCTGACTTTGCTGCGGTAACAACATCCTCGTTCTTTTTACTTTGTTCTTTAAGATATTTTTGGTGTGCAATAACTGCACCTTGTTTTGCAATTTGTGCAAGCGCATCGCTCAAATCATTTGGGTTGTAATTATGAATATCAAAACTGTATTTTTCACTTTCATCAACACTCATATCACTTGCATCAGTTGTAAAACTGACAACTAAACTATGATTTTCTTCATTATATTCATGAACTTTTACGGTTAATGTATCCATTTTAATTCCTTAACTACTTCCACCAAGTCTTGTTCCAGTAACAACCCATGTTGCATAGGCTATACCGTTGATATATTTACCAGCAGCACCACCTGATCTACCATTTCCACTTGTAGAACCAGCTTGTCCAGGACCACCGCCAGATGCTCCTCCAGCACCACCAGATGTTCTTGTACCTGCACTACCACCATTAGCACCGCCAGCACCAGGATCATAACCAGCACCGCCGCCACCACCAGTTCCATTATAACTACTGCCACCACCTAAACAACTACCATAAGTTGTTCCACCGTCAGTTGCACCTCCGCCACCGCCACCACCAGCAAGTGTGCCATTATTTGTAATGTTTACAGGAGACTGTAACAATAATGCATTACCACCAGGAGATCCACTACCGCCAGCACCACCAGTACCGTTACCGCCAGCACCACCAGTCCCTATGATAAAACCATTATTGATTAAATTAACAGTATCACCAGCAGCAAATCCAGTAATAGTCAGTGCATATGAACCAGTAGAACTACTACCAACATAAATTCCACTATCAATAGTTAAATTTACTTTTGTAAAATTAGCTACATAACCGCTTACCGCAGCTGGATTTAAAGTATAATTTTTTGTATCAACCGAGATTGTTAAATCAACAGTAACTTTATTTTGTGTTCCACGAAACTCACTAAAATTTAAATCAGTAGTATCAAAAGTGCCAATAGTTAAAGTTGATGGTTTATAATATGAAACACCACGATAAGCTGAAATAGCATTACCCAACTGGAATTCAGTATTAATATTTGCATTAAGGGCAACTTTACCAGTTAACGAAATTGTCATTTTAAGTCCAAGTTATTTTTATTCCGCCATTGGTGCCATTGCCACCAGCAGCACCAATATTATAATTTATAACTGTGCCAGCAGGTATTTGTCCACCAGTATAAACTACTTTTATATATGCGCCAGCACCGCCTGCTCCACCACCTGCACCACCAGCATATCCAGTTGTGCCACTACCATTTCCGCCTACACCAACATTTGCATTAGTAGCACTTGCAGTAGTAGATGTGCCACTTGCAGTTCCAATTACACCACTATTACCATTAAGGAATGTAAAACTTTTTGGATTAGGTATAAATGGTGTTATACCTACATCTATCGTTCCGCCACTGCCACCTGCTCCGTATTGTGCCATCAATATACTCCAGTATCACCAAATCTATCAACAATATCACCATAACCATTTGGTTGTGATGTCTGTGTATATCCAACTGGCACATCATCTCTTGTAAAAAAGTATGTAGTTCCACCACTGCTATTTTGCACACCAAATGATTGTAAATTATCTTTAGGACCACGATCACCCACATCTACTGAAAGAGGTGGAGGAGGAACAGGAACTTTTCCACCATCACCACCTTTACCACCACCAGCAGTATAATCTGCAGTAACTGTTCCACCACTTATTGGTTGGTAGTTAGAGATACTTGTGTCTCCGCCTTTTGCACCATCACTACCATTAGAACCACCGCCGCCGCCACCAGCACCCCATATTTCTATAGTAATTGTATTTCTATAAAGTGGAACGACAAAACTGCCACTACCAGAACTATTACTGAATAACACACCAGCAGTTGCAGGATCATTTGGTTGTTTACCATAAAAATCGCTTGATTTAATAGTGCCACTATTAAAGTAACCAAATAATAGATTACCTGGATAATACCATTTGGTACCACGATAATTGTTAAAATCATCACCTAACCCAAATACGTCACTTATAATATCAGTGCTTACCGCACCAGAGTTAGGGACAAAAGCCATTCAATTACCTCGCTGCTTTTAATGCCTCGACCTCTGCACTTAATTCCTTGATTGCTTGAATTAGAAGTGGAACAAGTTTATCATATTGTACAGTAAGATAATTTTCACCACTCTTGCTACTACCGTCTTCTGCAATATCAAATGGTGCTGCTTTAATGACTTGCGGAGCAACTTGTGCAATTTCTTGTGCAAGAACACCAATATGCTCGTTGTTATCACCTACACCCATTGTAAATGCGAGTTCATTTGGTCGATAAGTGACACCACGAATTGCTTTAACTTTATCAAGTGCATTTGGTATTTCAACAATATCTGTTTTTAAACGTTGGTCGGAATAAAATGCAACGATATCTTGTGTAGCAAGTATACCACCTGTTACACTTAAGTTTGCATTGTTAAATGTAACACTACTATTACCAGCAAGATTTGCACTATCAGTATAAATTGCAACACGACCAGCAGCACCACCACCAGCTACAGGTGTTGGAATTGTATACCAATTTAAGTTACTGCTACCGTCAGTAATAAGAGCTTGTCCACTACTACCGCCAGCAATTTGCACATTACCAACATTACCTAATATTACTTTATATGTGCTTGTTGGATTAAATGTAACTGTTCCATTTGCAAAACCTGCTGCACCGCTAACCTGTAATGCAGTAAGTGTTCCAACGGTTGTAATATTTGTTTGTGTTGCTGTGCTGATAGTTCCAGTTAATGTTGCACTACTATTACCAATAGTGCCCGCCATTACATAATTTGCATAAACATTACCATTATTACTGCTACCATTAGCAATTAAGTTACCAACATAAACATTTCCTGTAAAAGCATTATTTGGTCCACCAACAATAATGTTACCAACAAAACCCGCACCACCTGATACCTGAAGTGCGCCAGTTGTTGTACTATATGCGGGTGATGTGCCACTTATGACTGCAATTTCATTACTTGTTACAACATCCAAATCACCAAGAACAATCAAGTTACCGTTAATTTGAACATCTGCATTAGCAAGAATGTCAAGTGCATCTACTACAGCACCGCTACCATTACGTGTTCTTAAACGTATAATACCATTGTTAAGAGTATTATCCATACGAAGTTCATTACTGTAAACAGTAAATGCACCTTGTCCAGTGGTTCCAATATTGATACCACTGTTATTTGTAACACTTAAAATACCAACTGTACCAGTGTTTTGGTCATTACGCATAAAGCTACTACCGCTGACACCATTAAGTGCGGCACTATCACTAGCTTGACCAACAAATTTATTATTGCTTACAAAAGCAGTTGATGCAATATTAAAACCTGGTGATATTGTGCTAAAACCACTGATTGTTGTTGAAGGTGTAAATGTTGCATCTTTACTTAAAATAGCATAACGAGTGTTATTAATCTTCATGCTTATAACATCGTGACTACCAGCAAGAGTGTCAACAATACTCTCACTAACAACTTGACCAGCACCACCAAGTGGTCCAACAACCACCCAACCCGTTCCATTATATACATTAAGTTGTTGGTTAGCACTATCAAACCATAAATCACCTGCAACGCTACTTGTAGGCGCAGATGCACTGTTAGTTGCACTTGCAATGTTCTTAAAAATTACACCGTTATAAACTTGTAGAGCACCTTTTGTAGTGTTATACCAAATCTGTCCAACAATTGGATTGCTTGGTTGACTACCACTTGCAAAATTTTCCAACATACTTAAGAAATTTTGATCAAGATACTGACCATAATTGGGGTAATTTTTACCAACAAGTGAAAGACTTGTGCTGTTATCTATTGTTCCATCGGCAATAACGATTGAATTAGCACCATTTGAATATGTAATGGTATAAGACATAAAATTGGACTCCGTTAGGAATATTTATGCAGTAATAGCCACTTATTATACTGGTATGTAAATGTTGCTTACTTTAAAGTTTGTGTTAGCTGTTGTGGTTGCCCAAAGCCTTACATTTCCACTATAAATGTTAGCTGATAATGTAAAAAATTGTGAGTTAGTTGCAATAATATTATATGTTGTTACATTTGCAGTAAAACCATTATGAACAATCATAGCTTCTACTGATTGGAAATAATTACTTGTGGTATTTGTTCCACTTACTAGATATTTTGCAGTTCTATAAATTGATGGGTCAAAGCTATCAATTATACTTGTTGTATTATTAACTGAAATGTTGCCAACATTTGCAACAATTGCAGAACTTAAATTTAAAGTATTAAAGATAGCAGTATTAGATTGTGTTAATTCACTAACAGTTACACTATTTGCAATGCTAGTAATTTTTTGTAATCCAGCATCATTATGTATATAAATGCGTGAATTATCATTGCTTATAGTATTGACTGATGTAGAAGGGGTATATTGTCTTGCTTCGATAATATCAGTGCTGATAGGTGCTTCTGTAAAGGTAAGCACATTACCATTTACAGTATAGCTTGATGTTGGAATCTGTAAAACACCATTAACGCTAACAAGTGTTCCTTGTGTTGTATTATTTTGACTTAGTATAAAGTCAACTTGAGAACCATTACCAGTAAATTGGTCACTGGTAACTACAGTTGTTCCTTCAAGACCAACTGCTTCCCAAATAGTTCCTGTATAAACTTCTAAATAATTATAACTTGTATTCCAACGAATCATACCTGGTGTTGAATAAGTTGGGTATTCACCACTATTTCCCACTGGAACTTGTAGAGCAGTTTTACTATTAACGTTAACAATACCAGTTCCAGTTGGTGTTAAGAAAATGTTACCATCAGTTGCCTGACCAGTAATATAATTTGTATAAACGTTTGCATTTACATTGGTTGATACAATACTATTAGTAATATTAAGATTTTGAGCACTTATATTTGCATTGCTTATAACATAACTGCTATTAATATTACCTGTAATAAGATTTGCACTTGTTATATTGCCAGCAACATTAAGTGAAACAAGAGTTCCTGTGCTTGTAATATTTGGCTGACTTGAACTTAAACTAGCAATAGTTCCTTCAAGTATAGTATTTGTATTACCTATCTGACCTGCACTTACAGCATTTACGCTTATATTTCCTGTAAGAGTCATACTTGCACCACTATGAACAGCGCCAGCATTACCAATAGTGCCAGCGTTAATTGTAGGTGCAGAAATTGTTCCAATAGATGTTAGACTAGTTAGTGTTCCAAGACTTGTAATGTTTGGTTGACTTGCACTTACACTAGCAATTGTGCCTTCAAGTATAGTGTTTGTATTACCAATTTGAAATGCACTTACTGCTCTTGAACTAATATTTCCAGTTACTGTTAAACTAGTTAATGTTCCCAGTGATGTAATATTTGGTTGGCTTGCACTTACGCTTGCAATAGTTCCTTCAAGAATGGTGTTTGTATTACCAATTTGACCAGCTGCAATAGCATTTGTTGTAACATTACCAGTAACACTTAAACTTGTTAATACACCAAGACTATTAATATAAGGTTGATTGTTTGTCAGAACATAACCAACTAAATTGGTAATAGCGTTTCCATTAATGTTTACATTATTATAAAAGGTAGGAACACTTACAAAACCAAAAGTTACTTGATTATTAGTAACATAAACATTCATCTGGCTTGTATTACCAAAGAATGTTAGGGTTTCATAATTGATACCAACGTTGTCAGTTCTGGTTCCATCACTGATTGTAAGGTTAGGTTCAGCAGTAGCAATAGCAGTATCAACATAAAGTTTGTTTGCGGCATCTGCTGTATGAACTGGTGTAGCAACATTTGCAATTCGCAAATTATTAGCACTTATATTACCAGAAATGGCGGTTAAAACAAGATTACCAACAAGACTTGTAATTTGGTTATTGTTTATATAGATATTACTGGTTGTAAAACTACCATTAACAGTAAGCGTATTGCCTGGTATAGTGTTATAAATGCCAACACGACGATTAACAACATCAAAATATACAAGATCAGTATCAATTTGCAGATCTGTGCCATTACGCAACAGATTGTCTTTGAGCATCGGACCTGCAACTTTACCAAGAACTGCCATTTATAACACCTTACTTAATATTTATGGTGTTTAACTTACTGCCTTAATTGGCATCCGTGCTATTAAACTTGTGGAATACAACTACTGTTTGACCAAGTGGCGGTGGATTACTAAATGTAATAGTTGCACCAACTAATGTAAATGCATCACCTGGATTTTGTGCAATGTTACCAACAAACACAAGAATACTTGTATCACTTGGTGGAGTATAACTTAATGTAAACACTGTTGTGCTACCATCACCTGTAAACATATCTTTTGGAATGGTAACATTTCCCAAGATAGCAATACTTTGCCAAGCATTATAATAAATCTCAAAACGTTGAGTATCCGTGTTATAACGTATCTGTCCATTAACAGGATTTGATGGACGGTCGGAAGTAGCACCCAATGGTAATTGAATTGCTGTGCTTCCACTTATTTTAGGATTTTTAAGTAATGTAGCCATTATAGTGTAAAATATCCCACAGTTGAAGTAATACTTGTAGCGGCATTAGCATTAGCATAAATTGCATCACCATTACTTAAAACAATTTTTTCAGTGCTTACTACAAGTGTATCAGTGCTTGTAATTGCATAATTTTGATAAACGACAGTGCTATTGCTTGCACTACCACCGCTTGGAACAAGATAAAGATTTATTGTTTTTGTTGCACCGCTTGTATTGCAAAAATAAAGTAGGCTAACAACATTAGTACCACTACTAGTATAAATTGCAGAAGCTGCTGTCCCTAAAACTGTATTTGTAATCGCCATCTTTAATTCCTTAAATCATTATGTTGAAACCTATGGCTCTGTTTTTGCCAACAAGTTCATCGCCATTATTACTATTTACCACATATAGACCAGTGTTTCCACTACCAACTGTGTTAGAAAACAATAATGTGTTATTACTTACACTTGCAGGTGTAATATTTTTAAAATTAAATTTAAGACCTTTGTCTAAAGAAATTACACCTGAACCATTACCGTAAAGTTTTAAATCTTGGTTTGTTCCACTAGTTGTAATATTACCATTTGATATTCTAGTTCCATATACATTTAAGTTTGGAATAGAAAAAGTAAAATTAGCATTACCTAATAATAATCCACCACCTTGATTATATTGAATATAAGTGTTAGCACCAACTGCCGTAACACCAGCACTCGTATTGCTTATATATGAAAGAGTAACAACATCACTATTAGATACTGGACTTGCAGCTTGTATACGTTGTATACCTGAAATGTTACCTGTAAATGCTGAATATAATTCATTATAAATCCAATAAGCATTAGGCAAACTACCACGGTCAACTAAAATACCAGCATTTCCGCCAGTAATACCTGCACCAGTTTCAGCGGTGTTAACTGCAATATAAGCATTTCCAACAGCAGTAGTAGAAGCATTAAAATAAACTATATTACCAACAACAGCAATATTACCATTGATTGTAACATTATTAGCATAAATGTCCCAAGGAGCATATAAATTATCTGCACCAGTAACTTTTTTTACAGTTGCCATTCATTTATCCAAAAATTAGTGACAGTGCTACTGCCCTGTTTTTAGCAAGTAATTCGTCATTAGTAGAATTATTAACAAAGAAAAGTCCACTGTTACCAACACCAACTGTATTTGCATATATGAAAGCTGTGCTTGCTTGATTAGTTGGTGCTGTTTGAAAACTCATTTTAAGAACATCATCTATAGTTACATAACCAGTAGAACCATTAGCACTTAATACAAGGTCTTGGTTTGTTCCACTTGTAGTGACATTACCGTTACCAATTATAGTATTATAAACTTTCAAATTACCATTATTAAATGTAAAATATTGACTACCAGCTAATAAATTACTTACATTATATTGAACTTCGGTAACGTTACCACCAGCGGTTCCACCAACGTTTGAAAGATAACCTTTTGTTACAACATCACTTGGATTTACTGGATTTGCAGCACTTATTCTTGTTAAAACACCACTTATAGTTCCACGAAATGAAGAATTTACTTCGTCCCATACCCAATAAGCATTTGGTAAACTACCACGATCAACAATAATACCACTGTTTCCGCTTGTTACACCAGAACCAGTTTCTGCATCATTTAAAATAAGATAAGCATTAGCAATATTAACATTACTTGTGTTAATAGAAGAAGTATTACCCGTGACAGTTAAATTACCGTGAATAGTTACAACATTGCTATAAATGTCCCACGGAGCGGTCAATCCATTTGCACCAGTTACACGTTTTACAGTCGCCATATAAGAAAATCCTACCAAATATTTATGCGAAGGTGTTTTTATAAAAAAATAGCAGCCCGAAGGCTGCTATTAATCCTACCATATTCTTGGTTATTAAGCGCCAGGAATACGAACAGTTGTTGAAGTTGGATTGTTAAATGTCCATTGATATTCAAGACCACTAAAATCTTGAACAAACTTATTGGTTAACCGTGCTGCATAACCACCACTGTAAATACTTGCTACGCTATTGGTGTTTGCAACAGTTTGTGTTTGACCAAGTGAAACGTTTGCATTTGATTGACCAGTAGTTGTATTTGCAGTGACTGTGTTAACTACAACGTTACCAGTAAGACCAGTGCCACGTAGGTAATCACCTGCGCCTGGTGCTTTTGGACCGCTTACGTTTGCAGTTTGATAAATTACATAAGCATATGTTGAGCTACTGCTTATACCACCATTGCTTACGTTGGCATATGTAATTACTGCAGTATCAACACCTATACTCATTTGTGTTGAAGTTAAGTTTGCATTCGGAACGTTAACAAGTGTGCATTGACCAGTTTGTGTACCGTTTGTTACAAGAAACTTTGCACGACCTTTTTGATTAAGAATTGAACCAAAACCAGCAGCACTTGCACCGCTAATATAAACGTTTGGACGAACTTGGTTACCCGCAATGCTTGTTAGACCACCAGTACCACCAATTACGTTTGTAGCATCGAAATATTGGTTTACTGTTGCTGACTTTTGAATTTTAAATTTTGCCATTTTATTCTCCTTATGTGACGTTCCAGGTCAACGGCTGGCTAAACCGTAGTCTTAAACGACAAAGGTATTTATGTTATTATAATCCAAATCTGCTACGATAATATGCCCATTGTGCTTGTATATCTGTTAATGCTAAAACACTATTATATGCTTTTACAAATCCAATATCAGCAGTTTGAACTTCGGAACCACCTGAACGACTGAATAATCGCAACTGATTAAATCCACCAAAACCTGCATTAGTTGCTGTTTTATAAACTCCAGCAGGTTGTGTATTTGTAGCAATATAAAGATTTGCTACACCAGTTGATGATTTAAAAGTTCCCCAAATAAAATGCCAATTTTGATCAGCAACATCGGAACTTAAGTTAACTGTTCCGTTAGGATAGAATACATTCATATAATTAATACCAGTTGAATAACTACCCAACAACCAATCTTTACTCGCTTCACTTTGCGTGTTTAACAATCTACCATTAGCAGTAGTAGAAAGTTTATATGCCATAAAAACTGTATAATCTTGACCAGTTACATAATTTGGACCACCATATATATAATCTGTTCCACTGCTTGTTGATTTTCTAAAAACGCCACCATTAGCACTATTCCAAGCAATACTACTGCCAGCATTTGCTACGGTAATTGTAAAAGTTCCCGTTGCATCCGTTGTGCCGTTTACAGGAACAGCAGAATAGTTAGCCGCATCAAGATCGTATGTAGGTGATGGTAATCCACGTTCTATTACGATTCCGTTACCAAATGTTATACCTGGTCCAACTATGGTTACCATTATTACACCAATCGCTCAATACTAATTAGGTTGTTGCTATAACCACTGCCAGTAATTGCACTGACACGATAAGCATTTGTTCCAATAGTTGCAGTAAACATAAACATGTCACCAGCAGTTCCACTTGGACTACCAATATTTGCATAAGTTGTGCTTAATGCCGTGTTACTACTACCACCAGTTGTTCCACCACCCAATCCAGATTGGAAAATATAAGTGTAAAGTGCTTGTGGTGTTCCGCTTAAACTACCAAGTTGTAATTGGTTAGCATTGCTACTACCATTGTTCAACCACTGAACCTTAATATTATCCATCGTAACAGCAGTATTTTGTGCTACAATTGCAGAACTCTTACCAGTAACACTTGAACTATATAAATTACCACTAATTGTAGCATTAGTTCCAGTAAATGTATTAGCAGTAATAACGTTTGCACCACTAATATTACCATAATTGGTTATTACAAAATTGCTTGCAACTACATAGCTTGCACCAGTGATGTTACCACCACTGCCTGTTGTTATAAGATAACCAGCAGTTATGTTACCAGTTGTAGATACGTTACCATAAGTTAAATTGTTCGTTACACTTATGTTAGCGGCATTGACATTTGCAGTTACGTTGATATTGCCAACATTAATATTACCAGTTGTGGTAATTGGGTTGGCATTGCTCATATAAATGTTACCATTTGGATACAACACCATCTGTGCGGCACCGTTGTTATAGAAACTTAACGGTAGATATGTGCCAGTGCCGTTGATACCACTAACCAACTGAACATCTGTTGAACCATTTGTAGCAATAAGAATCTTACTTGCATTAGTTGGGTTAGTGCTATTAGCTGCTTGCCAACTTGCCGCAGTGCTACTACCACTTGGAAGAGCATAGATACCAGTGCTGCTATTAACATTAGCAGTTTGGAACATTGTTCTATAAGCAACAGTAGAATTAGTAAAGTCACCAAGAATATAACTATTGCTTGGATGTGTTATGTTTCCAGTTACAGTAATATTACCAGCAGTTAAATTACCAGTATAAGTTGGCAAGTATGCAGCAACTTGCGTATTGCCATAAGTTCCACTTATGCCTGTCAGTATGCTTACACCATTGCTGTAAAGATAACTGTTACCATAATGTGCGTTTGCAATCACATTGCCTGTGACAGAAATAGTTGAACTGATCAAGTTGCTGTTTAAGTAATATCCAACTTGTGTATTACCATAAGTTCCACCAATACCAGTGAGTATGCTTACACCATTGCTATAAAGGAAGCTGTTACCATAATGAGCGTTTGCAATAACGTTGCCTGTAACAGAAATGGTTGAACTGATCAAGTTGCTGTTTAAGTAATATCCAACTTGTGTATTACCATAAGTTCCACTTACACCAGAAAGTATTGATGTTCCATTTGGATATAGATAATTTGGTGAGTAAATGTTGGATACAAAAGCATTACCAAAGAATGTGCTTATGCTACCAATATTGCCATAGTTGTTTGAACCACCATTGACAATTGCATTTTGCTGATTACCATAAACATTTAATATGTAGACACCAAATTGTCCACTAACTGAACCATAATTTAATACAGCATTTCTTGAACCATTTGGTGATAACAGATAACCACTGCCACCAATAACAACACCAGCAAGGGCATCTACAGTTGTGTTAGGCGAAAGAACAAGATAACCAGCACTATAACTATCACTTATACTTGCACCAGTTGCTAATCTTATATTACCATTTCTCAAGATTTGAACATTACTTGTAGCAACAGTATTAGCAACATAATAAGCACTTACTTGTGTATTACCATATGTTGCAGGCAAACCTGTTAGATAATATCCATTACCTGTGTAGAATGATGCACCAACATTACCACTTGCTGTGATATTACCACTTGCAATAATACTGTTTGCATATTCTGTATTATTGATAGTTTCATAGTTAAGTGTAGTAATATTACCAGTTACAAATAGATTACCATTTACAGTAATATTACCAGCACTTAAATTACCGCTATAAGTTGGCAAGTATGTAGCAACGTTTGCATTGCTATAACTAAATGCACCGTTAATAACACCAATAAGTGTATTATTAATGCTTACAATATTACCTTCAACGACTGTAACACGACCAGTTAATGATCCAAGATTAGCATTAGCTGCATTAATATTTGCAGTCATTGCATTGTTTAAGTTTGTTGCATAAGCGGTTACAGCACTATTTGCAGTAACAATTGCGCTGTTTGCACCACTTACATTAGCATTTAATAATGCAATGAGATTTGCTTGTGTAGCAGCATTACTATAAAGAGTAGTAATATCACTTGCTTGACTTGCGGCATTAGTTGTAAGTGTAGCAAGGTTACTTGCTTGTGTAGCGGCATTACTATAAAGAGTAGTAATATCACTTGCTTGGCTTGCAGCATTAGTGAATAATATATTCACGTTGCTTGCAATAGTTCCAGTGTTACTCTGTAGTGCGCTAATGTTAAGATTAGCGGCATTTAAGTTTGCATTTAATGTAGAGATTGAACTATTCGCAGCTTGAATCTGTTGTGTAGTAGCAAATCCAGTACCTGCTTGTATTTGCGCAATTTCACCTGCAAGATTTACAACACTGTTGTTTAATGCAGTTATACTGTTTGCTTGAACGCCAGCATTAGAATAAAGTATAACAATATCGCTTGCCTGACTTGCGGCATTGCTTGACAATGTAGCAATTGCGCTGTTAGCTGCTGTAACATTAGCATTTATTGTAGTAATTGCACTATTAGCAGCAGTAACATTAGCATTGACTGTTGTAATAAGGTTTGCTTGCGTTGCCGCATTACTTGTTAATGTAGTGATTGCACTATTAGCTGCAGTGATGTTAGCATTTATAATTGTAATAAGGTTTGCTTGTGTTGCGGCATTACTTGTTAATGTAGTGATTGCACTATTTGCCGCAGTAACATTTGCATTAATGGTTGTAATAAGGTTTGCTTGTGTTGCCGCATTGCTATTAAGAGTTATAATTGTGCTATCAGTAGGTAGATATGCCGCAACATTAGCATTACTATATGTTGTTCCACCAGTGACTGCATTTCCTCCAACCAAAAGTGATCCATTTGCAACTTGAACCGCAGTTCCAGCAATATAAATTGTATTATTGCTTACATACAAACTCTTCCATTGATTTGTTAGTGTTCCTAAACTATAAACAGCATTTGCTGTTGGTGATATGTTACCAGTTATATTAACATCAGTTACAATACTATTTGTAAGATACGCTGCTACATTTGTATTGCTATAACTTGTTTGAACACCAGTTAGATAATAACCATTACCTGTGTAAAATGTTGCACTAATATTACCGCTTGCAATAATACTATTAGCATATTCAGTTTTAGAAACAACTTCATAATTTGTAGTTACAATATTACCAGTAACATTTAGATTACCAGAAATATTAACATTGCCACTTGCTGTAACATTTCCTGTTACAACTAATCCATTTCCACTTTTAAAACGACCTATTTCATTTGCAGCAGCATCGCCACCAATGGCAAATACAATATCTTTACCAGAAGTTAGGGTTGCAACAACAAGTTTACCACCTTCATTAAGAAGATAACCATCATTTGGCCCATCAAGACCACCGCCACCACTAAATGTGCTACTGTTAATACCAAGATCAATATAATTAGTGCTATCACTACCATTATCTGCTGTTACAACAAGGTCGCCACTTGCACTGGTTCCATTGCTTTTGTTTTGTAATAATACTTGTGAATAACTGTTTACACTATCAACATAAGTCAAACGTGCATTTGCAGGATTAAATGATGGTAATAACCCGATAGTTGTATAATTTGGAATGGTAAGATTATTGCCAGTAATATAAACATTACTATAAAATTGTGTGTATCCATTTACAGTATTATAACCATTACCATAAGTTGTTAAACTTGTATTTCCATTTGAAGTTATATATAAAGCTGGAACACTACCAACATTTGAGTGAATTAAACCTGTTACATTAGTTCCTAATCCACTAAATGTATAACCAGAAAAATTAGTAGTATTGATTTCTATAAAGCCATTAGCATAAATTGTGTCAGCACTTAAAGAACCATCTGTAGAAATACTTGTTTGGGCATAAAGTCTATCAGCGTTTAAACGATTTGCATTTATTCTTAAATTACCCCAATTATTATTTGTTTTAGTAGGATTAATCCAAGTATCAACGCTAATATTTCCAGAAAAGTTTGCATCTTTAATATAAGCACCAGCCCAAATATTAGATACATTTCCTAATGTAAAATAATTAGTAATACTTGGATTTACATTTGCATAAACATTACCTACCGCTGCATTAACATTGGTATATAGAATACGTTGACCACCTGCAGTAATGCCATCCATGACATATACATAATCTGTTGCTTCATCAATGACTAATTCACCGTTGTGACCAACAAGATTACCTATTTCAAGAAAACTAATCTTACCAAAATAACGACGCAGTGCCATGCTTATATCCTAATATCTTATATTTACCATAAAATGATTGTTTAAGAACCCATGAGATTTATGCATATCAGCCATTTATGCACTGCAACATAATAAATATTGCACTGCACTAAATATATGCGTAAAATGCATAGAACATGGAGATTTAATATGAAGACCATCGTAGAAAAGATAGCTAAGGTCATAGAATATAATCGTGAAGCAATTGCACTTCGTCGCAAGTATTATAAAACCTATGATGAATTAAGCCGTTTAAACGATAGAGACTTAGCTGATATTGGTATCAATCGTGGTATGATTGAACAAATTGCATTTGACCATACATATAATACTTCTCGCTAATATTTTTTTATATTTTTTGGTCAATAAAAAAGGGGCTTTTCAGCCCCTTTTTCTTTTTCTGTATTCCGTAAATCTTATTGGAATGAAAGGTTGCTAACGTTGATTTCACTTAGGTAGTCAGCTGCGTTACCGAAGCTGCTTGCTACGTTTGTGAGTTCTACATAACCATAACGAGTCATGAAGCCAACTACTGGTTCGAATGTAGTTGGATCAAGGATAACACCACTGCTCATTAGAGGAATATATGGGCAATAGAACGCAGCTGCATCAGCTTCGCTAGTTCCCTTATAACCAACTAGAACAGGAATTGTGTCATCAGCATAGCTATCAACATATACACGCATTGCACCATTGAGAGTACCAACGAACTTAGTGTTTGTTGGAGCTTCAAAAGCACCTTCTGTAGTACGTGCGAAAGCTGAAGTTGTTGCAGACTGAAGAACAGTCAATGCAGCACTTGATACAACAGCCCAGTTACCTGCACCACGACGAGTGCGTTGTGCAATTAGGTTAGCAGCACGGTTGATAAGAACAGCTAGAGCAGCATGT